ATATCGTAACTGGTGTTATGGGTATGCCATTAGAAATTCACGAATTTGTGTATAACTCATTTATGATTATTACACTTGGTTCGTTTGGTATTGCTGGATTAGAAAAGTTTTCACCAACCGCAGTCAAACAAGCAAATGCTGGTGAAGGAGAAGGGTAATGAAAAAACTATTAGTGTTACTATTAGTTCCAACACTTCTTTCGGCACAAGTTGTTGGGTCAACTAAAACCGAAGAGTATCGTGCATCATTTGAAAAAAAGATCAATATTGATTCATTGCTGGATTACAATGGACCAAAAATTCCTATTCAATTGTTGAACATTGGTATCAACGAAGAAGTGTTTGCAATGTATCCAGAACTCAAAGACAAGCGTGTTGGTCTTGGGGTTACCAATATCGTTGTAGAATACTTGGAAGAAACTAATCGTTTTACCTTTACCGAAGATAAGACAGAAATTAAAAACAGAATGGTAAAACAATTTCAAGCGTCCCAATCTGGATTTACTGAAAACAAATTAGATGGTCGTGGTAAAATTAAATTAGCAGAATATTTTGTATATATTGAAGTGTATGATTTTTCAGTAAGTGAAGATGAAACCATCAATCTCAAAGATGGTGTCAAGAACAAAGTGGTCACTCGTTTAGGTTTACAAGTAAAGTTTGTGGACGCAGAAACTGGTGAATACTTTACTGGTTCTGGTCTTGGTGAAGCAAAAACAATTCGTGAATTGACTCTAATGAACGACGATAACTTTGGTGAAATAAAGTTCAATCAAAGTACTATTGGTACAACCACCAAGAAGGCATTAGAAGATGCATCGGCAAAAATTGTAACCAGAATGGTTCGTAAAGGGTTGTTTAAGAAATAATGCGACACATCAAGAAAGCAGTTATACTATTATTATTTATAGCATCAAGCTGTGGTAAAGCACAAGTTGTAGTACAAACTTGGGTTGACCCGTGTACGAATACAGTTCAAACGGCAACATTTCCTATTAATGGGCCTGGTGTACTGATTTCGTATCGTGGTCAATCCAAGATTTTTACTGCGGCACAAGCACAAGCAGGTGAACTATTAACATGGATTAATCAAGTTACTGTTAATATTCCGTGTCCCGTAGTGAATAATCCAGTTGTGACACAAACAACAACGACAGTAGCAACCCAAGCTGCAACACAGGCGGCGTCCGCTGCGGCAAGTGCTGCGGCATCAGCAGCCGCAAGTGCCGCAGCTTCTTCAGCGGCATCTTCAGCAGCAGGTAGTGCGGCAAATTCGGCAGCAAATAGTGCAGCAAGTTCTGCTGCAACGTCAGCGGCGGCGTCTACACCACCCCCAACACCACCACCCGCTCCTGCAGCACCTGCGGCACCAGCTGCACCCGCACCATCTAGTAGTTCGTCCTCTACTCCTGCTCCTTCTAGTTCATCGTCAGAACCAGCACCCACATCAAGTGGTGGTGGTGGAGAACCCGCGGCAGAATCTAAACCCGCAGAAGCTAAAGCCGAGGCTAAGTCAGAATCTTCATCGGAATCTAAATCGGAATCAAAGTCAGAAGAAAGTAAATCTGAATCTAAGTCTGAAGAAAAGTCTGAAGAGAAGAAGGACGAAAAGAAAGAAGAAAAGAAAAAGGGTGGTGAAAATGTTAATCCTTTATTGGTAGCATCCGATTTAACAACCGGTCAAAATCCAGATGGTAGTTTGACCGCAATGTTGACCACGGGTGTTTCTCAATCTTCATTAGCAGGTGATAAGAGTTATGGGGTCACTGGTATTCTTTGGTTGACATTTGACCAAGGAGCTATCAACGCATCCTATTCTAAGATGAAGTTTGATAAAGGTAAATTAAAACATATTATGTCATATGCCAACACCGCAGCATATCTAAAAGGAACGTGGATGAATATGACTGGTGTAACGTGGGTCAAACCCGACCCTAAGTGGGGAATTGTTGGTGTAAGTGGAAACGTTATTATCTTGGCAATTCCAGACAAAATGGAAAAGAAAACAGCAATTAGTTACGCAACGTCATTTGCAGCATTCTGGATGCACAATCCAATTCAGCTAAATGAACGTGCCACACTATCTCCACAGATATTTATTCTGGGTTCACCAGTATCATATAATGATATGACCAAGTTTACCTTTAGTGATCAGTTAAGTGCTATGGTCGGTAACTCGGTTGATTACAAAATTACCAAAAGATTTGGTCTAACGGGTGCACATCGTGTAATGGTCCCATCAACAGGCAAGCCGTTACATTTCTTACTTATCGGTTCACGAGTAACACTATAGGAGTAGTTATGATTAAGAATTTAAGTTTTGCAGAACAAAGTGCATTATTTGCACGCTTTAGTAATTTAGCATATGAAAAACCAGAAGATGCAAAGAAGTTATTTGTTAAAGCTGGGTTTGATGGTGTAACGTATTATGGTAATGATGGTAGTAATGCATATGTAGTAGAAAGTAAAGATGATGTAGTAGTCATTTGTCGTGGAACCGAAGTGAAGGAATGGAATGATATTAAGGCTGACCTCAGTATTGCATTAACACCATCACGCACTGGTATTGGTCGTGTACATCGTGGGTTCCGTACATATACGGACAAGATATGGGAACCAATTAAAATACATATTAGTCCAATCAAGAACAAAGATATTTGGTTTACTGGACATAGTTTAGGTGCGGCAATGGCAACCTTAATGGCTCGTCGTTGTGTATTAGATATTAGTATGAGAGTTCCTACCTTATTTACTTATGGTAGTCCACGTGTTGGTGACCGTGATTACATTGATGAATTCAACGGACACATCACACATCATCGTTGGGTCAATGATGGTGATATTGTAACCAAAGTTCCATTTGCTCCACTTTATTATCATTGCGGTACTATGCATCATATTAGTAAAGATGGTAAGGTAACCGTAGAATACGATAGAAAAATTAGTTGGGCTCGCGTTTTATCATTGCTTCTTCCACACGGTATCTTTAAGCTGATTGCGGGAGACGCACAGGACCACTCATCAGTAGGATACACAGAAAAATTATTATTTTGGTCAATTAACGATATAAAGTAATATTTATTATTAGTTGTTAAAGACGGGGGTTGACTTTTGTTGACCTCCGTTTTACTTTTGTATAGGAGGGGTAGTATGTTTAAACCTTTTATTATGTTAGTTGCGATGATGTCGTTCCAGCAACTAAAGATTAATAAGATGCCACTTCCACCACGAGGGATACGAGATAGCACGCAAAACTATATCGTGATACACAATGATGGTACTAATATGACTGCAAGACAAACGCACGGTGTATTACGCAGACGTAGATTGTCGTATCATTACTTTGTGGCACGTGACGGAAAGATATATGAATATGTAAATCCAAAGTATATTGCTCGTCACGCTGGGATATCGTTGTTCGATGGTATTAAACTCTGGAACAACTTTAGTATTGGTATCTGTTTACAAGGTATGAATGGATTGATGTATAGCGACCAACAATATGAAAGTTTGAGTAAGTTAGTACAACAACTTCACAATAGATACCCAGATAGTAAGACACGACCGATACTGACACATGCACAAGTTGCGTTTCCATTTGGTCGTAAGAAAGACCCTGGTGAAACGTTCGATTTAACAAGAATAAAACTTGATAGTATTTAAACGAGGATAAAGGTTATGATTAGATACGCTGATGTAATTGTAGATTTACAGGCGGGTGATACTGGTAAGGGGAAAGTTGCCCATGCACTCGCTAACAACTATGATTTAATCCTTCGATATAATGGTGGTTCTAACGCAGGTCACACAGTCTATCACCATGGAAAGAAGGTTGTGACGCATCTTGTTCCTATTGGTGTGTTGTTTGGTATTCCAAGTGTGATTGGATTTGGATGTGTTGTGAATCTTAAAAAGTTAGAAGAAGAAATTAAAGATTTAAATAAAGCAGGATTCAACACCGATGGGCTAATATTTGTTGATGAACGATGCCACCTGGTATTAGATAAACATATTGAAGAAGATAGTTCCGATAGTAAAATTGGAACCACTCGACAAGGAATTGGTCCAACCTATCGTGATAAGTATAACCGCACAGGTATGCGGATGAAGGATTTGGGTATCCAACCTTCTTCACTATTCTCTGTTATTGATACTTATGAGTTATTCCATAACAAGCATAACGACTGGCGTATCTTATGTGAAGGTGCACAGGGATTTCAAATTGATGTTGATTGGGGTGATTACCCATACGTGACCAGCTCGCATTGCACGATTGGGTCAGCGGTTCTGAATGGAATTCCTCCACAAAAAATACAGAAGGTTATTGGGACGATGAAAGCGTATGAAACATATTCTGGTTTCAAGACTACATTTCAAGATGAGAACGACCCGATATTACAGAAGATACAAGAAGTAGGTGGTGAGGTAGGCGCAACCACAGGTCGTAAACGTAAGGTTCGTTGGTTGGATTTAGATGGTGTCATTAAAGCAATCAATATCAATGGTGTGACAGACCTCATCATTAACAAAGCTGATATTTTAGAGCAGGTTGGTGTGTTTCGTTATGTGTATGAAGGTGAGTTGCGTGAATGTAATACACTAAATCAAATGATATCAGAGGTACGGAATATATTGTATGACGTTACCCAAGTAAAAAATATTGTTTGGTCAATGACGCCTAATGGGATCTAACTACTATTTACTATAGTAGTACTTGACAAAATTTTAACCGAGAGTTAAGATGAAGAAGTTAGATAAGTTTGTAGTACCTGTAAATGTTATTGTTTATGGGGAAGATGCGGAGGATGCGGTATCATATGTAGAAGAAGCATTGGATGTTAGCTCGTTTATCACAGAAGATGGTCTAATCGGAGCAGAGATTATGACCGATGATGTCGAACTTTTTGACGAGGGTTACGAAGATGATGATGCAGACTATGAGGACGAAGATTAATTGGTCGAATGTGAAGTTTTGGACGTTGATTGTAGGAATTGCAGCATTCACGTTGTGGAATATGAACAACGATATAAAGTCCGCAGAGCAGTATAAAAGTATAGCGTGTCCATCACTATTCAGTATCGCACGTTCTTCTCGTGATACCTTGATTGTGATGAAGAATGTAGATGTATGTAATGACTTTATGATGGAAAATCTAAAGTGAGGTTTTTATGGACGCGATAGATTATGAAAAAACTGGATTTATCAAAGGTGCTAATGCACGAATGAAAAACTCTGGATATAAAGTTTTATTGGTATCCAACCCAAAAACGGACGAGGTAGATGGAAAAACTCGTGCTTGGGTTGCTATGGAGTTTGACACGCATGTTAGATATTTAGCTATAATGGATGATTTAGAATTAATTTAATTGGTTATGTCCACTAATAATCAGTTGTAGTATGAAACATAAAGCAGCAATCAATATAGTAATTACAATTGTGTTTATGTTGGGTGTATTGGTTGGAACACTAATGCACGGACACGTAATGTGGCATGATGTGGTTGCCGCAATGATTGCTGGTATTATATTCGGTGGTATTTTATTCACCCAATTTAGACTAATTATACGAAAGGTTCTGCAACTATTTACTAAGAAGAAATAATGGCAGATCCAACTATACTTTCACCAGAAGCCACAACCGCAGGTGTAGCAGCGATTGTTGGTGGTGTCGTTCTAAAACTGATAGAAAAACTATGGTTAAGTAAAACTGTAGTTGATGAACATGCTGTTCTTCGCAAGGAACTTCGTGAAGAGCTTGACGCAGTAAAGGATGAAATTGCGTGTCTCCGTGAAGAGGTTGACGAATGGCGTGAGAAGTATTATAGTCAAGTAGAAACAACAAACGAATTATTGTTTGAGGTCAGTGTATTAAAAACTCGTCTACGCAAATATGAATCAGATTCAGGCGAGTTTTCTAAAGATGATTTCTAAGGTATACACTGTGACTGTGGTTGACCTCCGTAATCTCTTACCTTTAGGGATACGACGAACACCACTTATATGTACAGAACTTGAAGATGCAATATACGCAGTAAAAAACAATATGCAGGATTTGGCGGACGGGGCAACATATCAGTATGCAGTTGTCGAACAAACTATATTGAATGTAGTTCGTCCTAACATCGAAGGTAGTGGAACCAGACTTTGGTACAAGTATAACTCAGTAATAGATGAGTTTGAACCATGCGATGTACCTATCGCACTTCGTAATCAAACTGGGTTCGGTATCGGATAACTAAGAGGTGTATGTGAGTAATTTTATATTAGGTTTATTGGCAGGTGCGTTTGTAATTGGAACAACCACAACAATTATATTGATGGTTAAAGCAGTCGCTATATTAGCAGAGACACTAACCATTATTAAAACCATCTATATAGAAGGGAATAAAACACAGCAGATGGTTCAAGCTACTATGGAAGCATCAGAGAACTTTGTTGATGCATTGAACTCCGCAACCGTAGAAATGGAAAAGCAGCAGCAACAACAGATGCAACAGCAAGGATTTTTCCAAGTGTTTAAGACACAAGATGGTAAGCACATAGCACCATCCTTCGAAAAACTAATAGAGAAAATGAAAAACGATCCTGACTATCGTAAGATAAGTGAAAAGGATATGGATGAACTTCGTCGTTTATTTGAAGATAATTCAAACGATGAAGAAGATGATAGTGATGAACCACAAGAACCCTGGAAAGGGGAGGATAAATGATACCTTCTGATAAAGAAATCGAAAGGTTGGTCAAGAAATTAAGTGGAAAACATCCACCAAAGCAACAAAAAATAAAGATGGAAAAAGAGGAACACGATGAGGAAATTCGTCGTGCATCAGCAGACGATATTTTTCGTGAAATGAAGAAGCTGCCGTTTTCTGGCTGAACCTCACTACATATAATACACATCCCGCATGAGCTCGTGTGGGCAATCAAATACAATTTAAAAACTGCATACTAAGTTTTTAGGGGCTTTCTCCTGCCCGCACGTGCATTATAAGAAAGAAAAGAAAAAGAAGCAAAAAGAAAAGAAAGAAAAAAATATGAATAAAGAAAAAGCTAAAGAAATAATAAAACCAGGATGGCATAAGCTAATAGATAAAGCTTATGCTATAACTGATATACTATCATTTGCGCAAATAGTAGATGTTAGTACGAATCATTCTATGCTGCAAATTCATTTCACTTCAGCCCTTGACAAGTCACAGCAGTACGTGTTAGATTGTATCTCATACAAGATAGAAAGAGAATCGGCAAAGATATGTGAAGAATGTGGACTGAATGGTTTTAGAAGAAAAGATATACCGCATTCACCTTGTTTATGTACAGCGTGTTATACTATTCAGTATAATGAAAAGATGGAGTCCGTGTCACCACAGGTGACGAATCAAGAACCTCAATAACGAGGTATATATGTTCTACACAGCAGAAGATGTACAACCCGCAGTAAACGCAGCAGTTAAGATGTTTGGTCGTCAGGGACGTATGGACACAGGAAAGAATGTTTTCTACAATGTGTCTGTATTCACCAGAGAGTACGGCAAGTTGTGGTACGGAGACATCAGTAAAGATGGAATTGAGGAAAAGCTTAAGATGCTTTCAGCCTCCATCAATATGAATGTCTCGTTGGTAGATGAACATTTCGAAATCATCTCTACTAACTAAAAAATATTTAATATCCAACAATCTTTTCAAGGGTATTGACAACGTGGTGAAGATGTTGTATGTTTAACGTGTACTGAGTGAGACAGTTCCGAAGCCCACGCACTATGGCGATGACGCTCGAACAAATATCGGATATCTTACAAAACTTTTTATAAAGAGGTTATTTTTATGGCAAAGCGCAACAGCAAGACCCGTAGCGACTTCTCGATGAACCGCTACTTCAACACGACCGAGTTCGAGGCTACCGCTCGTCGGATGACTTCGTACCTCCGCTCACTTTCGAACCGCCGTTCGTCGGGTATCGTCACCGCTGACGATGTGAACGCCTACCTCACCCGTGAGGGTGTCCACCAGAAGCAGGTTCGTACCCGCCTTTCGTTCATCAACGCTGTCCTCGCTGGCAGTGGTGAGTTCGAGCAGAACGGCACGGTCGCTTCGGCCCGTCCCGCTGCTAAGGGTCGCACCATCACGGCTTGGACCGCTGCGTAATCTACGCTAAATCCAAAAAACTTAAACGGAAGGGCTAACGCTCTTCCGTTTTTGTTTTATTGCTTGATATTTATATTAGTAAGGTTATTCACAAGGAGTTAGGTTATGGCATCACAATTTCATGGTAATGAAGTATTTCTACGCTCGTTGACCACTGAACAACTAGAGCAAATTAAACAAGAAGCTGCGACCTTATCTAAAGGACACGAAGCAGCCATCAAAGAACAATTAGAACGTTTAAATATTAAGTAATTATGCGATTACATCTACTAGGTATTCCGCATACTCAAACTACTTACGAGTTCAGCCATTGTGCGTTTACTGGTAAGGTAAAACGGTTTGCCCCAATGATGCAATCGGTAGGATATGACGTTATTCATTACGGGGTAGAGGGAGCACATAGTGGGGCAACCTATGATGTGAATCTAATGTCGTTTGATGAATGGGCGGGAATTAGAACAAAATTATTTAATGAAATATACGGTAATCGTGATGCCATGCCATCCGACTTTATCGGTGATTTAGCGAATACTGGTAATGAATTGTATCAAACGTTCAATGCACGCTTAAAGATACAATTAGGAAGAAATCTTGACACACACGATATTATTTGTTTACCCTTCGGATTTGCCCACGATACGGCTATTAAAGATTTTCCAAATCCAAAAGTAGAAACTGGTATCGGTTACCCAAACTCATACCAAGACTTCAGAATATTTGAAAGTAATGCGTGGTATCATTACGAGATAGGTCGTGAAGGTAGAAGTGGTCACGATTATCATTGGGTCATTCCAAACTACTTTAAGGTTGACGATTGGGACTTCAATCCAAACCCAGAAGGATATGTCGCATACTTTGGTAGATTATCAAATATTAAGGGAGTGCATTTTATATCAGAAATAGCCAAAGTTCGTCCTGATTTAAAGTTTAAAATTTGTGGACAAGGTGACCCAACTCCATATTTAACTTCACCAAATATTGAGTATGTTCCACCTATTCACGGACGAGAGCGTTCAAAGTTTTTGGGTAACGCAATGGCAGTTATAATGCCAACACGTTATGTAGAACCATTTGGTGGAGTTACCGTAGAAGCAGAACTCTGCGGAACACCAGTATTGGGTTCTTCATACGGAAGTTTTACAGAAACGGTTGAACACGGAAAAACTGGATATCAATGTAGAACACTTGGTGATTTCTTAGCAGGATTAGAGCAAATTGAAAATGGTGCAATCGACAGAGCATATGTCCGTAATTTTGCAGTAGAACATTTTGATATGTACAAGTTGGCTCACAAATATGATGGTGCATTTAGACAAATTAATGATATATCAACTGATAAGGGATGGTATAGTAGACGTTCAATGATTGGACCAATCACGAGGGTCGTATGAATAAAATTGGTGTAGTAGGATTGGGTTATGTGGGAACAGCGGTGCAGAAAGGTTTTGAATCTACACACACCGTCCTAACATACGATATCGCAAAAGAATGCACAGAAGATTCTGTTTCTAGTTTAGCAAACAAAGTTGGTATTATTTTTATATGTGTCCCGACACCAATGAATCTAGATGGAACATGTAATACGGATATAGTAGAATCTGTGTTAAAAGAAATATCAACACGTAACGAATCCGAAAGTTCGGCACCAATATGTGTTCTTAAATCTACAGTCACACCAGGAACAACAAACAGACTAGCAGAAAAATTTATTAATTTGACTATCTGCTTCAACCCAGAATTCCTAACCGAAAAAAACTATATCAACGATTTTGTATCTCAGGTTGATATTATTTTAGGATATACTCACAATAGTAGACAAGTAAAAATGGTTGATGATGCATATTGGCAACGGTTCCCAAATTCCAGTATTCGTCACACAACGGCAAAAGAAGCAGAGATGATTAAGTATGTGGCAAATACTATGCTGTCTGCAAAGGTTGCATATCTCAACGAAATATATCAGATATGTCAAAAGGTTGGTATAGAGTATAGTAACATCGCAAAAACTTTAAAGTGTGATACACGACTAGGAACATCACACTGGGAAGTTCCAGGACCAGATGGGCACTTTGGATTCGGTGGAACGTGTTTTCCAAAAGATATAAATGCTTTGATTCAATTTGCAAAGGAAAATAGTCAAGACGTTCCTTTACTAGAAGCTGTCTGGAATAAAAATCTTGAAGTACGACCTGAAAAAGATTGGGAACTTGATAAAGGTAGAGCAGTAGTATAAAATATTATTGAATACTATATATTAAGACCGACTTGACAAATGAGTTCGGTCTTTTTATATTTAAGTGTAGATATTTATAGTAGTTAGAAGGGCCTGTCATGGTTTCGACGGGATGTAGATGACTAAGCTTTGTATCCAGTTTGGTAATACTGGTGAAACAGACCACAAATTTCAACTGGCAACTCATACAGCCAACCTCTCGCCCTCGCTGCGTAAGCAGTAGAGCCGAAGGACCGATGACCTGACCCATATAAGGGTAATCGGACTTATCATATGGTGTAGTGTTAGTAACGGGTAGTAGCTAACATCAAACACAACTACCCTACGTCCGACTTATGTTTGTTCCTTGTCAAGAGGCGGATGAAACTAAACAAGGAACTATGTGCATAAACGCTTAGTAGGAAGCAGTCTCGGACGAGGGTTCGACTCCCTCCAGGTCCATTAAAATTGACGGTTGTGTTAATAATTTGAAGGAGGTAGAGATGTATGTGTTCAAAATTATTCAACGCATCTTCAATCAAATATTTCCTCCTATGTCAGTAGAAACTACAACCTTGTTGTTAGAAGAAGCAGACATAATAATGAAGGAAATAAAAGAAGCAAGAAAGTTGGCAGATTTACTAAGAATTAAAGAAATTTTAAGAAAGTTTCGTGGTGCAGTAGAACTAGCAGGATCACCAAGAGAAGTAAAACAAAAATTGGTTTTTTTAGAAGCACAGTGGAACAGGCAATTTAGACTGTGGAAAGCAAATGGTAATCGGTTCTAAAGTTTCTAGTAAAAGATATATCTGGTTACGAGTTCCAAGAACGGCAACAGTAGCATACGGAAAGATATTTTTTCCAGACGGAAATTACGAACATACTCATAGTAACTACTTTTATGAAAGAGATAGATACGGTGAACTACCAGCGTTTTCTGTTGTAAGAAATCCGTATGATAGGTTTGTATCCTCAGTAAAGCACATATATAAACAGCAGTTGGTAAATGGTACATCTGGGAAATACAAGTTCACAATACCATTTACCGATACAAAAACACTGTATACCTTTTTTGAAACTAATTTGAAAGTACTACGAGATATAGACAACAACGTAGAACACAAAAGAATTTTTCAAACAGAGGATTTAAGTTTTGTAAAGATGTTTTTTAGGTTACAAAAAAATTTTGTAGGGTATTCACAAGTAAAAGTGTTCAAGTACGAAGAGCTAGAGGAATTCAATTACTGGATACAAACTGAGTTGGGATTAGACACAGGTAAAGTGAGCATACTTAACAGCTCATCTGAAGAGTTGTCTCATATTAACTTCTCATCGGATGAATTCAAAGAACTTACATATAAGTTATTTGAAGAAGATTATAAATTTTTTGGTTACGTTCAACATTAACTAGGAGGCACTATGGACGAAAATAATATCCCCACGGGTGAGTTCGTCAGTGAAGGCACTCCCGCAAGACCAGGTGAAGAACACTTACCGGCAGAGTTGAGAACCTATGGTATTATGGACTCTAACGGATATAAGATTCTTACAAATATGGGTATTCACGGCGGTGGTGGTATCACTTCAGAAGGCTTCGACTGACCCATGTTACGTAATTGGGTAGTCCAGTTTGGACACGCCCCAGGTGACAGAGCAGGAGATGAACGTGTATCTCCTGAAGATAGAGGAAAGTATATTTCACAAGTAGGCTACTATTTTGGATGGCAACCTCCTCCCGGAATGAGTTGGATTGTTGAAGTTACCAAAGATTTACACGGTAAGCATCCTGGTAGATACATAGCTTGTTTTATGAGATATATGACAGATGGTGAAGCAGAAAAGATGCTTGGAACTAACTACGAAAAGTATCAAGCACCAGTAGTAAAACCAGCGGCAACGCACGAAGAATTCTTACGTGGACAACTAGAAGCAATTCAAAAACAACTCACTCAATATGAGCAACAAACTCAAACCACAGAAGTTTCAGAGAATTGTGAAGTATGTCCAATAGAAGAAACAACTAACGAAACACAACCAGAAACGTAAGAGGTATGTATGTTAAAGAAAAAGGTTACGAAGTTTACTGGTAGTAAGTTAAATGTGATGGAACGTAAGGCACTTGTTTGTCAAGAGTGCAATATTGTCACGGTTACGGTAGCAAACGATATCGCTGCCGTAACCTGTGCATATTGCGTACAAAAGTCTATTGAACCACCAAAGTTTTATACACCGAAACCAGAGGGTGAAAAGTTTCCTCGTGGGTGGCATTTTAAACAACGATATGTGCATACAGATGGTCGTGTGTTCTGTAAAGGTGTAGAAACTGGTGAGACTGATACACCAGAAGTACCAAAGAAGAAAAAGGTAGTTAAGAAAAAGACACCTAAAAAGAGGAAGTAAATGTTAAATCTACCATCGAAACCATTTCCAGTAATACAAAAGTTTTTGCATGAAAACAAACTTGTAGTTTACAAATATTTGGTAAAACAAGTACGAAAGGGTATTCGTGAAGATTTAGATAAAGTAGAACTATTTCAGATTACGCCGATGCACTCACACCAAAAACACACAGCAGTAGTGAAAAAAGAAGATTATGAAAATGTTTTACAAGATGCGATGAAACAAGCGATTAAAGAAGAAGATTATGAAACAGCAGCAAAAGTAAGAGATACAATACAGTTCTACAAAGAAAAAAGTATTACTAAACTCTTAAACGATACAAAACCAGAGGAATAAAATATGGCTATGGCGTTGGATTCAACTAAATGTGTTGTCCTAAATGCCACGTATGAGCCCATAACAGTTGTGACTTCGAAGCGAGCACTATTGTTATTTTTGGAAGGAAAAGCTATCATAGTCGAGGAACATCCAGAGTTGGTGGTGCGGTCACCAAGACAGACATTCCCTGTACCATTGATGATTGCGTTAGTACGCTATATCAAGGGCCGCCGTGTATTTAAGACACCAGCTTTACTCACACAGAAAAACCTATTCGTTCGTGATGCATACACTTGCCAATATTGTAATCGGCATAAGAGTGCGTTCCGTCCTAGTGAATTTTTGACTCGTGACCACGTACATCCTGTTGCAAAGGGTGGTCAAGACAAGTGGGAAAATGTGGTGACGAGTTGTAGTACCTGTAACAATAAGAAAGCAGACAAGTTGTTAGAAATGACTACGATGAAACTGGCAAAACAACCTGTCACACCTACAATTTTTGAGCTGTGGACAAAACAACAGGCACGAACTAACCGAGCAATAATGGTTGCATAACTATGCTGATAACATCTAAAATTGATGATACAAAATGGTTATGGGTCAACGTTCCCAAGACTGCTTCTACGGCAGTAATGAGAACGTTTTTCCCATTAAAGGAAATAAACGAGCAAGAACATCAAACGTATAATCATTTGATAGACATTCACGGAAGTTTTGATGCTTTCACTACTGTTAGAAATCCCATTACACGCTTTAAGTCCGCTCTCAATCACACATTGAATGTTTGTGTATGTGGAAAATGTAAAATATCGGACAGACCTGTTGATAAAATAGATATTATACATTTCGTAAGTGATATGCTAAAACTAAAAAGTCAGAAAACAGATTTTTTTAGAGCCGTTTATATGAACGGAGAAAGTGATTATCAAATGAATGTCGCTAGAAGTATGGAAAACAGGTTTAGTAAGTATCTTATACCAAGTGGAGTAAATTGTTTACGAATTCCAGCATATGTTTCACAAACATTTATATTGAATGGTCCGCAAAATAAATTGCATATATTTAAGTATGAAAACCTACAAGAATTGTCGGAATTCATACAAAATAAATTGGGATATACATTTAATAATATTATTTATCGAAAATACACCGATAAATTGGGGGTTGACTTTTTAGACCCTACCCTGTTAGATTTACTCCACGAGCTGTATCGTGAAGATTATGATAACTTTAACTACGGGAAACGGTTATGATGGATTACGAAGAGAAGGCTAAGAAAAACTTGGAAAAGTTCAACGCATTTCTTGCTGACGATCCTCGTGTTGAAAAGTTGAATGAAATGTACGAAGTTTTCGGTGAACAACTACTTTCCGCACCCGCATCTGGTAAGATTCACTACCACAATGCATTTCCTGGGGGGTATCTCGATCACGTAGTTCATGTCGCGGAGACTTCTATGAAGGTGGCTACCGCGTATAAGGCTATTGGTGGCGAAATTGACTTCACCAAGCAAGAAATGATTTTTGCAGCACTTCATCACGACCTTGGAAAGCTCGGTAATGAGACAGGTCCATATTACCTTGACCAAGATAGTGATTGGCATCGTAAGCGCGGTGAAATGTATACGTACAATGATAATATTCAGTTTATGACAGTCACAGATAGAGCATTGTATCTTTTACAGAAGTTTGAAGTTCCTATCACAGAAAAGGAATGGTTAGCAATCAAGATGTCCGATGGTTTGTATGATGATGGAAATAAGCCATACTATAAGCCGTATCAAAAGTATGCGATGAAAACAAATCTTCCGTATGTCATCCATTGGTCTGACCACATGGCTTGTACGGCAGAACGTGACGCAGGAATGTTTTAATAGTTGATGCACTTGTGGCGGAATTGGGAGACGCACCAGCCTTAGGAGCTGGCGCCGTGAGGCGTGTGGGTTCGACCCCCACCGAGTGCATTTGTGGTGATTGTAGCTCAGCTGGCAGAGCAGCGGATTGTGGTTCCGCGGGTCGCGGGTTCGAGCCCCGTCAGTCACCCGTACAAAAAGGAGAATTGTTATGGCAAAACAAAAAATAAATGAAAATTGGAATGTCCAGTATTATTCACGTGATTCTCAATCAAACGAAGATATTTTAAATTTAAATATGTCGTGGGAAAATCGTGATATTGATGGAGTGAAGAAAAATTTAAATATCTGGTTGTCTGCAATAGGCATACCACTCCAAGTGACAGATAAAAAGTAATCGCTGACATAGCTCAGTTGGTAGAGCACCACTTTGGTAAAGTGGAGGTCACCAGTTCAATCCTGGTTGTCAGCTCTGCCTCAATAGCTCAACTGGATAGAGCACCTGACTTCGGATCAGGGGGTTGTGGGTTCGAATCCTTCTTGGGGCGTTATACCCGCGTAGCTCAGTTGGATAGAGCAACAGCCTTCTAAGCTGTGGGTCAGAGGTTCGAATCCTCTCGCGGGTGCTAATCTATGGAGGTTGTATGTCGTATCCGTTGACAACAAGAGTACATAGTATAAAAAAGGACATGCTTCCTTACACATTTATTGATGATGTATTTACAAACGAAGAATTAAACCAAGTAATAAATTATTGTAATACTTTAAGTTTGGGTGATGCAACGGTAGGTGAAGGACGAATTGCACCAAACTATAGAAAGTCTAAAGTAAACCAGTTTAAGGTAAATAATCAAAATAATTGGATATTTGATAGATTACAAACAGCGGCAACTTATGTAAATAACGAATTTTTTAGATTTGACTTGATTGGATTTGACAAAATTCAATACACAGAGTACAGAGATCAAAATGATTTATATGATTTTCACGTAGATTGTTGGATGGGCGAGAATACACCAGCTGACCATATGTTTCCGAGAAAGTTATCGTGCAGTCTCATACTGTCAGATTCAAACGAATATGAAGGTGGTCAGTTTGAAGTTATGTACACCAAACAACCAGAAGAAGTAAAACAAATAAAAAATAGACTAATTACATTTCCGTCATACATGCTACATAGAGTAAAACCAGTAGTAAAAGGAACACGTAAATCATTAGTATTTTGGGTCATTGGCCCTAAATTTAAATAAGGTGCGATGGCCGAGAGGCTGAAGGCACGGGTCTGCAAAACCCTTGGACTAAACATCCCGCGTCAGTTCGAATCTGACTCGCACCTCTTTTCAGGAGAAACTATGACAAGACTAACACCAGAAATTGTAAAGAATACAATTGTTACGGTTATTTGTGTTCTCACCATAGTTATGTTAGCCACCGCACTGATAGTTGGTGAAGTTAACAAACCAGAAGTGCTACAAGGTGGTGATATTCAACACGCTATGGAGACAGGACAATTTTAATGAAGAAACTTTTATTTACGAAACCGATTACATTGTCGGACACCGCAGAACATAGAATTCATACTCGTAAGTGGTGGGCGATACTGATTTTGGTTGTAGGTGGTTTATTGTTAGCAGGACGAGTACCCGTCCCGATGTCGTTAAGTTATACTTTACTGTTCTTCGGTCATGCTGGAATGTTGCATAGTTTCTGGGAGAAACGAGATTATCCTATGGTTATCGTCAACCTTGTTTGGCTTGGTGTTGATGCCTTAGGATTCATACGATGGTGGAATATGTAACAAATGACAAGACAATGTGGAAGTTGTACCAAATGTTGTGATGGTTGGTTAACCGCCGATGTATACGGACACAAAATGGAACCAGGCAAACCCTGTCCATTTGTTGGTGACCATAAATGTACAATATACAATAAGCGACCACAATTATGTAGTGATTTTAAGTGTGGGTGGTTAAAAGATGATGGAACCTTGTTTGATGAATGGCTGCGTCCTAACAATACTAATGTTATATTCGTTCATTTCAAAATTGATGATATCGTGTGGTATCGTTTGGCCGAAGCAGGTGCAAAAGTAAACACAATACTGTTAAGTTATATAATTCAAATATTTACAAAAAATAATGTAAATTTAGAATATTGGATAAACGGAGCGCAGTTTCTTATAGGTACGCAAAAGTTCAAAGACTTGGTTAAAACACACCACAACTAATTTGTAAACGGCAGGGTAGCTCAGTTGGTGAGAGCGCACGACTCATAATCGTGAGGTCGAGGGTTCGAATCCCTCCCCCGCTATAACACGGAGAATGTATGTTTATTATTAAGTTCAACGATATTGAAACACCAACACAGTATGCAACACGTGAAGATGCGGTACGAGAATTAATAGGTATGTTTGGTGATATTGAATTGGATGAAATGAATATTGCGTTCTGGCCTAGTGTATCGGCACGAGGATACACAAAGATAGAGATAGTAGAACAATAAGGGAGTGCCGCAGAGTTGGAGGACTGCAACAGACTGTAAATCTGTCGCCAATAGGCCTAGTAGGTTCGAATCCTTCCACTCCCATATAGGCGCGTAGCTCAGGTGGTTAGAGCACTGACCTGATAAGTCAGGGGTCGCTGGTTCAACTCCAGCCGTGCCTACTTTGCACCGTTAGCTCAACTGGTAGAGCATTCGCCTCTTAAGCGACAGGTTGTAGGATCGTCCCCTACACGGTGCATACGCCAAGATAGCTCAGTTGGTAGAGCGCCAGCCTGAAGAGCTGGGCGTCGGGGGTTCGACTCCCTCTCTTGGCATTACATAGGAGAACGTTATGTTTAATGCAGCATTATTATTTTTTATTGTATTCGTCGCATACCGATGGGTAAAAGGTATAGAAAATATGAAAAATCTTCACCCAGACTACAAAGGTGAGGACTTCCCGTGATATACGCTATTATTACATTTTTAATAATAGCTATTACTATAAGCTTGACAACGGCTTGGATAGCAGTTATATTAGAAAAGGACGAGTTTTAGGGTCTATGGTGTAATTGGCAGCACAATGCTCTCCAAAAGCATTAGTCAAGGTTCGAGTCCTTGTGGGCCTGTTTCATTCCCAGTTAGCTCAGTTGGTTAGAGCATCTGACTGTTAATCAGAGGGTCGGGGGTTCAAGTCCCTCACTGGGAGCTTTACAAAACAACAATGAGGTTATTATGAATTTGACACCGAATGATAAGTTGAAGTTAGAAGCAGCATTAAAAGATATGGCAACGTCTATGACCCGTGTTGCCGCAGAACGTGACTTGCAAAAGAATGTGATTGGAGACATCTGTGAAGAACTCCAACTCAACAAGAAGGTATTCCGTAAGTTAGCACGTGTATATTACAAGCAGAACTTTGATGATGAAGTTGCAACGCACCAAGAGTTTGAAACCCTTTACGAGACGGTAACGCAAACCACTAAGCCCTAAGAGGTGACGTATGAATCGGTTATGGATGTTGTTGTTCGTTCTAGTAGGATGTTCATCACCAACGCAACCGCAAGTTGTACAAAATTATGAACTTAACTTTGTAAAAGATATAGATACTATTTTTGTAGATGTATCTGGTGGACAAGTAGTTAAACATCTAGGTGCGTTTACCAATGTTCGTAGTCGCAGAATGGTTTTAATCAGTAGTAATATTTTTGTTCAAGCAACGGCAGGTTTTGGTCAGATTGATACCGTGTCTACTGTGAATGGTATATCACATACTAACAATGGATATGTTGGAACTGCATTTGGCGCATTTCCAAATATGATTGGTATGACCGCAACGATTATAGCTAAAGTAGTTGACGATAGTAAAACACCAGAGGAGTTTAGATATCCACATTTACGAAAAGTTTTAGCAGTGGATACTATGCGAGTATTGATACTTCCTCGAAAATAGTAGGTTGGGGTGGTAGCTCAATCGGTTAGAGCACTGCACTGTCACTGCAGAGGTTGCGGGTTCGATTCCCGTCCATCCCGTGTCACACCACAAAGGAGTGTATTATGAAACGTATATATTTGAGTAGTAAAGAAAACAAAATCGCTGGAGTCTGTGGTGGGTTTGCGGAGTCATTAAATATTGACCCAACCCTCATCAGACTTTTGTTTATTGCGGCATTTCTTTCACCACTCCCGGCAGTCATTTTTTATCTTCTATGCTGGATAGCAATTCCAAAAGACCCAGGATACGAGAAGGAGTAAGTTGTGAAGCTATTATTTTTATCCGCATGTGGAAAAACAAAAGAAGCAGAAGATAATGGATATATCAATTTGTATCTTGCATCACTGAAACAATATATCGTTCCACATTTCGATGTGAAAGTTATTTTGTTTAACAACGCACTTAATCAAAACTCCAGCGAAAGTCAAACATTTCAACGAGTAAAAGAGTTTGGGTTGGAACATATAGTAGAAGTAAAGAATATGTACGAAATGGGACTACCACAGGAATCTGTAAACTTTCTTGATAATTTGCATTGGTTTGGTAAAATTGGTATCAATATGAATATGTTATTCGATTATGCCAAGATGAATAATTTTTTTGATGCGGATTGGGTTTTCCACTTCGATACAGATTTAGAGTTTTTACCAAACTTTAAAGATGTGTTAATGAGTATTGATGAAGTTAGAAAAGTAAATAATGAAGTTATGATAACAGCTGGTGGTGACACCTACCCATACAATATACGATACAAGGATACAGAATTTATTTTCGATGAACCATCACGAATAAATATTTATGATGCATCCACTCTTAGCCATCACTTTAATTTACGCAAGCTGAAGGTTAATAAACGCAATGAGGGATCAGACACATCCGCCTATATGAACAACGAAAGGTTGGTATTCAACCTACAGCAACAAAAAATACGTAATGATTTTGTTGGGTACTCCAAAGACGCTGCAAGGTCTAATTTATTTAATTGGATTGGTTGTCACTATTCAAGTAACTTTGAGGCTCTCGGACATTTGAAAGACGATGAAGAAGCAAAGTATTTACAACAACTGTGGGAAGAAAAGGGAAGTCCAAATCTTCAACTTACAATAAGTCACGATAAGGGTTCGTTACCACAATTTTTCTTACAAGGATCAAGTCATAACGTAATAAAAATACAAGTTCGTGGATATTCGGATATGGCTAAACATTTTAGTTCCGGGTATTATGAGGAAACACCATACAGAAAATATTCAGAACAACGATTGAAAGAACATTACACCGACACACAACACATCTGGGAAAAAGATTATTTGACAAAAGAAGAAATAGAATCTAGAATTTTTAATTTACAAAACGAAATCCAACGATTACAACAAATGTTAAATTAGCAGTAGGGACAGTTGGCTGAGTGGTCTAAAGCAGGAGATTACTAATCTCTCGTACCGAAAGGTACCGTGGGTTCGAATCCTACACTGTCCGTTTTAAATGGAGTATACAATGGCTACACATAAAAGAAAAGGACATACTAGAAAACCAAGAAAATCTTGGCAAGCTAGTATAAAAGTAAAATCAACAACTGTTAAAAATCCGCGTAGAAAACGTAAATAATTAGTATTTATTTAGATGGGGGTTGACAATTAGCAGTCCCCTAGTTATATTACTGGTGTAGGGTAAACGCCTCCATAACTCAATTGGTCAGAGTAGCTGGCTTTTAACCAGTAAGTTCTAGGTTCGAGTCCTAGTGGGGGCACTGTTGATTAAAAATTGAAAGTTAGTTGTAGAGCTTATCCGCGGTAGGAAAACCCCGCGCTACACGATTTAAGCGACCCTTACGTGAGACACCACTACAACGGTGCAGGGGAAGTTTCCGTAAGTAGTAGTCCTCGTATGTAGACAAACGTTCGGTGAGGATGGCACCAACGATGATAGATAAGTTCTTCTCTATAAAATGAGAGGATACTATAACAACTCATCCATACGCCCTGGTGGTGGAATGGTATACACAGCAGACTTAAAATCTGCCGGCCTCACGGTCTTGCGAGTTCGAGTCTCGCCCTGGGCATTAGTCTGTAGGAGAATGTATGATTAAGTATTTAGTAAAGATATATTTTGAAGGTGGTGTAACATCCTTCACATATTACGCAGCAGAAGCAACCGAGGCTATTACACAGTTTCGTAATGACCCAGATGCACAAAAGTTGTTAGAAGGAAAAGTATTGACGCATTATGAAGTAGGACCTGTTTGATAGTTGCGGGTGTAGCTCAGTGGTAGAGTCCGTGCTTGCCAAGCACGTTGTCGTGGGTTCGAATCCCATCGCCCGCTCTTGGAGAATTTATGTTTGATATGTTTAATAGAGTAATCTCACAACGAGGTTACACAAGATACCTAGAAATCGGTGTTAGTAATGGTGGAACATTCTACAACATAGAATGTCAAGTAAAGCATGGTGTGGATCCTAATAATAAGGATATGCTTTACCCCATTACATCCGATGAGTTTTTTGAAAACTGTAATCAAACATATGATATAGTTTTTATTGATGGTGACCACGAGTGTAATCAAGTCTTACGAGACATTGATAATAGTATTAAACACTTGTCACCAAATGGTATTATCTTTATTCACGATACAAAGCCGCACACGGAGTTGATGCAACAATCACCGATGCCCAACAATCTTTGTGAAAGAGGATTGTGGACTGGTGATGTGTGGAAAGCTATCGCAAAGTTTAGAAACACAAGAAAAGATTTTACAGTTAGAACATTTGACATAGAACTTGGATTGACTATATTAGAACGTGGTGAGGGAACGCTGATAGAAATACCAGATGAACTCACTTATGATTGGTACTTGACAAATCAAGATTATGTGTTAAATTTAATTCCGTACAATACGGGCCTGTAGCTCAGCTGGGAGAGCGCCTGATTTGCATTCAGGAGGTCATCGGTTCGATCCCGTTCAGGTCCATAGTTGGGTGGTTAGCTCAGTTGGTTAGAGCATCTCGTTTACACCGAGAGGGTCGGGGGTTCGAGTCCCTCACTACCCATTTACCATAAGGAGGTTATTATGAAAGCACGTGTAGTTGAAATGTTACGAACACAAGCGGAAGCAGAACGCCAGAAGGCGTTACTTTCACTCGAATTGTTGATGGATTATTCCGCTGGTATTGGTGACCATTCCACCGGCGATTTTTATAAGAACGCAGAAGAAGCATTACAAATGCTTGTTGATGCAGACGATAAGTTAGAAGCTCTTGACCGTTACTTTGGTGGTGACGTAATCGCAGAATAAAAGTAGTCGCGGGTGTCGTATAACGGCTATTACCCCAGCCTTCCAAGCTGGTGACGAGGGTTCGACTCCCTCTACCCGCTCTTTGCTCTTGTGACGGAACCGGCAGACGTAGCGGACTCAAAATCCGCCGCCCTCAAAGGCGTGTGGGTTCGACTCCCACCGAGAGCATAACGGGGAGTAGCTCAGTTGGTAGAGTGCACGCTTTGGGAGCGTGATGTCGCAGGTTCGAGTCCTGTCTCCCCGACTAACAAGGAGAATATATGAAAGTGGTAGAAGAATATTTTGATGCATTCGTCAATAAAGATTTAATAAGACTATCAGAACTTTATAGTGATGATATTGTCTTATCTGAATGGGATGAAAATGTTTTCGCTGGTAAAGAAGCCGTATTACAAGCCAACGCAGATTTATTCAATAAGTTTGAGAAAATTGGTATACTTGTAAAAGCACGTGGAGAAAGTGGAAATATTTCATTAAACGAAATAATCGTAAATCTAGACGATGTATCAGTAAAAGTGGTTGATAGCATAACTGTTGTAGATGAAAAAATAGTTTATATAATGGCATATCGTGGATTCTAATACCAAAAAGATATTTATATTGTAATACGGTTCTGTAAATTTACACAAGAGAAAAATATATGAAATATGCAGTTTTTTCAACTTACAGAACAGCTAGTACTCTTATGCATGAAATAATAAGAAATCATTTCAGCATAACAGATTTGGGTGAGTTAACAGGTCATATTCCTGCCGATAAGAGAAGTGATGAAACACTTCGTCACGGATGGTTAGCTGAACAACTAGCTTTAGAAGATTACGTTGTAAAATTATTTTCATATGATTTTACAATCTCTGGATATTATTTTAATAGATCAACTTTTGATTGGTCTATATTTGATAAAATAGTACTTAGTACAAGAGCAAATGTAACTGACCAAATGTGCAGTGTCTATTATATGAAACCATGGTTACCACCGTCTGACCAAACACATCCGTTTCCAGCAGACCCTACACCAGAAGCTATAGATTTTACAAATGCGGGTTGGAATGCTCAACTTGAAAGACAAAGAAATGGACTACTCAGATTTCACGAAATAAAAACTGAATTGTTAAATAATTTTCCAACAAAAGTCTGTATTGTCCCATCAGAAATATTTAGTGATCCACAAGAAACTTACTTACCAATATTAAATTCATTGACTGGTATAGAATTTATTGCATCTGACTTTTCACCTATATCACCAAACACAACTGGATTAAATTATAGAGAAAAGTATACAAACTATGATGACTTAAAGTACATCACAGATTCTTGGGGATTGCCAACATAAGTTAGTGTGAAGATTACGTATGAGAGTAGCAGTATTTTCTACACCAAGAACTTGTAGTAGTTTGATGTGTTATATAACATCACGAAGATTTGAAATACACAATCATCGTGAAGATGTGTATACACATTTTACACAAGGAATGCAAGAAGAAAAACTTGAATTCTTAAAAACAACAGATGGTTATGTTGTTAAATTATTTTCTAGATATTTTCATAATGATAGAAATATAAGACTGAACGATATGAACTGGAATATGTTTGACTACGTTTTTATTACTGAACGAGTCAATTTGGTAGACCAGATGGCTAGTTTGTATCGTAGAATTTATGAAAACACAACATATATAAATTTACAAAGTAGTGAAGTATTAGAATTTTATTTACAACATAAAGAATATCTCAAACTGTTCTACAATATAAAGACGGATATACTATCTTTACATAAGAATGCATATGTAGTAACATATGAAGGGTTACAAAATAATCCAATAAAATATTTAAATTCTGTAACAAATTTAAATTTTATAGATAGTAATATTCCACTACCAAAAGTATTTCCTGCTGTTACTCAAACCTTAATAGATTATAAACAATATTTTACAAATTATAATGAGTTAAAATTATTTGTAGAGTCTTGGAATTTAATAAAAGATTAATGTTGGGGCTTGACAAACTCAACTACCGATGTTAGATTACTAGTATAATGGTTACGCCGCGTTCGTCTATCGGTTAGGACATAGCCCTTTCAAGGCTAGAAGGCGGGTTCGATTCCCGCACGCGGTATGAGTCAAAGGTATTACCCGCGAGTAGCTAAATGGTGAAGGCAGCGGTCTTATATACCGAAGATATGGGGGTTCAAGTCCCTCCTCGCGGACTGCTTAATTAGGAGATTTAAATGCCACATCCAAAAAAGTGCGGAAAGGGTCGTCGTAAGATTGGCTCAAAGAAACGCAACAATCGTTGGAAAAATAGAAAGCGTAAACATTAGTACTATCCGAGGCCTTTTCCCTACCTTTCACCTCGTTAACAGCCTTCGGGCGAATGGAAAGACATAATAAAATTTGATAGGGCGGGTTCTAGGGTCGTGAGGCCTAGAGACTTTTTGGCTCGTTTAGTTTTGATAAACAAGCAGGCGGTTCGGGGAAGTTCGACGGAATGATGTGTCCGCCTATATAATGTTGACAAGAAAGCTGATATCTTTCAACACATCCCCCGTATTGCCCTCTCGTTCAATGGCAGGACATCAGACTTTGGATCTGATTATCGTGGTTCGAATCCACGGGGGGCAACTTGGTTATGTTAAACTTTAATCCATTATGGAGCGTACAAATGTACAAGTTCATTCTCGCAGTAGCAGTAATCGGTCTTTCGGCATGTGCAGCAAAGGAAGAAGTTCAAGGTGAAGTTGCAGCAGATTCAACCGCAGTAGTAGCACCAGTTGTTGCAGATTCAACCAAGATTGATACTGATTCAATCAAGTCACCAGAAGTAAAGCCAGTAGTAGAAGGTGAAGCAGCAAAGTAATAATATACGCGGTCTTAGTGTAACGTCAGCACGGTAAGCTTCCAGCTTACAAGAGCAGTTCAACTCTGTCAGACCGCTCCACTTTGTAAGAACAATCCCGTGCGAGGTGTGGCGCACTCGTTGTGGTGGCGGGAAGAGTAGTATTAACTACTTGAAAGGGATCTGTTCTTACATTTATTTTTCTGGACAGGTGGCAGAGTGGTCTATTGCAACGGTCTTGAAAACCGTCGAGCTGAGAGGCTCCGAGAGTTCGAATCCCTCCCTGTCCGCTTAATGAGGTTATTATGATACACGAATTTAAAACACCGTTCGATGTAAAAACTCCGCATGGAGATGGCCGAGCAATCTTATTGATTGATTATGGTATTGATGTAAATACTGTTTGGGTCGTTAAACTTGACGGTGGAATCGTGAAGCATTACTATTCGGATGATATTCGTATTTACGACAACCCTATGAATGGTAAGGGTTGGAACGTAGAATAATAAATATCTGCCACAATAGCTCAGCGGTAGAGCACTCGATTTGTAATCGAGCGGTCGTCGGTTCAATCCCGACTTGTGGCTCTTAAAACAACATAATCTAGATATTTATATAGGACTCGCACCGCAGTGGTGGAGTCCTTTTCACCGTATCGCTCATTATGAGGATACACAATATAGGAGGTCATTTTATGACTCATTTAGTATTTCGCCCATTTGGGTCAACGGTTTTGAACAATCGGGACAATTTCATCAGTACATTTGATAAAATGTTTGATGAATTCGCCAGAAAAGATTTCCCTGAGTTTTTTCAACACTTTGGGGCAGAACCTTTTGGAAAGGCAGCATATCCAAAGGTTAATGTGATTACAAATGACGAGACTGTAGTTATTGAAGCAGAACTCGCTGGTTATAAGAAGGATGAAATTGATATTGAGGTCAAGGAAGGTGTCTTGACCATTTCAGGCGGTGCGTCACAATTGAACGAGCAAACTGATAAAGTAGTTTATCTTCTACGAGAACTGAAGCGTAGCTCATTCTCTCGATCCTTTAAGCTCGGTGACCAATTGGATGCTTCCGAAGTAGATGCAAAGTTTGATAATGGGTTACTTACAATCACAATCCAAAAATTACAAAAGGAGCCAGAGTCGAAAAAGGTTACGATTAAGTAATAACACTCAACGCAGGAGAGTATATGTGCAGTTGTAATAGTGGTGTCTGTACGTGTGGCACCGGATGTACTTGCAGTTGTTGCTTAACCCATATAACCGATTAACTAGGAGGTGATCCTTATCGGTTATGTTTGACTCAAAAACCTAAAGCAATGGAGATAACAAAACGGGTCGGGCTCACAAGGTTCGACCCGTTTTCTTTGGAGATAGTATGAGTAGATTTTTTAATTTCAAAACACTGGTTTCATTTTCCGCATTAGCAATAGCAGGATGCGCAGCACTCTTTTCGGTCACGGGTATCGGTACCCTATTCGCTGGAGCAGCTGTATCTGCGATGGTAATGGCTAGTGCTTTGGAATTAGGTAAGTTGGTGGGTATTTCGTTCTTATATCGTTATTGGAGTGAAATACCAAAAGTACTAAAAAGTTATATGTTGGTCGCAAGTATGGTACTAATTGGTATTACATCAGCAGGAATTTACGGGTATCTCTCATCAGCATATGCTAAGGTAGCGGCAGACCCACTAAAGATGAATGCAGAAGTGCAAATATTAAATTCACAAGCACAAACACTTGATGAAGAAATACAACGAAAGACTCAACGATTAGACCAAATTATTTCACTCCGTGGTCAGCAAGAAAATCGTATTGATAATCTTATTAGTAAAAGTACCACGGGTTCAAATACAACTATTCGTTCAGCACAAAATAGTTTAAACGAACTGAACAGAACAGCAAATACATTACAACGAGAAATCAATCAAGCATCTGCACAACGTGATAGTTTGAAAGCAAAGAGTTTGACCACAGATGTTGCAATCACAACAAATTCGGATATTGGAACGTTCGTCTATATTTCCCGTGCAATCGGTGTTCCATTAGATACCGTAGTTAAATGGTTTATATTGGTCATCGTATTAGTATTTGACCCATTATCCATTTGTTTAGTATTAGCTTATAACTTCTTACAAAAACGTGGTGAAGTTGTAGAAGAACCCAAAAAATTAACTATTTTTAATGAATCCCCACCACAACCTACCCCAGAGGTGGTGGAGGAAACAATAGTCGTTCCTGAACCAATCGTGCAAGAGGAAACGATGATAAAACGCGAAGAAATGGAACCAGTCCAGCCAGTTGAACCAGAAGAACCAGTTGAAGAAGAACGTAGAGTAATACCATTTAATAATGGTGATTTCAACGAAGATGACCCATTCCCACAATATATGACAAAGGCCGAAACAGAAGAAGTTTTAGAAAATTGGTGGGCAAAAAGAAATGGTCTTAAAAAATAATATTTAATAAGGGACTTGACAAATATAGGAATTAGTGTTATTATTATACATCTCTAACAAGGATGTAATATGCCGCATCAAGTCGGTTATTGCTGTATCAATCTCACACTACAAAAGACCCGCAAGATTACTACTAATCGCGGTATGATACAGCGTACCTTTCTGGAGCGTGGTGTCAAGTATGCGTCTGAACTCGCACTACAGAACGCCAAAGACTTAGTGGAAATTGTCAAGTGGAACGCACAGAATGGTGTCAAGGTGTTCCGACTATCCTCGGATTTATTTCCGTGGAACTCCAAATACAAACTTGTTGACCTTCCAGATTACGATAAGATTAGTCAATATCTTCTTGCTGCTGGTGCGATGGCGTATAATACTGGTCAACGTATCACCGCACATCCAGACCACTTTGTTAAGCTGGGTTCACTTAAGCCCGATGTTGTTGACAACGCTATTCACGACCTTGAACACCATTCAGAAGTCTTTGACTTGATGGGATTGGAGGTGTCGCACTATAACTGCCTCAATATCCACGTAGGTATGAACTACGACAACGATACCATCGACCGATGGGTTCGTGCGTTTGATAGACTTTCTGACAACTGCAAGAAGCGATTGGTGGTCGAGAATGACGATAAGGAAAACGCATTCTCTATTAAACAGCTCCATCGTGAGATTACTTCTCGCACTGGTGTCCCCTTGACATTTGATTACTTTCACCATACATTTCATACAGATGGAATGTCCTCTACAGATGCTGCACATCTTGCTGCATCTACGTGGGACACCAAACCACTATTTCATTACAGCGAGTCCAAGAACCTGAACGAGAGTGTTTCGGGTAATCCACGGGCACACGCTGATTATGTATTCCGTAGTATTGATGACTACGGACTTGATATTGATATTGACTTAGAAGCTAAAGCTAAAGAACTTGCATTACTCAAATATCGGGAGTTGCTATGATAAGTTTCGCAATCACAACACATAATGAAGGTCAATATATTCAAGAATTACTTGACCAGCTTGTTCCCCATTGCGAAAAGACAGGGGACGAGATTGTTGTGGTTGATGACCATTCTACGGATTCATTTACCTCGCAGATATTGTATGGGTATGAAGAACAGGACAAAATCAAATTATATAATCATGCACTTAACAATGATTTTGCTACACATAAGAATTATCTCAATTCTGTGTGTGATGGGGACTATATTTTCCAAGTTGATGCGGACGAAAAATTTCACGATAACCTCTTGACTTATCTTGATGATATTGTGTATAATAATACGAACGTAGATTTGTTTTTAATTCCACGAGTAAATGTGGTTGCTGGTTTGACTGACGATGATGTTCGTAGATGGGGTTGGGTCATAAATGAAAAAGGTTGGGTAATGTTCCCAGACTATCAAACCAGACTATACAGAAATCGTGAAGATATTAGGTGGGAAGGAAAAGTGCATGAACGTATTGTGGGATATAAGACACACGCACCACTTCCCGCAGAAGAAGAGTGGGCATTGTATCACATTAAGGACATTATGAGACAACGAGAGCAAAATGAATATTATGACACCATTACACGGTAAGCAAGCACTCACCTACGACGATATCCAGTTAATCCCTGCATATTCTTATATCGAATCACGTAGCACTATTGACCTATCTGCACAATTAACGACTAATTATAGGATCAAGGTTCCTCTTATCGCATCCCCGATGGATACGGTGTGTGATAGTGAAATGGCAATTGCAATAATGGAACTTGGTGGAGTTGGTATTATTCACCGATTTATGAATATAGAAGAACAAGCCAATGAAGTTAAATGTGTAGTCAGTTCTGCAATCCCAGAAAAAGTTTGGGGGGATACAAAAGTTCCTGTCTCAGCGGCAATTGGTGCAAACGGTGATTATTTAGAACGAGCACAAGAGTTGGTTAAAGCAGGCGCAAATATTATTTTGATTGATGTTGCACACGGGTATCATAAATTTGTGATTGACGCAATTCATAACTTAAAGAATACTCTTCCATCTCACGTAGATATTATTGCAGGAAATGTCGCAACAGGAGGAGCTGCTCTCAGGTTACAAGATGCAGGGGCAGATGCAATTCGTGTCGGTATCGGCGGTGGGTCACTTTGCACCACCCGTATCAAGACTGGTTTCGGTGTTCCCAATGTGACCTCACTACAAGATTGTGCGAAAACGGTTAGTGTTCCTGTTATCGCATGTGGTGGTATCCGTAGTAGTGGTGATATTGCAAAGGCGTTGGGAGTTGGTGCAAACTCAGTAATCCTTGGCTCACTCTTGGCAGGAACAAAAGAAGCACCTGGTGCAATCATTGAGAAGCAGAATGGTTTGTATAAGCGGTATCGTGGAGCCGCATCGTTGGAAACAAAGAGTGTCCACGGTCAAGCAAAGAGAAATGTGGAAGGTGAATCCACAGTCGTTCCGTTTAAAGGTGGTGTAAAGTTCATTGTAGATGGTTTGTTAGATGGTCTGCGGTCAGCATTGTCTTACGCAGGAGCAAACAATCTTACGGAATATTTCCCTGAATATGTCGTTGTGACCCAAGCTGGAGTAAATGAGGCACGACCGCATCTTCTCTAAACAGGAGGATAGTATGAAAAACTTAATAACTGTTTTCGCTATAATAACAGTTTTGGTGTTGTTAAAAGTAAATGAAAGTTATATACCGAACCGTATTGTTCGGTCACAACCAACAGAGTTAGAAAAGTTTCTTACACATATGGCATATCGGGAAAGTGATAACACTCCCCACGCCGTTAATCGGTTCGGTATGTTAGGAAAGTATCAGTTCTCACCAAGCACAATCCGTGTATTGGGGTATCGTGTAAATAAAAACCAGTTCTTAACTAATCCAGAACTTCAGGACTCTGTAATGGTTGCATACCTACGAGCAAACAATAAAGAACTAAACTCATTAATCTCTAAATACGAAAATAAAGTAGTAAAGGGAGTAAAAGTTACACGGTCTGGTGTATTGGCAGCGGCACATTTAGCAGGTTCTACAAATGTGAAGCTCTTTTTCCAAAACGCAGATTGGAATGGTCGAACAGATGCAAACGGTACGAGTATTCGTGAGTATATGCAGACATTCTCAATCTACAACCTAAAGAAGATATGATAGTATTACTCATAATCAGTATTTTAGTAAATGGAGCACTCGGTTACGCCTGTTGGAATATGTTGCGTAAGAATGAGATGATGGAAGATGCCATAAATAACTTTTACACTCGCTTAGATAGAACATTAAAAACTATGCGGGCAATTGACACACGAGAAATGTTTGAGAAGGACGACGAAGTAGGGTCGGTTTTCGGTCAAATAGTGGATACAGTCAATGATTTACGCCCGCTTCTATACGGGAGTGATATAGAAGATGGGGAGAAAGAAAACGAAGCTCGGTAAAGTCTATTTTACCCAAGAAACAGAAGATGCAATCATCAAGTATAACCAAAGTGACGATATGGAAGAACGGGAAAACCTATATCGTGAGTATATTTGGGCACCATTCGATAAATTAGCAGAAAACGTAATCAACAGATTTAAGTTTCCTTATATGGAAGGCTCTTTTGACGATGTGAAGTCAGAGGTGGTTTCCTTTTTGGTTATCAACTTACACAAATACGCTGCAGGAAAAGGTAAAGCATTCTCATACTTCAGCGTTATTGCAAAAAACTATCTTATATTACACAATAACAACGCATACAAGGAAGAAAAGCGGTCAGTATATCTCGCAGATAAGACTGACGAAACGTTTGCCCTCGAAGAAATCCTTGTATCGGAACCAGAAGAACAAGAAATAAAGAGTGACATGCGTGATTTTACCCAACTTTTGGTCCAATACTGGGATTTTAACACCACCAAGATTTTTAAGAAGAAGCGGGATATAGAAATCGCTAACGCCGTGGTCGAACTTCTCCGTAGAGTTGATAACATCGACAATTTTAATAAAAAAGCTCTCTATCTTATGATTAGAGAGATGACGAACCACAAAACATCCCATATCACCAAGGTCATCAATAAGATGCGGGTGCATGTTTTGGAGCAAATGAACGAATTTAGACGAACAGGACATATTTCCGACCCATCCGCCTATTTTACGTATAAAAAATAGCCTCTAACTATTTATATGGTAGTAACTTGGAGGTTATTATGAGTTTAGACAAGGAAATATTTGACGGAAAGACACTTTCCGACCTCTTTTCAGAAATTTACAAGAATACCGACTCTAAGAGACAACAAATTAATACGTTTGTCTCTAAGTTGGTTATGCTTATCCGCACCCCAGAAGATGCAGCGGTTATTGGACCTGTTATCAAGGACTTTATTGAAGTGAACGTCAAGAATGACGAACATTTAGTCCGTGTAGCACAGATTGCACAACGTCTTGTGGGGGCAGTTTCTAAGGGTGACTCCATTGATGGATTATTAAGTGAAGCCGAGAAGCAAGCTTTACTTGGTGACTTAAAGATGGAAGTAGAAAAGTTAGAAGATGAAGGAAAAGATATCGAAGAAGATATCTTTGCAATCTCAAAGAGAGTTAAGTAATGGCTACTGGCATTGGTGCTAGAATACAAACAAGAACAAATGGTGTAAAAACCATACTTCCTGGTGCGCCAGGTTCTCAACCAATGCAAGCAATTATGGACAGTTTCATTTATGAAGCTGCACAAGTTGAGGACATTGTAATTAATGAAGCGGATGATAGATCTGGTAAAACTGGTAGCTCCGCTAACGTAGGAAGAGTAAAGATTAGATTTGTAAATACAGAAAAAGGTGCAAAAGGAGAAGATTTACCCTGGGCAGATCCTTTATTCCCATATCAGTCAACATATCCCTTGATTGGTGAGTATGTATTAGTATTCAAAGCTATATCAACATATTTTTACATAGGTCCAGTAAATATAAAAAGAAAAATTACTGAAAATGCTGCACCACTTATTGGTAAACTACAAGCCAGACAAGACAATAGTGTAAAAAATCAACGTGCACAAGCTGCTGGTGTACTTACACAACCCAAAGAAAATGTAAATCAAATAGGAACGAATTTCAAATCATTAAAAGTAAATCCATTAAAAACATTTGAAGGTGATGTATTATTCCAAGGACGATATGGTAATTCAATTCGTCTTGGAAGTAGTCAAATGATACGTTCTGCATTGGGTGAACAAAACCCGAACATTATTATGCGTGTTGGTCAAGGACCAGCGACATCTTTGACTAACGAAGATCGTAGTCCACAATCACTAACGAATGAATCCATAAACACTGATGCTAGTTCTATATGGATGGTATCAAAACAGATATTGGGACTAGTACCAGCTACCTTTAATACAAATGTGTTTCTGGCGTCGTTGTTTGAAAAACCTACAGTATTTGGTGGAGCATCTATACTATTAAACTCAGATAGAGTTATTTTAAATTCAAAAGATACATCAATTTTCTTATTTGCTAAAAAAGGTATACATTTAAATTCTCTAGAAGATGGTATTTCACTAGATACATCTGGGCAAGTTTCATTAACTACTCCAAATAATATAACGCTTTCGTCGGGTAAAACAGTAAGTTTGACCAGTACCAAAGAAGATATAATTATTAGTACTAAACGTGATGTGACCATTTCAGGTGATAGAAACATTGTAGTTCACGGAAATGAAATATTCTTAGGTGGTAGAAGTGTACAAGCATCACCAATTGTAATGGCAAGACCACTAAAGTTGTTTATGTATGAACTTTTACGAACTTTAATGTCAACTTCACCACTGACACTCGGACCAAGTGGTATAGTAAACCCAGCGTTGATAGCTAGAATGTTGATAGTATTTTCAAAATACATGGTATTACCCGATCCATTTAATCCATTATGGGCATCAAATGATAACTTTGTAATGAAAACCAATACCAGAACTACTGCATCAGACTTACCACCAAGCCAAAACTTTAAACAACTTACTGGTCTTGGAACCAGAGGTAGTCAAGATGCATTTACCACAGTCAGTCAAGTAGCAGATAATGCTGGGGTAAAAAATCTACGTAAGTTGTATGGTGAAGAACTTATTTCTAAGTTATAATTTATGACATTTTTACAAGACCTCAGAAGTGCAACAAGAAGTGCGCAAACAAACCCATACTTTGCGTCATATATACAAAATGCTACCAATGATGTATCGAAAATAGCATCAGTTTCTCGTGTGCCATCGGATGTACCGTTAGAAACATTGGTGGCATTATCTACATTCCGTCCAATCACTGCACCAGGAACAGTAACACAGACATCTCCGCAAAATATACAAGGTGTACAAGACGCAATACGAGCTAGATTACAAGCGTCAAATGTAAACATAACAAATTTATCAAACTTTGTACCATCTATTGCAGGAAATGCAATACAAACACGGGGTAATCCAACAGCAAATGACAGAAGAGTAAATGGTGTTCTTCGTGGATTGAATGCAAGACAACGAGTACTGGCTGGACTAGACCCAAAAACTAGAAAACTAGTTGAAGATTTGCAAGATTTAAAGAGATTACGAGAACTACAAGCAAAACTTGAAGCACTCGCAGCTAGACTGGAACAAGAAATTATAAAATACACAGGTATATTTAATGCAATCGTGAACGGACCAGATGCAATTGCATCTGCATTTTTGACTAGTGTAATTAATAAAATAGAATTGTTAGAACGTTCATACACTTCTGCAAAGAACTTGATATTATTGGTCAAGAAAACAATAGAAAACACAGTAAGAGCGATAACAAAAGCTTTATTCAAAGATATTCCACAAAGTATAGCTAGAATTAGAACTGGATTTGACGCATTAACAAAAATATTGAAGCTACCTGAAATATCTTTACGATTACGGTTCCCAAAACGTCCTAAGTTCCCACGGATGAATTGGACGATTGGGGATTTCTATCAAAAGTATAGAAAAGCCTTTGAAACTCTAAAACAAAAAAACAGTCAATTCTATCAAAAAGCTTTAGACACAGCTATACAGCAATCTGGTGTAGAAATTATTGACCCAAACAAAGATAAAATTCAACAAGGATTAACCAAAGCAAGAAATGCTCTTAAAGAAGCACGAGCACAATTACAAGCAAGACAAGCTGTACGTAATGAAGCAATTAACAGAGCAAGAACACAACTTATTGATAATATTAGAAAGACAACTCAGGTCACAGAACGTGAACGTGAACGTATTGCACGTGGTGATACTGGATTACAAAGAAACGCAAAGAATGCAATTGCTAGAGCACAAGCTAGATTGGCAGATATCGCGGGTAGAAGATTATATCTTACACCAGAAGAACAACGTATTATACAACCATCTAGTAGAGTTGCTGGTAGTACAACAAATGCATTTGGAGATTTGTCATATTCTGTAAACGATCGTATTGTTGTAACTCCTGATGGTAGAACTGTATATAAGGATAGACGAACAGATAAATTGTATGTAATACAATCACCACAAGACCGTGTTCGTGAGTTAACGGCCACCTCAGTAAATCGCTTGCAAGCAAATGCTCAAGAATTTACCGCAGGTATAGGTACTATCAATACGGCAATAGCGACAGCAGCAGAAGTTCAAGCTACGATGAATAGTAAAGTATTAAAAGCAGAATTTGGTATTAATTTATTACAAGAAGCGCAAAATGTAAATAATATAACACGAGAAGCCAGACAAAGTACAAATGAAGTTACTCAACAGCAAAATCCTGTATTAGCTGACGAATTTACAATAGATGCAGAAACACGAACAGTAACAACCATTACACGAAGATTATCTGCATCAGAAGCTACTAACCAAGCAACTGCTTATAATAGAAGAACTGCTGAATTTAATGGATATACAACACCGTTAACTATCAGACCAAGTGGACCAAAACTATTGAATGTAAGTGGTCAAAACGTGTATGAATTAGTATTGGCAATAACATATAAAAATTTTAATAACTTAAATCAAGCTAGACTTGAACAATTAGGACAACAGCAGTCGGCTGTAGCATTCGATAGGAGTACGGCTACTGTGGGAACTCCGATAACCTCAGTTCCAGCATCAGCACCAATTTCAGTTTCACCACAAGTAGAAGTACCAACTTCACAATTTGTTGCGGCTAGTGCAACTCCAAGAACATCCACTCCTGCACCTACACCACCAATTGCAACACCAGGATTTGATATAGACCAATCACAATCAATATTTGGAACACCACGTAAGTTGTCCGTGTTTGAAATAGAAGCATTAAATAATAGATTAGCTAGTCCGCTTATCTCCGATGAAGAAAAAGTAAGAATACGACAAATACTAGGAGTTGCAAACCAACTTCCAACGGATTTGCAACTACCAAAAGATGCTGAATTAGAATTTTCACAAGAGGTTACTAGACCAAACTTAAATGTAAACCTTAGTGGTAACACTGCAACACTATCATTTAATGCAAGATCAAATAGCGATCCAAGAGTAAATGTAGAATATAGTTTAGATAATGGAAATACGTGGACTGCAGCAAACCCACCAAGAGTTTCAGGTGACATTGTAATACCTAATCTAGATACTGGTATTTACGCTGCTAGAATTCGTGGTATACGAGCAGACGGGACAACCAGTATTTCTTCTCAACCAAAACCAATCGTAATCAATATAAGTAAACCTGTTATATTTGCGATAAGACCACGTACATCTACTAGTGCAAAAATATTATTTGATGATACAGTATCTACAGTACAGATACAAGTGTATCAAGTCAAAGCAACAACTGGAAACCAGCCTAGTGCATGGTACGATGCACTTCCTGACGATGGGCAAAGTGATCGTAAAGCTATAAGATCTCCTATAGTGGTATATGGTTTGGAAACAGATAAACCATATACAATTGCAATACGAGCTAGATACGCAGACGGTACATTTGGAAACCCATCGAATGCAATAACGTATACACCATTTAAAATGGCATCTGAAGGTGGTGGAGTTATTGCCTAAAAACGGTCTAAATCGTTCTAAATCATATATTTTTGATATTTAAATAGAGGGGCTAAATCGGTTATTTTTATCAGGAGAGACAAATGGACAAAACATTACTAAAAGCATACATCAGAACAATAGTCGAAGAAGAAGTCAATAGAATTCTTCCTGACATTTTGGGTGAAGCTGTGGCACAAATCAAGGGTACACAACAAGTTAACGAAACTGTTGCGCCCCCAAGTAAGCCAAAGTTTGACCGTTCAAAGTTGGCTGCGATGATGGGATTGGAACGTCACGGTGACACCATTTCGGCAACAACCAGTAATATAAGATTACCAGAAAATATTCCACAGGGTTTAGACTTAAACAACCCATCAGTGCAACCAGCGGTAGAGGCCATTACCAAAGACTACAGCGCTTTGATGAAAAAGATGGGATTGAGTAAGTAGTATGGCAAAAACCGTCTATCTAGGACAAACACTTCCGTTACAAAGAACCAATCGTGGATATTTTCAATCTACTACGGACCCTTTAGAAAATGAAAAGTCAAAGTTTATTAACCTAATTTTGACAAAAAAAGGTGAACGTGTATCCAATCCAACGTTTGGGTGTGACCTGTGGAGATTATTGTTTGAGCAAAAAAACGGTGACACGCAAGATTTAGCAAAACAATATGTTCTAGATGCGGTAAATAGATTTATGCCATACCTAGTACTCCAAGAAATTCAAGTCACAAACACAGAAACTTTTTTAAATGACAATTATATTATATTGTACGTCAGATATGGATTTACTAACAACCCATTGGCATCCGATTCGGTAGAACTAACACTTGGAACTAGTGTTTCTGGTCAATTAGTTACTTCTGGTAGAACTGTGAGTTCTAATATTTTTGACACACAAACCGACCCAAACGTTTTAAGTTCTTTGGGAAGAAGAACTACCTCAAACGGGCAAACTATTTAATTTTGAGATAGAAAATGGCTACAACCAACCACGTATTAAATAAACTATCAGTAGCACCCAAAGAGGTAAGTTACCTCAACAAGTCATTTACTGACTTTAAGGGTGATCTAATTACGTTTGTAAAAAATTATTATCCTACAACGTGGACAGATTTTAACGAAGCCAATCCAGGCATGATTATGTTGGAATTGGCAGCATATGTTGGTGATGTGTTATCGTTTTATGTGGATAATTCATTTAAAGAAAATTTATTAGCATACGCTGAAGAAGAAGGAAACGTAATTACAATAGCACAAGCTTTAGGATATAAACCAAAAACAATAGTACCGGCTACAGCAGAAGTTTTAATTTCTCAAGTAGTACCAGCATTAGGTGCATCGGAAGGTTATATTCCTGACGCAACATATTTTTTAAAAATAGATAGGAATTCAACAGTTTTCACGCAGGCACCAAATGTTGTGTCATTTAGAACAACAGAACTTGTGGATTTTGCAGATCCTACAGGCAGGTCTATAATTCCTAGACAATTAGATTCTACAACATTATTACCAGTAACGTATCTAGTAACTAAAAAAGTTAAAGTTATTGCGGGTGATGTTCGTCAAGAAACATTTACGTTTGGTGATCCAGAAAAATTTTCTGCAATTACCATAGGTGATGTTAATGTAACAGCTATTAGTGATGTAGTTGATGCAGACGGATATAAATTTTATGAAGTAGATTATTTAGCACAAGATACAATAATTGATGACAAAGAAGTAAGCTATGTTTCAAGTGTTAGTGAATCGGTAGCACCTACATACGCTATAAAATACAGAACAGTTCCACGTAGATTTGTCACACGACTAACACCAGATAAAAGAACACAGGTAATATTTGGTTCTGGTCGAGGAAACGCATCAGAAGATATCGTATATCTAGATTCACAACAGGTAGCAAATAGTGAATACGGTACACAATTAGCAAGTGTTTCACTTAGTAATACAGATTTGTTGAACACAGATAACTTTGGTATAGCACCAGCAAATACAACACTTACGGTTACATATTTTTCTGGTGGTGGAGTAGCAAGTAATGTTGCATCAGGAACAATAGTAAACGTTGGTGAATTAAATATTTTAAATAGAACAACAGAATTCAATCAAACCGAAACTGATTTATTTAATGACATAGTAAAAACGGTAACAGTATATAATGAAATGCCAGCAACAGGTGGTCAAGATGGTGAAACTGTTGAAGAAATTCGTCAACGAGCACTCGCAATATACAGTTCACAAAATCGTGTAGTTACCAGAAGAGATTACGAAGCACGTGTGTTATCTATGCCTTCAAAATACGGAGCAGTAGCAAAAGTACTAGCAGTCACAGATGCCTCACAGACAACTATACAATCGCAGCAAACATCAACACAACAAGAAATAAATACTCCAAAACCAAACGCAATTAATCTTTATGTGCTTGGATATAATCAAAATAAAAAGATTACAACCTTAAACAGTTTGGTAAAGTCAAATTTACAACAATATCTATCGCAATATAGAATGTTAACGGACCAAGTAAACATTCTTGACGCATTTATTGTTAACATTGGTGTAAATTTTGATATAACTGTATATAAAAACTATAATATACAAGATGTATTAGCAGTGTGTTTGGGTGCAATTAAAGAGTATTTCGATAGTACCAAATGGAACATCAATCAACCAATTAGACTAGGTGATTTAGCACTATTAATACAAGCACAAGATGGAGTGCAGAGTGTAAATTTTGTAGAAATAGTAAATAAGTATTTCTTTAAAGATGGTAGAGATTATCAACCATATCGTTATGACATCACAGACGCGACCGTTGATGGAATAGTATATCCATCACTTGACCCATGCATCTTTGAAGTTAGATACCCAGAAGATGATATCGTAGGAAGTGCAAGACAATGAGATTAATATTAACCGCATCCGCAGATACCACTATCTATAAAAGATATCCACTAAACAACGCTGGACTGGATGAAATTATAGAGGTAGGTAAAGTAGCAAAACCAGAAGATTTAGATATAGCATATAGCGCCAGTGCCGCACGTACATTGGTAAATTTTGCATTACCAACAAGTGGATCAATTCCAGATACGGCATCATTTTATCTTAACTTGAAGATTGCAAATGCAGAAAAAATGCCATATTCGCAACAACTAGAAATATACGAAATTTCTGGTTCGTGGATAGAAGGTAGTGGATACTTCGTTCAACAAAATGTAAATCCTCGTGATGGTGCAACGTGGAGTGGTAGTAATGCATCAGCGGGTGTGTCGTGGAGTATTTTGGGTGGTGATTATTACGCATCACCATCAACCAGTGTTATATTAAATGAATATCCAATGCAAGATTTACGTGTTGATGTATCGAACATAATGCAAGACGTGTTGGTTAATAATAGAGATTTTAAAGGATTTATAGTTAAATTTTCATCTGCATCAGAAGCAGATTACGTAAATGAAGGAAATATCAAATTCTTCTCAAAACAAACACACACCATCCACGCACCAGTTTTGGAAGCTGCGTGGGACACATCAACATTTTCAACTGGTTCGTTAAAAGTAATACCAAATACAACAGATATCGAAGTTGTTCCCAAGAATGCAAAAGAAACGTATATTCGTAATACAAAAGAAAAAATTCGTTTTGTAGTACGTGATAAGTATCCACGTAAAAATTTTGATTCAACATTACGATACACGAGTAGATATTATTTACCAACATCGTCATACTTTAGTGTAGTTGATAGACAAGCAGGTACAACAATATATCCAGCAGATAGTTTTGCAAAGTTGAGTTGTGATGCAACTGGGTCATATTTTGTATTGGATACATCACCACTTTACAAAAACAGATACTACGCTGTAAATTTAGAAATAAATAACGGAAGTGAGGATACCACCACCATTCCAGAAATATTTACTTTCTTGGTGAAGTAATGTCGTTCGATGATTTGATTAAAACGTTTAAGGTGCAACCAGACTTGAATAGAGAGTTCTGGACATCTAATAACAAGCTTAATCCAACTATTCGTGCAGCGTTGATGAAGATTGCAAAGGAGTTCTACGATAGTATTGACCTCGAAAATAAACCAAAGGTCAAAGACATTGTATTTACTGGTAGTTTAGCAAACTATAACTACTCACAATACTCCGATGTTGACCTTCATTTGTTATTTGATTTTGGTAAAGACAAGGAAATATTATCACAATTTTTCTTGTTAGCAAAGTCAAAATGGAATGATAAGCACGACATCACAATCAAGGGATATGATGTCGAAGTTTATGCAGAAGATGCAAGCTCACCTCACGTTGCAACGGGTTTGTATAGTGTATTGAAAAACAAATGGATTAAGGAACCAAAAAAAGAAACACCAGTATACGATGAACAAGACGTAATGACTAAGGTAAAACACATAGTTGGTATATTTGACCAACTAGTGAATCAATATAAGTCTGGTCAACTTACTGGATTAGATAAAAAAATTGAAAAATTTAGAGACAAGTTGGGTAAGTTTAGACAATCTGGATTAGATACAGGTGGAGAATTCTCGACAGAAAATCTCACATTTAAGTTATTACGTCGAGCAGGATATATGGAAAAGTTAGCAAATCTACAAAATATGACAACGGACAGACAACTTTCGGTCAAGGAAGTAAACTGATATGGCACAACTGATAGCAATAAACAAAACAACAGTAGAAGCAACAGATTTTACTACAGGGTCATCAGACTTAGTATTACGTATACCACTAACGTCCGGCGAAGTTGTACAGTTTACCGCTGAAACACAATTTTTTACTCCAAGACAAATCGCAACAAGTAAATCAGATGTATTGGGATTGCCAAGTCAAAGTGTTGTAGAATACACAGCAAATAGTATTCCAGTAGTAAAATTACCATTGGGTGACGCCGAAATACCTGCTACACAATATTATCCTATTTCCGTTGTAAGTGATGTATATATTGACGCACCAATTGATAACTTTTTTAGAGAGTTAGTGGATGATTTAGAACTACCAGAAGATCCTACACTTACTCAACTTCGTGACCAACGAGCAGCAGCAATGCAAGCAGCAATGGCACTAGAAGATTTATCCGCCGCAGCACAAGTAGCAGACCCAGAATTGTTTGCCGAAGCTGATGATGCAATTACAGAAGGATTAGCAGAAGCAGTTCCAGCTGAACAACCAGACCCAACAGCAATCTTAACTCCGGAAGAAGCAGATGAATTAGCTGCTCTCGACCTAGTGGGTATTACGGACGCATCGGGTGTCACCGATGGTGCAGACGATATTATCGACCCAACCCCAGAAGTATTATACGACGATTTAATCCAGAAACTTCCAAGAGTTCCTGGAAACGATAAAATTGAAGGTATTGATACAATCAACAAAGCAATTGATTTACTTAATGAAGGTATTCAAGCAGTTGAAGAATCGACAAAAACTGGTGTTGACGAAGATGGTAAATGTAAGTTTATTACCGTTGCAAAGGGTAAAAAAGGATTCCGTGGTATTGGTAAAAAGAAAGAACGTAAGGTGTCTCGTGCAGATACAGAAGCTAAGTTAAAGTTGGTCAAAGAAGATATCGCTGCACAAGAAGCAAGCACTACAATATTAAAAAATCCACAAAGTGGTGTCAAACCACTTGTAAAAATTAGTAGATTGGCAGCATTTGGATCGGCAGTTGCAGGGTTTGCAAAAGGTGCAGGATTTCTTGGAGCGGTAGTTGGTGCGGTTGCAACAGTAGCTACAGGAGGATTGGCTGGTGGATTAATCGCAGCAGCAGGAACCACAGCAGCAGGTATTGTTGGGGGTGTAGCAACTAGTGCTGCAGGTGCTTTGGTCATTCCTCGTGGATACACATTGATGAGAAAAAATGATTATCTAAAAGTACTTAGAAAAACATCAGAACAATTAGAAAAAATATTGAATAAGGATTGTGACTAATGCCCAATCAAAATAATTTCGTTCAGGTTATTCCTAATAACCCACGATCATTTCCAGTATCACGTATTGCTGAATCGGATGCCGACCAAGATATTTTGGAGGGTAGACTTCCTGGACAATTTGGGTTTGATGCAGACGATACAATTGAAATGCATTTCTATGATACAGCAAATAGTCTAGTAGGGTCGGTAGTCATACCAGTAAGTACAGGAATAATATCGGCAAAAACTATTGCACTACCAGACGGAACTACTGATGAAAAAGTTATTATAGATATGACCAGAGTTCAACAAGAACTTGGTTTACTAGTACCTCCGGGAAACTATAATGTATCTATAAACTTTTTTTCAGATGAAATTGGATCATACACCGACCCAAAAATGATTGTTGAAGAAGTATCACCATCAAGAACAGAATTACGATTGGGATTTACTAACAATACGGTTACAACCACAGAACAAAGTGAATTATTTGAATTTGTCCAACAATCAGTTCCTCGGGTAATTGCAGCAGGATTAGTTGCAGATACACTTGGGGTTAATCAACAAGGTACTGGTGTAGAAATAAATCCAGAAATAGAAACATTAATTGATACATCAAGAACTGCAATTCAGGGATTTATAGATACTGTTGTAGAACAACTTATCGCAGAAAATCCAGACATTATAGGACAACTAGCAGATTTACAACCAGATGCTCCAGAAAACTTAAATTTTACTATAGAATTTTTAGTTGGTTCTATTTATGATGAGATGGTTGCCTTGTTGTCAACAACAAAGAATTCTAAGCAATTTGATAGATTACAAGAAGATGAGATGACAGTATTATTAACGCAGGCAATAGATAATGTCCTTAAAAATACTAATTTAAATTTATATACGCAAGACACAGTACGATACGAAACTAATTTGGTTGCAGACACATTTGCAACATCATTGGCATTGGGGTAATATATGGCTAACGCGGCAGATTATTTAATACTAGATACAACACAGTTGATAAATACTTACAAGTTGAGAACTCGTAGTATACAATCTCGTACATTTGTAGCTAGAAATTCGGCACCAAATTATATTCTATCGGCGGTTATAACATCAAATTTGGACGGGGTAGTAGTAACCCCAGGTGCATTTAAGCTGCAACCAGATGAAAGTATTACCGTATCAGTAGAATACGATACAAATCAATTAGAAGTGTACCCAGCGGGAACACTTGAAGGTTCACTTGACATCGCTGTTTCTGCAAATCCTGTGGTAATACCACAAATACCAGTAGCACCTCCAGCTCCAGAACTACCAGAGGCTCCAAGACAAATTATTTCTCGTATACAAATTTTACCAACAAACTTTACTTTGTCCGAAGTTGGCGAAACAACACAGTTTAGTGCAGTGTTGTATGTTGACGATGTACCGGAACCCGCTACATTCCGGTGGAGTTTAGAAAATAATAGAGCGGGTGCATTTATAATAAACGAAAATACTGGTATTGTCAAAGCGTTAACTCCTGGAGTTACAAAAGCAAACGTAAAAGCTGTATTGTTAACCCCAACCAAATATTTGGGTACCGAAGGATTATCAATTGTTGCATCAAATATCGCAGTTGTAGTTCCTGTTGGAGGAGCACCAGTACCAACAACAGGTAACTTAACAGTTATTGTTAATGGTATGACGAGAAATATAGGAGCAAGTGTAACAATATCTGGTATAAACCAATCAATAACTCAAACAACGACATTTAACAACATTCCAGCAGGTAATTACACAATTACACCAAATGTTGTAACGGCTGGAGGAGTAAATTATAATCCAGTTGGTGGTGGTGAAATTTACGTAGCACCAGGACAAAATGCAGAGGTTACAATTCAGTACACCAAACAACTACCACCTGATGTAAACTCAATTCAAATAGTAACGGTGTCTGACTCCGCAGGTAATGTATTACAACCAGGACAAAGAGTTAAGACTGGTGAAAGAATAGTTGTTGTAGCAAATACATACAGAAACGGTATTGTAGCAAATATTGGTGATGTACAGTTTACTGCAAACAACACACAAGAAGGTGTACAAACAGTACAATCTAGATCAGACGGTACATATAAAGTACTATTTACTGTTACGCAACCAGGTGAAATAAACATAACAGCGTTTAATCAATCAGCGGGTTCTGTAACTGGTCAATTATCCGCAACACGTGCAACAGAATATAGTATTAGATTGGTAGCACCATCAACCTTAATTCTAGGACAATCTTCACCGTTAACTGCGGTAGTACTACAAGATGGAGTAGAAACAAATATTCCTGTAGAAATTGAAATAGCAAGTGGTACAGGAACAATATCTAGTAAACGACCGGCAGAACTAAGGACGCAACCACCAGTAACACCACCACAAGAACAACCAACTTTCGTAGCAGCGACCGAAGCAGCACAAACTGGAACGGCAACTGGTGGTACAATAGTAGACACTAGTGCAGCAGGAACATCTGGTGGAGTATCTACGGGTGGTGAATTTGACCAAATAGCATTTATAAATCAGGGACAAAACGCAATTTAATATAGAAGGATTTTATTTATGACAACTACAAGATACGTAACTGGTGATGGAATAGGTGCATTAACTCTCGTTGCTAGAGCAGTCGATCCTAACGGAAATTCAATCGTACAACAAACAACAATTACAGTAAATCCGTCACCTTCTGTACCAAAATGCTATAGTGCAGTTTTAACACTTAGTACAGTACAAAGTAGTATTGAAACAGCATGTGCTCAATTTGGAGCACTTGGTACATACTATTTGGGTTCACCAACTGCTACGGTATATAGCACCGATAGCTGTTCAGAAGTAGCGGTAGATGGATTTTACAAAACAGAAGATGGTAATTGGATTAATATTAATGCCGGTACAATAAGTCAACGTGGATCGTGTGTAACATTAACAGCACCAAGAGCAGTAGAAAGACGCCCACAAGAATTTAATATCGGTGGTGTAACAAATACAGTATTTTTAACTCCACCAATAGCAGCTAGAATACCTGGAACACCAGATAGAGGTGAAGATTTTGTAAGAAAACCATCGTTTACAAATCCGGCACCAAGCACAATTCCTGTAAAAGAACAATTTGTTAATGTACGTCAATCCGAAACAGTACCCCAACGCCTACCAGAACAATTGGTAGCTCGTATAAAAGAATTAGCTCCTACGAATGTTGATGAATTAATTTCACGTGCAAGGTCTTTGGGATTGAGTGTATCTCAAGATACTGCTACAACTATTACTAGTGTTAGAGGTGGGCCGAAAAAACAAGCATTGTTTGTACGATTACGTCAACAGGTACAGGCAGCTATTGATAAAGCAGAAAGACAATCGGTTAACGGTGGAGTAGTTGTATCAGAAACAAATCAAACAATATCCGACACCAACACAGAATTATAATAAAATATGGCACTTGCATCTGGTATTAAATCATTAAAAACTGTAGTAGCAGTTTACGAAGCAGATATAGATCAATCACAGAAGTCAGTATCACTTCAAACTAATTTACAACAGTACGAACCTGTTGTAGTTGATTTGCGATCTGCTTTGGTAAAGGCACTTACCAGTCAAGTTAATTCTAAAATACGTGCGTATAATGACAAAGAACGTTTTCTAAAAACATTATTGAATTTTGGTGATGATACGCAACGTATTATTACTAATTGGAAGTTGGACCCAAACGATTCCACAAAACTTTTAGTCAAACTATTAACACCACTTGATTTTAATTTGGATGTTGGTAATAGAGTATTTTTAAGTCGTGAAGTAGTAAATACAGTTGTAGATACAATCAAACTAGACGCACCACCACAACCAGATACTACATCGGTAGTATTACGAACTAAAAATACAGATTTAACAAACATTGGTAGCTCTGATATTGAATTACTAAACGTTCAAAATCGTAGAGTTGCAAATCAGACGTTATCAAGCATTGGAATAGACATAACAGGATCAGAAGATCAATATGGTGGATTTACATTCCAAGACAATTTACTACGTAAATGGTATACCGACGATTATCGTTCCGCAGAACTTAATATAGATTATACAGACTACGCAAATTTCGTCACATATAGTTCTGCAAAATTACGATTGGATGCATTTAAACAAAAAATTACAAAAATACGTGAACTGGAAACAAAATCTAGATTCTACGCCACAGGAACTACAGGATCAATATTTGGATTTTCTGAAACCGTTATTGATACACCAACTATTTTTTATGAAGATACAACATTAGCAAGTCCAGTATTAATTGATGAATCAGGTTCGGCAACAGTATCTTCTGGGTCTACTTTAACAATATACGCAGTGGATGCACTACCTTCTGCTGCGGTATATCTTGTAGAGGGTGCTAAAGTTGCTGCACTTGAAATAGAAAATATTATCCGTAGTTTTGATGGATATGAACGATACCTATTCAACCAATCAGGTAGTGCATATAGTGCAAGTGTGTACTGGCAATTAAGCGGAACAGAGTATAATGTCGATGGCACTTGGCCAAAGAAAAATTCAAATGGAGACTTGTACCCACCATCTAGCGTACAAGTAGCTGATTGGTACGAAATACAATCTAATATTGCAAGAAGATATGATGAAAATAATGTAAACTTATTATCAAATGCAATACCGCAATATCTAGTAGACGATGTAAACTCACAAGAATTTATTAAGTTTACACAAATGATTGGGCACTTATTTGATAACATTAAATCATATATTGATCAATTACCAAATATTTACGACAGAAAAGTAAATGCTACGGAAGGATTATCGCAAGATTTAGTATGGGAAGTTGCAAAGTCGTTCGGGTTATCATTGACCAATCCTGATTCAGCAGCATCGTTATATAGTTTTACCACAGATACATCATTAACAAAGAAACGTGAACAAGTTACAGAACTTTGGAAGCGTTTCTTACATAATGCTCCATATCTCAATAAAACACGTGGTACTGTAAATTCACTTAAAGCGTTACTTAGTATTTTTGGATTAAATGAACAAGTTGTTGGCATTCGTGAAACAGATACAACGAGTACTGGTAGCTATGAGATATTTGACGAAGTAACTAACGCATTAAATTTTAATACCAGTTCATATCTAGTATTACCTATGAGTGGTGCTTCTCAACGTGAAACATACACGTTGCAATTTAGATTTAATAATCCTACACAAGTAAACACCACGTTGGGTGTTGGAGATACAGGAACACCTTCAGGTTCGTGGACAGTAGAATTACAAACATATCCATCAGCATCGTCACCATATGGACGAGTAGTTGTTAAAGACACAATAGGTGAAGTGTTACTCAGTAGTAGTTATGCAGATATGTTTGATAGTGAAGATTACTATGATGTAATGCTTCGTTATAATGTAAATTCTGTAGATTTATTAGTAGCACACTCTGATGGTGAAGAAATTTTATACTCATCAAGTATGAGTACCACTGGTTCATACTTACGTGACGCATGGAAAGCTACCCAAAATTTCTTCCTTGGTGGATCTGGTTCATTAAGTTTAAACAACTTTAACGGATTTGTTGACGAAGTTCGTGTGTGGGGAGAACGCATCACAAATCAACGATTCTATGAACAAGTATTAGACCCAGGAAGTTTTGTCGGTAATACTTATACGTCACCTGTTGAAAACTTATGGGTAAGATTATCGTTCCACACACCAAAAAATCTTTCTTCGGGAAGTATCGCAAACGAATCACCGTACAGAAATAAAGACGGTGCTTCCGACCCACTATTACCATTGTTACCAAACTTAACAAATGTTGTGGCGGTTGGGTTTGTAAGTCAGACATCATATCCGTATAGTATGGCTCGTGTAAGTAGAAAAGTTAAACAATATACAACAAACGCTGGGGCATACTCATACGGTAGTAATAATATATTGATAGCTCCACCACCTGTATTTACAGAAGTATCTACCGACGGTGGACTGGTTCTTCACAGAACAAAAAGTATCGTTGATAACGAAACTCGTAGACAACAACAGCAAACAAAAAAATATCTTGGATTTTTTGTATCACCGACAGATGCAGTCAACAATCTATTAATTCGTTCACTAGGTAATATTGATGTACGTGGACTTGTAGGTATTAATCCACGATACAAATCAAAATACGAAGGTATTGAAGCAATACAAAATTATTACAAACAATACTATAATGCAACAGTAAATATTGCACAATTTGTTCGCTTTTTTGACCAACTTGCACCAACACTTTTTGAACAAGCAAATCAATTAATACCAGCAAGAACAGTACTAGGTTCCGGTGTTGTCATTGAACCAAATATTCTTGAACATAAAAAAGTTACATTTGAAAAACCAGTAAAATTAAGTGGTGCAAATACAAGAAGAAATAGCACGTTTGCAAACACAGAAAAAACTTATGTACGTGATTTTGATATAACCGTATCAACAGAAACTACAATTAATATTAGAGCACGTGAAAGTCAAAGTGCATTCTTTACGGATTATAATACAGCTCTTAATATGAACGATGAAATGGTATTACGTGGGGATTCAAACAACACGTTTACCACAGAATTAACAAGTTCATTAATTGTTCCGTCTGGTGATTATCATAACACGTATAATGCACAACCATTGTTTATGACCTCATCAATGCCACAAGGAGAAATACTTACTGGATTATTAGATGGTGTTACGATTGAAAACGCTGGTGGAGTAATGTTAGGTGACTACAGCTATTATGAAGGGCCAGCATTCCATCCATATACATCACGTTCTATTGAATCACAATACGATGTATTTGATTCTGATATTGACAAATTAAGTTATATTAATTACTTGCAAACTTACGCAGGTATGACACCAACTGAAGCAAGACAAGCTGCGGTAAAGTACAAACCAGGAAACATTATTGATATCAATGATATTATTGGTACTAATGATAATCTTACTTATGCAAGTTTAATTAATGTCATTCCACCAACTGCGGATTTTGATGATTTGGGAGTTACTAGTTATTTTATTAGAGATAGTGGTATTTACTCATTTGAAACTGTGTATAAAGAAATTATAGGACAAAACCAACTAAATTTCTTAACTGGTGCGGCAGCAACGTGGTCGTTTGGAACACAGTATGGTAGAAACGATGTAGTAGTTCAACTCGGAGCTACAGGATCAGCTAAAACGTCAAATGGTAAACTATTTAGATATATTGCCCAAGACGCACCATCGGTATCATATAATTTCCCATCACAAGACAAAAATAGATGGGCACCTGTATTTTACCGTGGGAAAGCAGTTAATACACCATATCGTCTTATTTTTGATATTAATAAGGCACAAGGTGATGAATCGGTATTTACACTACCAATAACACGAGTATTGGTAAGTAGACCAATTGTTACACCTGGTAGATATTCTAAAAAGTTAAGTTTCGGTTCATTCTCTGCAAACACTAGAGAAACAGGTCTTATTCGTTTACAGGCGATTGCGTCATTATTTTCTGTAAATGTTGGTGTTGGTGATTCACCAGCACCAAATATACGAGTTAGATTGTATGATAGATCTGACAAACGTGATGCAGATTTAAACAGAGTATTTGGTATAGAACCAACTGGTGACCACGGTGTTCTATTCGATATGAAGTTTGAGTCTGGGTCGGTTAGTAAAAATGTTGGATTGTACCCACCCGTAACTCTAGTAAACAATGATACTGGTCTGGCATCAAGCCCTATTATTTATTATACAGTTGACGAGTTGGGTGGTAATACCTACGGTAATGGATTTATCGTAACATTTAATTACTTCGCTATTGAAGCACCTATCGAACTTCCAATTGGATATCTACCAAGACATTATAAGTTTTATAGAGACACACTTTTAGCCACAAAACGTAGAAATTATGTGGGATGTCTACAAACACAAGACACAACAACAGATGGACGTTCACCAGTTGAGGTCACATTCACCGCAGGTACCACGATTACGGTATCTCCAAACATCCTCCAAGAAGAAGATAATTTGGGTGGAATTAACCTAAATGTGAACTAAAACCAAACTATAACATATTTATATTAGACAATTTACGTCAGGAGAGGTACAAATTATGGGATATCTAAACAAATCAACAATCACAGTTGATGCGGTGTTAACGAAAAAGGGTAGAGAACTTCTATCCAAGGGAAGAAGTGAATTCGAAATCACTCAGTTTGCAGTGGCTGATGACGAAGTAGATTACACATTATATACTACTTCTCACCCACTTGGTTCTGCATACTATGGTTCAATCATTGAAAGTATGCCAGTTCTTGAAGCTTCTCCTGATGAAACACAAGCAATGCGTTATAAGCTTGTTTCATTAGACAGAGGTACCAAGGAAATTCCAGTTATTTCATTGGGTGTTTCTGCATACTCACTTAATTACAACGACTCGGTTGTAGTAAGTCCAACCACAACCGCAGAACTTGCAACCGCTGGTTACACAGCAATTCTTTATGATGGAAACGTAGCAACGTTGACCACCAACCAACCATTGGCAGCTGGAACAACAGTTCCATTCTTCCAAGTCAACCAAGCAACATCTGCTAACGCAGTTGTTGTCCAAGGATTTAGTTTCAACTTAACATCCAAGGAATTAACAGTTGACCGCACAACACAATTAACAATTGTAAACAATCTTACTGGTGCAACCAAGACGGTCACCGTTTCTGTGGCTGCTAAGCCAACAGTATAATAGGGGTTTAACATATGGCAATTAGAACTTTCGTCCCATTTAACATTGATGAAGATGTAGTACCAGCGAACCAAACCACGGTAACAACTGGTTTGTGGTCTGGTGACACAGGTAGTTTGACTACACTCTTCACATCAACCACACAGATTTCTGCTAGTGGTGAATATTATTTTGATGCATATGATAAGAACCCAGCAACCGATACCACAGCAGAAGTTCAATTTGCTGTAGCATACGGTCATATTTCTGGTGGTGGTTCTCCAACATTAGCACAAGATGACTTGGCAGTATTAGCAACTAAAGCAACATATCTACAATATAAGAACATTTTGTTAGACCCATCGGATGACTTATTTACATTTGGTAACACAAACGCAGACCACATTTATGTTATTAATGTTCAACGCGCAAGACTACGTGAACAACTTGACCCAGGCAATTGGCTCTTGACATTATCTGGATCGTTAGGTAAATATACATTTATTGACGATAGTGGTCAAACATTAAGTGCAAAGTCAAAAACCAGTAAGTCTGGTCGTGTATTTAACGTAGCATCGGGATCATTAACAGGTCCAAGTGGTAGTACAGTACTAACCAGTCAATCAGCAGCAGGTAAGGGATTTGGTCTTGTATATCCAGATTTGGGTATCATCGTATTAAATCCAGATGCAATCATTCCAACCGTTGGTTTTGAATCCGCATCAGCTGGATTTGGTTGTGGTAACGCTGGTGCACAAGATTTCACATATGATACTACTAACACTGTAGTTCCATTTGCACCATTTACAGGTTCATTAACAACTAACAGTGGTGCTGGTCGTGAACAACGTGCACACGATGGATTACTTCGTTCAATCAAGTTGGGTGCAGATTTCCAAGCACGTTCAGCAGAAACAATTTCGTCAACACATTATTTCGTTCGTTTAAGAAATAAAGACTTTAACTATACAAATAATCCAACATTCTACAACAATACAAATGGTCAAATCTTGAACGATGACTTCGTACAAGACCCACGAGTATACGCAACAAGTATTGGATTATATAATGGTAAGAATGAATTATTAGCAGTTGCAAAACTCAGTCGTCCATTAGAAAAGTCATTTGACAAGGAAGCATTAATCCGCGTTCGTCTTGACTTCTAATGAACAAAGGGAGGTTCTATGAGAGCAGTAAAACCTCTCGACACGGATGGATATACTAAAAATGATTATGTAGCGTATGTGTCCCAGAGTTATACAATTACCTCTGGGTCATTTACGAATACAGAATATGTAACAATTGATTTTGCTGACCAACCTTCCGATGATTGGAAGTATCAACAAACCAGTGATTTTGATTTAGGTTATCTCAATTCTAGTAGCGGTATATATTCTTATCCGTTGTACAGTTTATTAAATCGTGCATTTTATTCTTCACAATCAATTGTGGAATATGGTACATCGTCTATAGCTGTAAATAAATTTACACCAAGTCAATCGCTGTATGTCTTTAATATAGCAAACCAATCGGTGGGGGACGGAATAAAACCAGGTAGTTTTAGTATTAGAGTATCTGGGTCGTCTCCAATTCTTGATGATGGTTATGGTCGATTATATGTAAATAATACTGGTAGTGTGGTGGGTAATGTTTTTTACAAGCATGGTATCGCAACTGTAAAAAATAATAAAACATCACCTTCACAATCTATTTCTACAAATGGATTAAAGTTAGCACCATTCTTACCAGTAGACGTAAACTACACATCGTCATATACAATTACAGAACACACTGTAGTGTGTAAAATTCGACCAACAGAATTTAACGCATCTGTATTTAATCACACAATAGGTTACTATAAAGTAGTTACTGGTTCGTATGTATCGGCTTCACAAACTGTTATATACACAAATTATGAACCGAATGTATCTTCGTCGGCAGTTGCACAAAATTATGTAGAAGTTAACGGAACGGGAAGTTTAGTAGTAGGACAAGCACTATCAGAACTATTTGATTCCGGAAGTTTAACACCATATGTTACAACGATTGGATTATACGACAAAAATTACAATTTGGTTGCTATGGCAAAGTTAGCAAATCCAGTACCAAGAACGAAAAACGTAGACCAAACTTTTATTGTAAAGTTTGATACCTAATGTGGAGAACATAGTATGTCAAAGTTAGTAGAACTATTAGAAAATAGACAAAAGTACGATAGATTAAATAAATTAAGTGCACACTCACCAAATACAGCAAATCCAAAAGAGTTCAGTGCTCGTAATCAATCTGATTTAACGCAAGGTAGAGAAGAAATTATTCAATCTAACTCGGTTGATTTTTTTGGTAATACTTATCAAACTGGGTTTGATGCATTTAGACCAACCTTGAGTGTAACAGGATTTAGAAAATCAGACGGTGCACAAAATTCAAAATTTACAGGAAACCCAGCTGGGGCAGCTACAACTGAAGATAATGCATTTGATTCGTACAATAGATTTGCAAACGATTCGGTTCGTAAAAATTACGACTCAAAATTAGTTCACAGATATCTAGCAACAAATAACGAACAACAATATAAGACACAACAAGCAGCAGCACCAGGATTAATATTAACATATAACGTCTAATATAGACGAGGTTACGATGAAACCCAGAAGTGCAAAGAACAAGGGTAAACGGTTACAAAATGCAATACGAGATTTAATATTAGAACACTTTCCACAGCTCGAACCTGACGATGTAGTATCTACATTGATGGGTGATTCGGGGACAGACATCAAGCTGTCCCCAGCTGCTCGGAAAGTGTTTCCGTATTCTCCTGAATGTAAAAACCAAGAAAAGGTGAATATTTGGGCCGCCCTTGAACAAGCAGAAGATAATACCAAAGAAAATACCTATCCAGTCGTATTCTTTAAACGAAACAATACGAAAACATATGCGATTATACCCGCAGACCATTTCTTTGAGTTGACTAAACCAAAAAATACAAATTAATAAATCAACACTTGATTTTTTGATAAAGAGATGTTAGTTTTCATCGTATGAACCTAATATCTCTGTTATCGCAAATACTCGGTGATTACAAGCAAATGGGCAAGGGGGAGCACTACTTCTCCTGTCCATTCTGCCATCATCACAATAAGAAGTTTGCGGTGAATGTTGTTAAGAACAAATGGAAGTGTTGGGTCTGTGGAGCACGTGGTCGGCATTTGATTGGATTGTTCAAGAAGTTGGATGTCTCACCAGCACAAATCAAAGAGTTAAAGAAGTGTCTCAACGAAGATGATGTTAAGAGTTATGTAGATACTGACCCAGATGAAGTCGTAGAGCTTCACCTTCCGTATGAGTTCAAACCTCTTTGGAAACCAATCAATACTTTTGAATACAAGCACGCAATCAATTATTTAAAAAAGCGTGGTATTACGGGGTATGACATCATCAGGTATCGTATGGGATATTGTGAAACAGGCACCTATGGTGGTCGTATCATTGTCCCGTCCTATGATGTATATGGGAAACTCAACTACTTTATTGCCCGCGCATATCACGACTCGGGTATGAAATATAAGAACCCACCAGTCTCGAAGAATGTGGTAGTATTCGAGGAACAAATCAACTGGAACGAACCTGTTGTGTTGGTGGAAGGAGTGTTTGATGCACTGGCGGTTCGTCGTAATGCAATCCCGATGTTGGGGAAGTTTATACCGAAGAAGTTGGAAGTCAAACTACTTGAAAATCGTGTCAAGAGAGTATATATTCTTCTTGATGATGATGCAAAGACGGAAGCAATACAGCTGGAACGCAAGTTGTCGGCATACGGAATACAAGTATCACAGGTGTCGGTGAGTGGTGGTGACGCCGCTGACCTTGGGTTCCAAAAGACCTGGGAGTTTATCAATGACTCGAAGGCAACTACCTTTAAGGACTTTATACAAAATAGGTTATCAAACGCATGAATATAAGTGTCCCATTTAATAAACTAAAGAAAATAGTCCACCTCGCAGATATTCATATTCGATTATTTAAGCGACACGACGAATACAACGAATGTTTCCAGACCCTCTATAACCAGTTGCGTCAAGAAGATTTGACCGACTCGGTTATTGTTGTTGCTGGTGACATCGTGCATGCTAAGACGGATATGAGTCCTGAGATGGTGGTGATGGCTACGCAGTTCTTAAAGACGTTAGCTGACATGGCACCGACCATTATTATCGCAGGTAATCACGACCTCAACTTATCCAATATGAACCGATTGGATAGTTTGACCCCTATCGTCGATAGTATCAATCACAAAGACCTGCATTACTTTAAGCACTCTGATGTTTACACGATTGCAGACACCGACTTTGCCGTATACTCCATTCTTGATGACAAGGAGAAGTGGCCGTCCCACAAGGATTGTCATTCTCGTCGTAAGGTGGCTCTCTATCACGGACCTGTTCACGGCGCAACTACGGATGCACGATATACCATTACGAACCGACATGTCGAAGTCTCGGCATTCAACGGGTTCGATATGGTCTTACTTGGAGACATTCATAGACATCAAGTATTGCAAGAACGAGACACAGAAAGCAAGAAACCTATCGTCGTATACGCATCGTCACTTATCCAACAGAACCACGGGGAAAGTGTCGATAATCACGGATGGTGCATGTGGGATGTGAATAGTTGTTCGTTCGAGTTCCGTCCACTTCCAAACAACTATGGCTACTACACAATAGAGGTGAAGGGTGGAAAGGTACCTGTATTGAATGATGTCCCGAAGAATGTTCGTATGCGCATATTCACGGGGAACCTTGATACTTCTGCGGTCAAGAAGTTGACGGCGGTATTACGAAAGCAATACAACATTATTGAGTTAAGTATCAACAAGTCCAGATACGACAATACCAATCAAGAAAAGATGAAGAGTGGGATTGAGATTGTAGATGTCCAGAACATCAACAACCAGAACCAACTTATCCAAGATTGGTTAGAACGACAATATGACGATACGATTGACAAGCCGTTAATGGACAAAATCTTGGATGTCAACAAGAACCTTAATGCTCAAATCAATCACGATGACCATTCCCGTAATGTGAACTGGCGCCCTCTTCAACTGAAGTTCTCGAATATGTTCTCGTATGGTGAGGACAATATCATCAACTTTGGCAAGATGAAGGGTATATATGGTATCTTTGCCAATAACGCATCGGGTAAGAGTTCCGCAATGGATGCCCTCATCTTTACCCTTTACGATAAGACTCCACGTGCGTTCCGTGGTGACCATATAATGAATAATCGTAAGGATACCTTTACCTGCCAGTTAAAGTTTGAAATCAACAATGAAATCTTCTATATCCGTAGAACAGGTACCCGTAAAAAGACGGGTGATGTCAAGGTTGATGTCTCATTCTGGCGGGAAAACGAGGATGGAACCCACGAGTCGTTAAATGGTGAGGACCGCCGTGATACCAATGCCAATATCCGTAACTATGTCGGCACCTATGAAGATTTCGTCCTAACGGCACTCAGTAGTCAGAATAGTAATGCGTTATTCATTGACAAGTCCCACTCTGAACGTAAAGACCTACTTATCCAGTTTATGGGATTAAGTATCTTTGACAAGTTATGTGACACCGCCAACGACGAGATGAAGGAAATCTCTGGGGCACTCCGTAAGTTTAAGAAGGTCGATTTCTCTCAGACATTATCCGATACCCAGAGTAAGTTGGATGCCACCCGTGAGGAACACGAACGGGTAGAAGGGTTGTTCTCTAACATTAAACAGGAACAGGAAACCCTCTACGAGAAGTTAAAGGGATTACAGGAACAAAAACGACCTGTTCCGAATATTGAGTTGGATATTGATACCCTCTTATCTACGAAGGATAAGGTGGTTGACCTTGCGGCATCCTACGAAGAAGATAAGGGTGAAGCAGAAGGACGATTACAATATATTCACGATACAATCGCAGAGAAAACAAAGGAAGTAGTAGATGCAAATATTCCAGAACTTCGGAACTCTGTTGAAGAATATAATAGATTATCTGACCTCTTTAATAAGGGTAGTAATGCCTTGAAGTTAACCACCTCGAAGATTGGGGAAAAGGTAAAGTTCCAAATCAAACTTGATAGTTACAAATACAATCCAGATTGTGATGTTTGTGTTGACAACAATAAAACAATCATTTCTGATAAACAACAAGTAGCACAAGAGTTGTTGGAGTTGGAAGAGGTGCGAATCAAGCAAACAGCTGCTATCGAAGAAATCAAACAGCAGATGGAACCACTGGTCGAAAAGGTTAATCTCTGTGCATACTACGAGAAGATACAGAGTGAAGTCCAACAACTCCAGAAAAAGGCAAGTGGGATTGAACTTGACATCCAAAAGATATTGACCAACATCGAAAAGTGTGACCGCAAGCGTGAGCAAGTGGAAAAGGACATTGAACTCCATCGGTCAAACAAAGAAAATATAGAATATAATATTGAGATAGATGAACGTATTGACCATATCCAATACGACATCACTACATCTAAAAAGAAGGCCGACCACATGGAAAAGGTTGTCCGTGACTTGCATGGTGAGATTAAAGTATTAGAAGCCACCAAGACAGACATTATGAACCAGATTAAGGAAGCTGAGGAGTTAGAAGCAACCTACGAGGCGTACAAGTATTATATGGAAGCGGTGGGTCGTGATGGTATTCCATATGACTTGATGAGTAAGGCAATCCCGAACATCGAAGCTGAAATAAATAATATTTTAAGTCAGATTGTGGACTTCACTATCTCACTCGAAGTGGATGGAAAGAACATCGTCGGTAAGTTAAACTACGATTATGACCGCGTATGGCCGCTGGAAAACTCATCTGGGATGGAACGCTTCATTAGTAGTCTGGCAATCCGTGTAGCCTTGATGAACGCTTCGAACCTTCCAAAGTCCAACTTCTTGATTATTGATGAAGGATTGGGGACATTAGACGCCGAGAATATGACTTCGATGCATACCCTATTCGGTATCTTAAAGGCTCAATTTGATTTCCTTATCGTCATCAGTCATTTGGATGTGGTCAGAGATATGGTAGACAACTTAATTGAGATAAAAAGAGAGGACGGATTCTCCTATATTCAGTCGTGATAACTATTTATATTGAGTAGTTATTACGGTGAGAAACTATGGCACGAACTAGAAAAGCATTAGGAAAGCAATTTTTAAACCAGGTACCTGTCTTGATTGAAGATTCAAGTCAGGAATCTGTGTATTTTAATATAAAAAAATTAGATAGTTATTTCACTGGTGGTAAGAACGCTTTTCTTGTTACTGGAACAGGATTACTGGAACCAAACACCACCATTCAAATTGAAATATTAGACGTTGATGGAAACAGTATTTATGTAGAAGCTATACGTAATTTTTCTGAAGCAGGGTCACGTGTGGTGGTAGTTGAAATATACGAAAACACACCACGAGGACCAGCTATTCTCACGATATTAGGAACTGCTAGACGTTTAGCAAACGGACAATCTATACCTGATATTTGGCAAGGTCGTGTTAATTTACGTTGGCAAAAGAAACTCATTGTAGAACCAAAAGCAAGAAACAACACACCAATACGAATTAAAAGACAACCTGAAATTATTACAAGTGAATTACTATTGACAGGTTCATTACTCAGTCAATCTCGTATCAATAATCCTATAGGTCAAATTACATTAACACCAAAAAATGTATTAAATAAACAACGTGGTTATATAGTAACTCTTAATAGTGGTAGTGCGTTCAAAGGATTTCATTTAACACCAAAAATAACAGGAAGTTTTAGTTTACAAGAACGTAAATATACGGGGACAATACCAGCAACAACTGAATCAATACAGATACTTTCAAACCACACAGCATCCGTAGATTTACCACTTTCTCATTTAAATGCATCACGGTCATTTACCGATGTAAATATTACTAGCTCGACAGATAATAATATACTTAATTTTACACCAGTAAGAAATGGACAATACGAAATAGGTGAAACATTATATACAGCGTCATCTACCACGTATATTAGAACTGCAAAATCAATCACATCCTCACTTAACTACAGTTTTATAAGTGAAAGTTCTACATTGATAACCAGTAGTATATTATCGTTTGCGAAACTTCGTATCATAAATCTAGATACAGTTAGTGGTGAAATCTTTAGAATTAAGGCGTCGGGTAAGCAAGCAGGTGCACAAACAGATTTCGGTTTCATAGCAGATACACCAACTACAGTAGGTGAACTATTAATAACCAGTTCTACAGACCAAGATGATAGAGAACAACCAATTGGTATATTTAACACTCATGCGATATTAACTGCAAGTTGGTATGCACATAATGTTACGGGGTCTGGTATACCTGATACCTCATATGGTGATGATACGTTAAATGCATCTACGCATATTAGTTTAAGTCTTGATGATAGTAATATCTTGGATGCAGGATATGCGGTCACTGCTACAAGTAGCTACTTTATAGGAACACGAGAAGAATTTGCTTTATTTCCAACATCTGAGTATACACTAAAATTTGATAGTTATGTATATACTACATCTGGAGCATTCGCATACACAGCAAGTGCCTATAATACAGACGTATATATAACTGGTTCCGCTATCGCTGGTAATAATCTATTTGGTCAAAAAATAGGTTCAATCACCACTACGGGCAAAGCAGGATATTTCCCAAATAAACAGTTTAATTTTACAGTTCCACGTAGTGGTAGTGCTGGATTACGATTTGTAGTAAATAATGGGTTCTGGCAATTTGCAAATATTTCATTAAAGGTTGCGGAAGAGTATGCATTTAGCCCCGACGAAGTTATCGTTACGATTCCAAACGATGCGGCAAATACGTCAAGTTTGATATTTAAAACAGATTTGTTTGATATTAACAATAATGCATTAGATTTAAATATTCAGTCAGTTCCAACTATCTTTACAGGTTCAAGACGATGAACATAAACAAATTATTTGAACAAATAGTAGCACTTGACGATTATGTTGAGCAACACAATTTCTTGGTAGAGACACTTGCACCACAACTTGTGGAAGAATTAGCTATTACAACGACTGATACATTGGAAGAAGCAAAAAAGAAGCGTAAGAAGGCAAAAGAAAAGATTAAACGATATGGATTTTTCTATCCATTATATCCTCGTGTAATTAAAACTGGTGAACAACCAAAAGAAGAACCAACAACACCACCAACGGAACCAACCGATAGTGGTGATGCTGGAGCTGGTGATACTGGTGGTGTGGATGAAATTAAGCCACAAAATGTAGATAACGCATTTGCATTTCCTTATTCACTTGGTCCGGAGCAAGATGATGAATTCTTACAAAAAGAAGCACTATCAAGTACGGAACGGATGCGTAGGTACAACAAGCGTCACCCCGAAAAAGTTCGTCAGTACCTTAAAAAGACTCAGGATGACCGCGTTGCCCGTAACCGCGACCGTAAAAAAGCAGTAAAGAAATACGGCAAAACAAAGATGAAGAACCATGACGTACATCATCCAAACGGACCACATAATGGTGGTGCTCGCTTGGTACGTAAAGATCATGGACGAGATAAGAAAAACGAAAATATTGAGTACGTATATCTCTCCGAGTTATTAGAAGGTAATGTACCAAATGGTCCGTGGATATTGTTATCAGAGGGTGGAGCAGCAGGACATTTAGCGCATCCATACGAAGATGATAGTTTGACGTTTAAAGATTTAAAAGAAATGGCAAAACGTGGTTTGGTCGGTGGATTAGATGCAGAAGGTCCAGTCACCGAAAAACTTGACGGACAGAACATCACCTTTAGTGTACGTGATGGTCGTGTGGTATTTGCTCGTAATAAAGGTCAAGTCAAAAATCGTGGACAGAACGCATTACCAGCAGCAGACTTACGACAAATGTTTGCTGGTCGTGGTGATATAGAAAAAGCATTTGGAAACTCAGCAGATGACTTACAAGCAGCAGTAGACGCATTACCACAAGAACAACGAGACGCGATGTTCGGTGATGGTCGTAAGTTTATGAATGTAGAAATTATATTCCCAGATACAAAAAATGTTATTCCATACGGTAAACCAGTGTTGGTATTTCATGGAACTATTGAATATGATGATGCAGGGGAAGAGATTGGTCGTAATGTAGATGATGCAAAAATTTTGGACCAACAACTTCAAGCAGTTAGTGCACAAAAACAACGCACATTTGGCATATCAGGTCCACAACCTATTACATTTAATGATGCCGACACAGTACGCAATAAAGAACGATTACAACAATACGGTGCAGAAATTGCACGTATTCAAGAAGAATATGACCTTGATGATAATTCTACATTAGAAGATTACAAGGTGGCATGGTGGAATAGAGAAATTGATAATATGGGTATCGATTGGACTCCACAAGAACGTGAAGGTCTTATTCGTCGTTGGGCAATGGGTGAAAAGAAGTTTGGGGTCAAAGATATTGAAGATCCTGAAAAGAAAAAGGCATTTAGACAATTTGAAGTAAACGAACTTAAAGATAAACAAAAGGCTGCTACTCGTCCAATAGAACGTATTTTTTTACGTATTGGTGCAGATACGTTACTACGCGTCACTAATACTCTTGGAGCTAATAATCCAGAGATGGCAGCACAATTAAAACAAGAAGTTAGAGATGCTATAGAAAAGATTAAAGACGCTGGTGATGAAAATCAATTGGCAATGTTACAGCAACAAATAGAACGGTTAGATGACCTTGGTATTGAACGTGTGGTTCCAAGCGAAGGGTTGGTCTTTATCTATAATGGTAAACCATATAAATTTACTGGAGCATTTGCACCAGTCAATCAAATCCTTGGTATGATGAAGTTTCAACGAGGTAAAGCTAAAGTTGTTGATGAACCAGAAAAGAAACCAGCAGAAGAACCACAAGTAACCACACAAACAACAACTACACCAACTGGTGAAAAACGAACCATTGCTATTTTTCCTGGTCGTTTTCAACCATTCCACGCAGGACATTACAGTATCTATCGTGCTTTGGTCGAAAAGTTTGGTAAAGAAAATGTTTATATCGCAACCAGTGATAAGACCGACCCAACCAAATCACCATTTGGGTTTGTTGAAAAGAAAGACATTATCACAAGAATGTTTGATATTCCGGAAGATATGGTGGTACAAGTAAAAAATCCATACGCACCAGTTGAAATCACCGGTAATATGCCAGACAATACAGTTGTGGTAACTGCAGTCAGTGAAAAAGACTCAGAACGATTAACGGGTGGTAAATACTTTACACCGTATGATGGTGAAACAGCGACACAAGGATTTAAAGATAAAGGATATTTCATAGTTGCACCAGAAATGCAACTACAACTTCAAGGCAAAAACATTAGTGGAACTCAAGTTAGAGCATTGTTAGGTAATCCAAATATTACTGACGAAGCAAAAGAAGAAATATTCACAATGATATATGGTAAGTTCGACCCAGACATATTTAAAAAGATTGTTAAAACTACTACGGACTCAGAAAAAGCATTGGCACTTACACAACAGCATGGTGGTAAAAAAGCTGCAAAACCACGAGTAAAAAAGAAAGCGGGAGAACCACAAAAAGGTGTGAGAAAAAAAGCAGTAAAACCAGAACCAAAAGATCCATCATTTTACAAACCTGGTGAATCGTGGGAAACTGAAACTGGAAACTTTGGTGGCAAGAATAAAAAGAATCAAGTAAGATATTTTGGTACAAAGGACCGAGCAGACAAATTCGCTAAATCATAAGAGGTTACTATGGCACGCATGGATGAAAAAGCAGTAGCAGATGTAAGAAAAAGAATTGGTGAAGTAATGAACAAACAAGAACAAAAACTTGTATTTGGATGGCGTCCGCAACAAGTAGAGCGACAAGAAGGTGAAGTGTGGGAAGATCATGATGGTAAAAAATGGACAAAGAAGAATGGTCTTGTTCAAACCGTTACAAAACTTGATGGATTTAAAACTCCGTGGTGGTGTCCAAAATGTAATACTCCACTAAACGGTATTCATCTTAAAGCATACAAAAAAGCAGGGCATTGCCACGAATGTATGTTAAAAGAAGAAATGGAATTAAAAAAGTCTGGTAAATGGCATGACGTAATAATTGAAAAAGGTCGTCAAAATCATATGGCGATAATACGAGACAAGATACAAGAATTACAAAGCTATCACGATAATCTCTCACAACCAGAATTTATTCACGCAGACAATGAAAAAATATTGATGATTGAAAAGTGGGATATGGATATCAATACGGTCAAAAAAGATTTGATGGAAGAAATTACCAAGCTGCAAAAGCATTTAGAAATGGTTGAGTCTGGAATGAGTGAAGAAGAAATCAGACAATACTACGAAACACAGGAACAATAATATGTCAAGAATAACAAATAATATTACTACATTCGTTGTAAATCTTTGTATTTTTTTCGGTTTAGCACTAGCTATATTTTTCTTCGTCAGTAATTCAAAGCAAGACGAAGTGGACAAGTATATTGCGGAATACAAAGTATTTCAAGCTAAGGCAGATTCAGTCACCGAGTTAGCCGATAGTTTAAAAGCAGAAATTGTAGTTGCTGATAACGAGTCACGAGCAGCAGAAAGTCGAGCAAAGGTATTGAGTCGTCAAGTTAATACTTTACGAGATGAAACGTTGAGTATGGAAGAACGTGCAGAAGTAATGAAAGAAACACTTTTAGACACTCTTGTTTTAGCTCGTCAATTATTACCACTCAAAGATTCAATTATTGCAAAGCAAAAGGAAACAATTGATGTGCAGGGTGGTCAAGTAAAAGAATTAGAAAGTGCATTGTCAAGTAAAGACAACGCACTACGTATGGCATTGATACGTGGAGATAGTCTCCAAGCGGTCATCAATCTTATTCCACCAGCACCAAAGAACCCAAATCGTATGTTTGGTATCAAACTCCCAAGTCGTAAGGCATCATTCGCAGTTGGATTAGCAATGGGTCTTGGAGCAGGAGTTCTCGTAATCAAGTAGAGGTATTATGAACGCAACAGCACAGCAGTTACGTGAACGTATTAAAGAAGAATATAAGAAGTGTGCAATACAGCCAGATTACTTCTTATCAAAATATTCATACATTCAACACCCGATTCGTGGTCGGGTGTTGTTTGATTTATACAAATATCAAAAAAACGCTTTATATGACTTCGAGAAAAGTGATTATAATATCGTTCTCAAAGGCCGTCAGATTGGTATTTCTACATTGGTCGCAGGATACGCTCTGTGGTTAATGTTGTTCCATAAAGATAAGAATATCCTTGTTATCGCAACTAAACAAGAAACCGCAAAGAACTTAGTTACCAAAGTTAAGTTCATGCATCAAAACCTCCCAACATGGTTACGTGGTGAAGTAGTCACGGATAATAAGCTATCACTCCAATTTTCTAACGGCTCACAGATTAAAGCGGTGGCATCATCACCAGACGCAGGACGTTCTGAAGCATTGTCTCTTCTTATTCTCGATGAAGCTGCATTCATCGATGACGCAGATATCATCTGGACGGCAGCATCATCCACATTATCAACGGGTGGTAAAGCAATATTACTTTCTACTCCAAACGGTGTGGGTAACTTCTTTCACAAGATGTGGCAACAAGCGGAGGTCAAGACCAACGGATTCAATCCTATTCTATTAGATTGGCGAGTTCATCCAGAACGTGACCAAGCATGGCGTGATAGACAAACGGAACTGATGGGTGAAATGCAAGCGTCACAAGAACACGATGCGTCATTTATCTTCTCTGGTAATACGGTGGTTCCGCCAGAAATTATTGAGTTTTACAAAGCATCGTTTGTTCAAGAACCAGTTACCAAAGGTGGGTTTGACGGAAACTTATGGGTATGGGAATATGCACAACCTGGTCGGTCATACATTGTCTGTGCTGACGTTGCTCGTGGAGATGGTGAGGACTATTCGGCATTTCACGTAATAGATGTAGAATCGTCTACCCAAGTAGCAGAATACAGAGGAAAGGTAGAAACTAAGCAGTTTGGTAATATGTTGGTATCTATCGCAACCGAATATAATGACGCACTACTCATCCCAGAAAATAGTAGTATAGGATGGAACGCTGTGCAACAAATTATTGATCGTGGATATAAAAATCTCTTTTATATGTCCAAAGATTTACAATATGTTGACGTAGAACATCAAATGACAGGACGATATAGAGCAGAGGAACGGCAAATGGTTCCTGGATTCACCACATCACAACGTACTCGTCCGTTAGTTATTGCACGATTAAAAGAATATATGTTAGAAAATAGTTTTACTATTAGGTCAGCAAGAATGTGTGCTGAATTAGAAACATTTATTTGGAAGAATGGTAGACCAGAAGCATTATCTGGTTATAATGATGACTTGACAATGGCATTATGTATTGGTCTGTGGGTTCGTGATACTGCCCTCCGTTTGCGTCAGGAAGGTATAGAACTGACGAAGATGGCGTTAGACAAGGCCAAGTATAATGTGGTCGGTCACATCTACACAAACAGAGACAGAGCACAAAATCCATACGAGATGCAAGTTGGAACTGGAAAGGAAGATATTAGGTGGTTACTAGGATAATACACTATTTATAATGTAGTGTTTTTATTGGATTTATCTATGATTAAATTAGTTGATATTTTGTTGACAGAAAAATGGACAAACAGATACAAAAAGTCCATAAATTGTAGTAATCCAAAGGGTTTCAGCCAAAAAGCACATTGCGCTGGACGTAGAAAGCGTAAACGTGGTGGGAAAACAACATCAAAACCGGTATAAGATATGACCAAAGATGAACTTTTAGAAATTATTCGTGAAGAATTAGAAGCGGAATTGGCAGAACGCACCGTAGCTCGCCGTGAACCACCACGTAAAATGGATAAGTCCCAAGTCAAAAAGCGTGATGGTATTGGCAAGAAGTTGTTAAAGAACAAGCGTTCTATCCGTTATTTTAAGGATAAGTTCGGTGATGATTGGAAATCATACCTTTGGGCAGCATCAACCAACAAGGCAATAGATAGTAAGAAAAGTAAAGGTAAGTAATATGGAATATAAAGAATATTACACCTACATTTTTGAGGATTGCGGTTGTCTCCACGAAGCTGATTGTGGTTGTGGAGAACAAGAAGAGGGATATCCTGGATTTGGATATAAAGAAACAGAGAGTGATTTTAAAGATCCACGATTACAAAAAGCTGAAGAGATTGTAACGTTGTTAGAAAAGAACACACCAACCAGTCCTGAAAAGTGGGCACGAGCAAAAGCAGCCGCACGTGCCAAGTTCAAAGTATATCCATCAGCATACGCTAACCTTTGGGCAGCAAAGAAGTATAAGAGTATGGGTGGTGGTTGGAGAAAAACTAAGAAAGAATATCATATACCACACAAGCGACGTGATCCAATGGGTCAAGAGGACGCAGATGTAAATAATGATGGAAAAGTAAATTTAATAGATAAAATGTTAAAAGCAAAACGTGATTTGTATAAGAGATATTTGGTGGCACAAAAGAAGGGACAAAAATCCCTCTAAACACTTTGGAGAAGTAATATGATTAGACTTATGGGATTGGTAGCTGGTATCAAGGGAATTGGTGATAAGCCAGTTGGAGCTGTAAAAGAAGCTCTTGACGCCGTTGGTAAAGAAGATGGTGATATCGATAATGATGGTGATAAAGATTCATCAGACAAGTATTTAAAAGCTCGCCGTGATGCTATCGGTAAGTCAATGGAAAAAAAGGAAGAAATCGGACCTAAAGATGCAGTTGATTCTGGTGAATATGATTACGAAGGTGACATGGCAAAGAATCAATTACAAACCATTATTAGAAATGCACAAATGTTGCATGATATGTTGGCAGACGACACCAACTTACCAGAATGGGTACAAAATAAAATTTCTTTAGCTAAGGAATATACTGAATCTGCTGCACAATATATTAGTAGTGAAAAGGACCAAAATGGTACAGCTGAAGTTCCTGGAGCAGCAGGTGCAGTTCCAGCACCATCGGGAACAATGTAATGGAAACTGTAGCCAAGTTTTTATCCACACTATTCAATAGTCGTGACCAAGCACATATCTTTCATCTCCAAACATCATCGTATGCCGTTCACAAAGCATTAAACGATTATTATGATGCAGTTGTAGGGTTGGTTGATAGCTACGCAGAAACTTGCCAAGGTCGCTATGGAATTATCCGTGGTTATACTCCACAAAAACAATACTTTGAAAACGATGAAGTAATTAAGTATTTTACTGGATTATCAACCTATATTGATAGTGTTCGTAAGGGACTACCACAAGATGGTGACCTTAATAATATTGTTGATGAAATCTCAGCGTTGGTGAATTCCACTATCTATAAGTTAAAATATTTAAAATGATTCTTTTAACTGACCTTTTAGACGAAGTTGTAACTGAACTTGACGAAAAGTATAAAACCAAAGGTAATCTTGGTAAATGGCTTCGTCAAAAATGGGTAGATATTTCTCGCAAAGATAAAAAAGGAAAACATCCACCATGCGGTGCTTCGGCTGGTAAGAAAGAGCGAAAGGGTGGTAGTGCAAAATATCCAAAGTGTCGTCCCGCTCGTTCCGCAGCAGCGATGAGTAAAGGTGAAAAACGTTCGGCTGTAGTTAGAAAGAGAAAAGCAGGAAATCCAGGTGGAAAACCAACAATGGTTTCTACCTTTAAAAAGAAATAAACTCTTGACTTTGAGAGAGAAAATGATTAGATTAACTGATATTCTTTGCGAAGGTTGTTGGGAAGGATATAAGCAAGTTGGTATGAAGGAAAAGAACGGTAAGATGGTTCCCAACTGCGTTCCAGTAGAAGAACTTTATCATCGTCCAGAAAGTGATGTTACATCGGATAGTGATTTCAAGCCAGACCAAGATAATGAACGTGACCAATTCGGCTCGGAAACACACGTTTCAGGTCACGAAGATGAAATAAACGATGGTGAATACTGCACAGAATGTCTTATTGAAGTTCTTGAAGGATTACACGAAAATCAACTCGGTGAAGCAGAATATCGTGGTCGTAAGGTTGCTCTCGGTAAGATTATGAGAGGTGATGTTAAGAAGTTTAAGGTGTTCGTCAAAGACCCAAAGAGTGGAAATATTAAGAAGGTTAATTTTGGTCATGGTGGAACTTCGGCAAAACGTCGAGGTGAAAAGACAATGAAGATTAAAAAAAATATCCCTTCTCGTCGTAAGTCGTTCCGTGCAAGACACAATTGTGATAATCCAGGTCCAAGAACAAAAGCTCGTTACTGGGCATGTCGTACCTGGTAATATGAAAAAGAAAATCTCACGGGAACAATCCGACAAGATATTAGATAAAATGGGTTATAAGTTTAATCCAACAGAATTCTTTTTAGGGATGAATGTTGAGTTGGAACACCAAGATGTGACCAACGGAAACGTGGTCAAGACTGCAAAAATCGCAGCAGCACACTTGAAAGAAAACCCGAAGTATTATTCATTATTAATGAAGTACGTAGAAAAGAAGCATGAACAACTAGTTGGACCTGGTGGGGCAATCAACGCAGCACCAAAACCACAAGATGTTAAAAAAATGCGAACAGCATTGGATAGGGAGAAAAAGCATGATTAAGCTCACAGATTTAATCACAGAAGCAGGTAAGGAAAACCGCATCAACTCAATGCGTTTGGTCGCATTACTTGAAAAGTTAACTCCAACCCTTAAAGAAGCTCAAGAAGAAAAGTTGGCAAAACTAACCGCAGAATTACTTGCAGGAATCACCAAGGTCAATGAAATACCATACAACTACAACACAATGTCAGAATGGCATATGACCGAATTGGCAACCGTAGTAATGCCAGCTCGTGATTTACGTGAAGCATTAAATAGTCTATTGAAGAAACCAGCTAAGGGATTAGATACACACATCGTTGAAATGGTTATCAAGTCAATAGACGAATTGTATATCTACTAACAAGTTGAGGGGTTATGGCTGATAACAGCATATTTGGCAGACTAAAGAAATTATTTTCTACTAATACGGTAGTTCGTAATGTTGGTGGAAAAAGACTTAAAGTAGCCGACACAGATAACATTCAATCGTTTATCAATAGACGCGGTATTGATAGATACCACCGCGTCTATTCTTCTATGACGGGTGGATATGGTTCTGCCCATGGACGATATGAAGCAGCGGCTGCGTTCCAAGGTTCCCGCTTGCAATTGTTCCGTGATTATGATATGATGGATAATGACCCCATTATTTCATCGGTGATGGACATCTATGCTGACGAATCAACCACCAAAGATGAATTTGGTAATCTCCTTACCATTCATTCGAAGAATACACAAATACAAGAAATCTTACATAACTTATTCTATGATGTATTGAATGTGGAATTCAATATGTGGCCTTGGATTCGTAATATGGTCAAGTATGGTGATTTCTTTTTATTCCTAGACATAGACCCAGAATTTGGAATTGTAAATGTATTACCCCTTTCTGTCTATGAAACTATTCGTATCGAAGGTCAAGACCCAGGTAATCCATTCTCAGTCAAGTTCAAGATTGAAAACGATTTCTTATCGTTAGGTAAGACTGAATTCGATAATTACGAAATAGCTCACTTCCGTCTCCTTTCGGACACCAACTTCCTTCCATATGGTAAGGCAATGGTTGAAGGTGGTCGTCGTGTGTGGAAACAACTTCAATTGATGGAAGATGCGATGTTAATTCATCGTATTATGAGAGCGGCAGATAAGCGTAAGATTTTAATTGATATCGGTAATATCCCACCAGCAGAAATCGATACGTTTATGAATCGTATTATGGATAGAATGAAGAAAACACCATTGGTAGATCCTGCAACTGGTGATTATAATCTTCGTTATAATATGCAAAATATCACAGAAGATTTTTATCTTCCTGTTCGCGGTAAAGATTCTGGAACAGACATCCAAAACCTTCCAGGTCTACAATTTAATGCTATCGAAGATATTGAATACCTCCGTAATAAGTTAATGGCAGCATTCAAGGTACCAAAAGCATTCTTAGGATACGAAGAAGATTTAAGTGGTAAGGCAACATTGGCGGCACAAGATGTACGTTTCGCACGTACTATAGAACGTATCCAACGTATTATGGTGTCAGAACTCACCAAGATTGCAATTATCCACTTATACGTTCAAGGATTTACTGATGAAGATTTGATAGACTTTGAATTATCGTTGACCAACCCATCAATTGTCTATGAACAAGAAAAGTTAAACTTATGGAAGGAAAAGATTGGGGTTGCAGAATCTATTATGAACAGTAAGATGTTATCACAAGAATGGATATACCATAATATTCTTGAATTATCTGATGATGAAATCGTGGAAGAACGTACTAAGATTGCAGAAGATGTAAAACGTATGGCACAGTTAGAACAATCAGCACAACCACAACAACCAGGTGCTACAGGTGAACAACCAGCAACAGATGAAGCACCACCAACCGAAGAAGAGGAACAACAAGTTTCTGATGTTGATAGTATTTTGGCCTCATTAGAAGATGGTGGTGAGGAAAGTGAGTTGGAAGGATACGGTGATGAAGAAGCTGAATTAGAAGAAGCTAAGATGGGCCGTCCAAAAACAGGAATGAAATTTGGTCAAGACAGTCACCCACGTGGTCGTGACCCACTCGGACACAAAGAAAATATGGGTTCGTTGACGGTCAGTAAACAACGAAATGATAAAAGAAAGTCTCCGTTGGCACTTACTAAAGAAGTTCAGGCATTAGTTGCAAACTTAAAAAAGCCAAGTAAGAAAGTCTTAATGGAAAACCAAGAACCAACTGGTTCTTTATTAGACGAAAGTAATATTTTGGACCTAGAAAACTAAAGTCTTATTAATATTCGTTATATTTAATATATGACGGTATACTGTCACTAAAATGGGATGTTTATGAAAGCAAACGTCAAGCATAACAAAATTCGGAATACGGGCATACTATTTGAACTATTAGTCCGTAAAATAACCTCAGACGCATTGGAAAACCGTAGTAATGATACTGCGGTCAAACTAATGAAAGAGTATTTCAATTCTAAGACAGAACTTGGTAAAGAATTGATACTTTATCGTTCCTTCTTCAATGCACAACAACTCAGTGAAACTAAGGCATTTGAACTTATCAACGTATTGATATCACAACGTAAAAAGTTAAATGAAGTGGCATTAAACACACAAAAATACAAGTTAATTCGTGAAATTAAAAACAACTACGATTTAAAAGAATTTTTAAATGCCCGTATTCCGTCTTACAAAGTTTATGCTTCTGTATATAAGGTATTTGATGGTGCAGTAAACGAAATCCAAGACTTCAATGAAATTCAAGGTATGGTTGAAGCTAAGTTTACTATTGTTGAACATTTAAGTGGTAAGATTGTCAACAAGGAAATTAAGAAGGAAACTGCATTATTTGAAACCGTAAAGAACCAAGAAGAAGATTTACGTTTATTAACCTACAAGATTTTGATGGAAAAGTTCAATCAAAAGTATGTAGACCTTAGTGATAAGCAAAAAAACCTTCTCCGTGAATATATCTATAACGTATCCAATTCAGCAGCTCTTCGAGCATATGCCGTAGATTTGGCAAAAGAATTGATTGCCGAAATAACAAAGAAGATAGCTAAAATTGATAATAAAGTGACTACCATCAAGTTGTCAGAAGTTGTTTCACAATTGGAAAAGTTAAAGACAGTTCAAATGGTCAAGGAAAATCACATGACCGCGTTATTAATTGCCTTGGAAATTACCAAGACACTAGACACTTTAAAGAGTTAATCTATGGACAAAACACAACAAATTCGTGAACGCGTCCGACAAATTATCAAGAAAAAACTTGATGAAATGACAACGACAGCAAATGTTCCTGGATACCTAACTCCATATTCGTTTCGTGGTAATAAAGCAAAGAGTGTAGCACGTTCTAAGCATATTGCCACCGCAACCACAGGATTTAAGTTAACTCCAAAGGGTGAAGAAGAAGCAAATCGTCCAGCCGATAAAATGGAAATTGTCACTAAGGAATTAAACGAAAACAAGTATTACGAATATAAGAACGACACATCAAAGACACCACACAGAAAGATTGCAGAAGCTATTTCACAACTTAATAGAAATTTACAAGAAGTTGAACGTGTTATTAGAATGAATAGTCGTTTAAAGACTGAATCAGGTATCGCAAGTGAACAACTATGGAAGCGTACACAACAAGGATTATTGAAGTTGGAATCAAGACTTCTTGGACTTGCAACACGCATCCGTGAAATCCGTGGGCAATAATATGCAAACATTACTCGTAGAATATAATGTCATTTCTTATGACACTACTTTATTAAAAGAAGCAGCAGACATCAGTAAACCTTTGATGTTAAAAGATGTTTTACTTCAACGTGCAGAAATGAAGAACCAGAATGGTCGTGTATATCCAAAGGAAATCTTATCACGTGAAGCAATGGTATACAAGAATAACTTCGTATCACAACGCCGTGCACTTGGTGAACTCGACCATCCAGAAAGTCCTGTCGTCAACTTAAAAAACGTCTGTTGCAACGTCACCGAACTCTGGTTCGAAGGTGATGATGTCAAGGGCAATATCGAAATTTTATCTACCCCATCAGGCAATATCGTTCGTGAACTCATCAAGAACAATATCCGATTGGGTGTTTCATCCCGTGGTATGGGTTCTGTCAAACCAATCGGTGAGAATACTGTAGAAGTTGGTGATGACTTCTCACTTATCTGCTTTGATATTGTCAGTAATCCAAGTACTCACGGGGCATTTATCAACGAAAACAAGGGTGGTCAAATTATCACCCCCTATAGTCGTATTGATACATTGATATATGACTTTTTAGGTGAACTAAAGTAAGGAGTTTTTATGACAACATTTTTAGTAGTAGTATTCGTATTAGCAGTTGTAATTTATTTTGTTAATCGTAAGGTAATGGAAGCCCCAGCACCTTTGTTAAAGGCAACCAAGAAGGTTGAAGCAGTTGCAGTTAAGGTTGTTGATGTCAACGGTGATGGTAAGGTTGACCTCAAAGACGCAGTTGCAGCCGTTAAGGCAGTAGAAGCAACTAGTAAAAAGGTTGTTAAGAAGGCAAAAAAGATAACAACAAAGAAAAAGACCAAATAATTTTCTATGCGACTTAAAGCTTTACTAAATGAAAATATCACAAATGAATTTGTAAAGTTTGTCGCAAAAGAGCTACAACTTCAATCACTACCTGCCAATATTAAATTTGTGGGTAGTGATTATTCTAAAGAAAATTTAACCTTTGGAACCTATAATCCACAAACTGACGAAATTATTATCGTAAAAGGTAATCGTCATATTGCGGATGTATTACGAACCTTGGCTCACGAGATGGTGCATCACAAACAACGAACCAGTAATCAAGAGTTGAATGGTGAAGATGGGTCAAACACAGAAAACGAAGCAAATGCAAAAGCAGGTGAATTAATGCGTAAGTTTAGATACTTACGACCAGAAATGTACGTGGAGAGATAAATGCCATCAGTTAGTAAAGCACAACAAAAATTATTTGGTATTGTTAGAGCTATCCAAACTGGACGAGCAAAAGCAAGTGATTTTAGTCCAACCGCAAGAAAGTTAGCACAGACTGTGGCAAAAGGTAGTGTAGAAAAGTATGCATCTACTCCACACGATAAACTACCAAAGAAAAAGGACGAAGTTGCAGGAGCAGTCCCAATCTCCGATTTTCCAGTAGCATCTGACGATACCACACCAACTGTATCGAATGACCCACACTTGGTCACCACTAGTGAAGATTATAGTTCTAAGCAAAGTCAAATATTGAGTATTGTAAAGGACAGAAAACCAGCAGAAGTTGGTGGTGTAATGTTAGACATTTACACCGCAGCATTATTGACTCGTGTATTACACAAGTTATCACCAGACAATAGAAAGAAGATGTTGTCCCTTCCAACCGAAAAGATGGTAGCAACTGCATATAAGTTAGTAACCCGTTAATATGGGTAAAACCGCATATATTACTGATTTTGACGATACCCTAGTGCATACAGACGCTAGGGTTATTGTTATTGACAAGGATGGAAAGAAAAAAGATATAAGTCCCGCTGATTACGTATCATACGAAAAACAGCCTGGTGATACGTTCGACTACTCAGAGTTTGAACAATTGAAAAATCCCCGTCCTATAAAAAAATATGTCAATCTATTAAAGAAAGTCATTGATCAAAAGAAAGCAGATAAAGTAGTAGTCTTAACTGCTCGTGGTCATACTAAACCTATTGCGCAATTTTTAAAGTCACAAGGTATCACATCGGGTATCACAATTGCTGCATTAGGTGATAGCGACCCGATGGAAAAAGCGCGATACATAGAAAAACATATTAAAAATGGATATACCAGAATAGCATTTGTTGACGATGCACCAAAGAATGTAAAAGCAGTCAAAACATTAATGGACAAGTATCCACAAACAAAGTTGGTCGTGCAACAAGCACAAGAAAAAGATACAAAACAAGCTGGTGGAACACCAACAAAACAAACACGACTAAAAGATTTATTAAAACATCGTATTAAAAATCCACAAACTGGCCGTGATATTTTGGTTAAGAGTGCATTGGGTTATGGAACAGATTCGGTAGTCAGAAAGACGGCGATGAATTATATCGCTAAAAATATGAAATAACCTATTTATTTACAAGTTTTATTAATGGAGATAGTTATGGCAACAGAAGAAACCCCAGTATCACAAGAAAGTAAGTTCCAAGAAATGTTGTTCAAGATGATGGCTCGTCGTTGGAATATCACGGGCATCGTTCTTGTCACATTTATGTTAATCGTTGCAGGCATCACTGGTGCAGTGTATATGCAAACACCAATTGACGGTGAATGGAAAGAACTTTTACTTCTTATGCTTGGTGCATTTATTGGTTCATACGGTAAGATTATTGACTACTGGTTCTCAGATACCGATAAGGATAAGATGTTAGTACAAAAGATGGACGAAGAAGATGGTCAATCATTCTCAAATACATTAGGTGGCTAATAAGGAGGTTGTATGTATGTAGAAGTAAGAGGGGACAGTCTTGGTGATTTAGATAGAGCACTTCGACAATTCTCTAAAATGGTTAAAAAGGCAGAAATAGTAAACGAAGTGAAGCGCCGTGAGTTTTATGTCAAGAGGTCAAAGAAAAAAATCTTAAAGCAACAAGAAGCACTTCGTCGCCGTATTCGTGAAGAAAAGAAGGTAGAGAAGAAAAAGAATTCAGAATGGTAAAAAATAGTGTTTTTTGTCAAAGCACTAATATATATTATATAGATTACACCTCTTTTGGGGTGTCTATGCTTTTGTATTAATAACCGTATAATAGTTAAAATAACTATTGAAACAAACGAGAGGCATTATATGGCAGAAATTACAAACGAACTTCTAAAGCAAGCAATTGCAGATGCAGATGCAGTCCGTGATATGGCTATCGCAAATGCAAAGATTGCATTAGAAGAAACCTTCACACCCCAAATCAAGTCCATGCTTGCAAAGCGCTTACGTGCCGAAGCAATGGAAACAGCAGAAGGTGCGGAAAAGGCAAAGGAAGAACCATTCCAAGACGCAACACACGTAACAGGTGGTGGTCCAGAAGATACTTCCGCAATCGGAACTGGTGACAACAAGGAACCATCCGATGCAGCAAACTACTCATCGGATATTGATCAAGGCGGTGAAGGTGAAACCGACTCATCAACCGATTGGTATGATGATTGGTCAGAATCAGATTTTGACCTTGACGAAGTAATCAAGGAATTAGAAGGAGATGTAAACGCACTTTCAGAAGCTGAAGAAGAAGAACTCGACGAAGCTAAGCATGAAGGTGAAGAAGAGAAGGAAGAAATGAAGGAAGGTTATAATGAAGAAATGCATGATGATGAAGAAAAGGAAGAGGAAGAGGAAAAGGCAGACGAAGCAGCTAAGGTTGTAGACCCAACCGCAGATGCAGGCACCCCACCAGAAGCAGCTAAGAAACATTCAGATGCAATGCAAAAGAAGGGTGATGACAAGCCATCCGCTCCAGCAGTAAATCCTATGGGTAAGGCAGAAGGTGCAGAAGATGCATCAGACCCACATAAGTTCGCAATGAACCCAGCAGAACCAAAGATGGAAATGGGTTATGGCGCAGGTGAAGGTGAAGGCGAAGAAGAACTCGATCTTGAAGCAATCCTTCGTGAATTAGAAGCCCAAGATGCTAAGGACACAGAACAAAAGCATCAAATGGCATCTAAGATGGCAGATCTTCAAAAAGAGCTAGCAGAATATCGTAAGGTTGTAGAAGTCCTACGAGGCAAGCTTAACGAAGTAAATCTTCTAAACGCAAAACTCCTTTATACCAACAAGATCTTCCGTAAGGAAGGTTTGACCAACGAACAAAAGGTTGCAATCCTCGAATCATTCGACAGAGCAATCAATGTACGTGAAGTCAAGATGGTATATGCAACATTAGCAGAAGCAATGACTGTAACTGCTAAGAATGCAAAGGGACGCACCGTATCAAGTAAGGTTGTTACCGAAGGTTTGGCATCAAAGCCAACCCCAAGTACAGCACCAAAGAAGGAAATTTTAGAAGAAAATACAGTCGCAAAGCGTCTACAACAACTCGCAGGCATTCTATAACAATTTAGGAGATAAATCATATGTCAGGTGTATCAGAATTTATCAACGAAGCCGGTTCAGCACACCGCGTAGTAGTTGAACAAACCCGCCAATTGGCAGGTAAGTGGGAAAAGTCAGGCCTTCTTGAAGGCTTAACTGGTCACGAAAAGCAAGGTATGGCAGTAATGCTTGAAAACCAAGCAACACAACTTCTTTCAGAAGCAACAACCACCAACCCAGCAGGTGCAGGTTCAGCTGGTGAAAACTGGGCAGGTGTCGCACTTCCATTAGTACGTAAGGTATTCGGTTCAATCGCAAGTAAGAACTTCGTATCAGTACAACCAATGAACTTACCAGCAGGTTTGGTATTCTTCATGGATTTCAAGTATGCAAACACAGTAAACGGTAAGACCGCAGGTGGTTCACTCTATGGTACAACCAGTGGTTCAGGTGTTCTTCCACGTGGTGGTTTCTACGGTGCTGGTGAATACGCATACTCAGTAAATGATGCAACATTAACACTTGCACCAGCAATTGGTTCAGGTTCAGCAGTTGGTTATGGTGATGTAAACTACAACGATACATACTCATCATCATTTGCATCATTCTTCAAGTTCGTTGTTCCAGCAGTAAGTTTCTCAAACGCTGACTTCAACGCAGTTCGTTCATTCCGCGTAACAACAAACGTTGCAGGTGGTGCACTTCTTCCAGAATTCACCAAGTATGACGGAACAAACGTTACACTTATCGTAAGTGGAACATCAGCTCTTGGTTCAATGGTATCAATGTCAGCAGTTGAATACAATAAGCAACCAACAGACACCACCCGTGGTGACTTCGAAGATCGTGATAACTCAGTAACAAACTTGAACATTCCACAAATTGATTTGGAACTTCGTTCAGAAACAATCGTAGCAAAGACCCGTAAGTTGAAGGCAGTCTGGTCACCAGAACTTGCACAAGACTTGAACGCATACCACTCAGTTGATGCAGAAGCAGAATTAACAGCAATGTTAAGTGACTACATCTCAACTGAAATCGACCTTGAAATTCTTGATATGTTGATTGCAAACGCAACCACAACAGAATTCTGGAATGCAGAAGTTGGTAAGGTATGGAACGGTTCAGCATTCGTAGCAAGTGCAACGCTCAGTGGTCAAGCTTGGACATCAATGACTTGGTTCCAAACACTTGGTCAAAAGATGCAAAAGGTATCAAACAAGATTCACCAACTCACAATGCGTGGTGGTGCAAACTTTGCAGTATGTTCACCAACCGTTGCAACAATCTTGGAAACAATCCCAGGATTTATGGCAGCAACAGACGGTGATAAGATGGAATTTGCAGGTGGCGTAACAAAGGTTGGTTCATTCCAAAACCGTTACACAATCTACAAGAACCCATATATGACCGAAAACACATTGTTAATGGGCTTCCGTGGAAGTAACTTCCTCGAAACTGGTGCAGTCTACGCACCATATATCCCACTTATCATGACTCCATTGGTATACGATCCAAACAACTTCACACCACGTAGAGGCGTAATGACCCGCTACGCGAAGAAGATCGTACGTCCAGAATTCTTCGGTAAGATCTTCATCGATGGATTAGCAACTGTCTAATCTCTTGATGTAAAAGGGTAACACAATAGAAATTGGGGTGGCCGAAAGGTCACCCCTTTTTCTTTTTATATAAACTAAACTACTATTTATACTATAGAGTTTTTCCATTTATGAGATTACTATGGCAATACTAAGTGATGATCCAATAGTTTACGATGGTAACCCACAAGACCCAGACGGCCTCACTCCATTTGCGTTATTTGATGATGAACCAGCATTTAGAACAGATGCCCCACGAGTAGCTGATTATGTAGCTAATCGTTTAGGATATCCTGTATTGGATGTTGAATTAATTGACAAAATGATCTACACATGCTTCGAAGAAGCAGTCACCACATATGGTTCACAAGTTAATCAGTTTCAAGCACGTGAACATATGTTGTCATTACAAGGATTGTCAACTGGTAGTGTTTTAACACAAAGAAATATTATTGGGTCATCTTTACCGCAAATCATTCGTTTGTCAACACAATATGGTGTAGAAGCACAATCTGGTGGTAATGTGCAAGTAAAAAAAGGATATATTTCCGCATCTGCACTTACACAATCATATGACTTAAAAACATTGTGGGCCGATACATACGAAAGTGGGTCAGCAATAGAAATTCGTCGTATATATCACTATATGCCATCAGCAGTCGCACGTTATTATGACCCATTTGCAACCACGGGTCTTGGTCTTACAAATTTAATGGGTGAATTTGGATTTGACGGATATTCACCACCAGTTACTTTCGTAATGATGCCAGCATACGAAGATTTACTTCGTATCCAAGCAATCGAAATAAACGATTTAATTCGTAAAAGTCAATATTCATTTGAAGTATCAAACAACATCGTAAGATTCAGTCCGATATTTAAACAAAGTGCAACAGTTTGGTTCGATTACGTAGTGGTTGGTGATAAAGAAGGTGCAGGTAAAACCTATAATACATCTACATCACTAGTATCGGATTATTCAAACGTTCCATATAATCATATTCCATATTATAGTATAAACTCCATAGGTAAAAATTGGATATACCGATACACACTTGCATTAGCAAAAGAAACGCTTGGTAATGTTCGTGGTAAATATGACAATGTACCTATTCCAGACCAAATAATTAAAATGGACGGTGACCTTCTTCGTCGTGAGGGTAAAGAAGAACGTGAACTTCTTATTAAAGAAATACGTGAAACATTGGAACAAACCGGATTACAAGCACAAATGAAGAAGCAAGCAGAAAATGCTAAAATGATGCAAGAATTATTTGGTAAAGTCCCAACTTTAATTTATATCGGATAATATGCCACGTTTCGTATCTCAAAGAGATTTTAATTTTTTTCAACACATTAACCGTGAATTATTGGTCGATGTGGTGGACGTAGATGTAATCTTATACAAGATTGCATTAGAAACCACTGCGATTAACATCTATGGAGAATCAACAGAAAAAGCACGTTATACTGGTGTAGAACTTAAAGCATTAGTTAAATATCCAAAAGTTCAAACTGATACAAGGGATGGGTTCGGTGTAGACGTAACACAGAATGTTGAATTTAGATTTGCGAGAAGATTGTTGGCAGAAGTAGAAACCTATCCAGAACCAGGTGATATTGTAGAGTATAACGGACTATTCTATGAAATAGACATGACGCAAGATTCACAACTTATCGCAGGTCAACCAGAATATTCCACATCACTACTTTGCTTAGCACATCTAACTCGTCGTAGTGGTATTCAAATTGAGGAGGCTAATACATAATGGCCGACTATAGTAACAGAAAAGTAACAGATAAAGTAAAACAAGTAGTTGATAATACAAAAACTACAGAATACCAAAATCGTGCGTATGACACAAAAACCGATGCATCGGATACACCAATCACGGTTACATTATTAACAATTGATGAAACACTTATTAAGTATTTATCTGCAAGAATACAACCTATTTTATCACAAGATGGTAAATCGGTAAAGGTACCTATAATTTATGGTAATCCTGAACGCTGGAAAAGTGTTCAAAAAGATGGTGTTATACGTGATAAATTTAATAAGATACAACTACCAATCATTATGATACGTAGAACTGGTCTAAAGAAGAACTTAAAACAAAACTCACCAGTTAACAAGTATTTAGAACGGGAATTTGAAACTGGATGGAACAAATATAACCCATATGATAGATTTGCCGCAGTAAATGGTATTAAACCAGTTAAAAAGTATATTACAACAGTAACTCCTGACTATTTTGATCTTACATATGAATGTATAATCTGGACAGAATATATGGAACAGATGAACAAAGTCATTGAACAAGTGTCATTTGAGGACGATGAGTATTGGGGTGACAGAGGGCAGTACAAGTTTAGAACACGAATTGATGAGTACAAAACTGATACAACTCTACCAAACGTACAAGATAGATTGGTCAGAACTACGTTTACATTAAATGTGTCTGCGTACCTCCTACCAGAGAGAATGGTCAATAAAACAGGTCAAATTATGCAGACCTCTCAAGAACGATTTTCAGTTAAAAAAATCGTCACTTTTACTGAATTAGAAGAGGGTTAAAAGTCGTGTTTCACAAAAATAATCTATATTTATAATACGAGTACAGATATACATAAGGAGGTTATATGACAGAAGTTACGAAGTTAACGGATGAAGAGTTATCATCTGTTAAAAGTTTGCGTGAAGAAATTATTGGTTCCATTTCCACAGTGGGTCAATTAAAATTGACGCACGATTTAATGAACGAAGATTTAACATCGGTAAAATCAAAGCTTGAAGAAGAAGTAGTAAAATACAAAGCATTACTAGTTAAAGAAAAAGGATTAGTTGATGAATTGTTAAAGAAATATGGAATGGGTTCTTTGGATGTCGAAACTGGTGTATTCACCCCTGAGCAATAAGTAATATTGGAGATTCCGTATGGCAGAACGCATTGTTAGTCCTGGCGTTTTCACACAAGAACGTGACCTTAGTTTTCTAGAACAAGGCGTTGGTGAAATTGCTGGTGCATTTATCGGTCCAACAGCAAAAGGACCAGCATTTATTCCAACTGTAGTTACAAGTCAACAAGACTTTGAAAACAAGTTTGGTGCACCTGATGGTAAGTCATTCTTAGGATTGACTGTAAAAAACTATCTTCGTGAATCAGGACGAGCAACTGTTGTTCGTGTTCTTGGTCTAGACGGATATAGTAATACAAGCCACACACCAGCAATTATTAAAGCAACTGGTACTAGTGGTTCGTTTGTATATGCTGTTATTCATCCTACCGTGTCCGGAAGCGACCTTACAGCAGTAAGTGCTTCTGGAACATCAACAAACTTTGCAGTTACCGTTACAAGTTCAAATGGATCATTTACCGGCACAGGATTAACATCAACCACAGCAGCAGGTGGATATATCGGAAACTTCTTTGGATTTGGAACTACTGGTACAAAGGGTGGATACATCTATTCTATCTTCCCAGAAGCAATAGTAAGTGGTGGTGCATCGGTAGTAATGTCAGCAGAACTTAGTGCAGACTTATTGTTCTTAACTGGCAGTACATATGGACCATACTCATTTGCAACAACTCCTTGGATTCAATCACAAACACTTGGTGGTGTTAACCAAAACTTATTTAAGGTTCATACATTAAGTGATGGCACATCAGCAAATAAGCAAGTAAAAATTAGTGTTCTTGGTCCAAAGAAAGCAATTGTATCTGGAACTTACGGAACATTCTCACTTCAAGTACGTGACTTTACAGACACAGATGCAAATCCAAGTGTACTAGAACAATATGATAATTTAACACTTGACCCATCTGACGCAAATTTCATCGCTCGTCGTATCGGTAACAGTGCACCTGTAACCGACCCAAATACTGGTGAACGTTATTTCCAAGGTGATTTTCAAAATAACTCAGCATATGTTCGCGTTGAAATGGCAGATGGTTCGGAAAATATATCACCAGATGCATTACCATTTGGATTTGCAGCATTAAAGTCACCAATTGGATATTCTGGTTCAGCAGTTCCAGTACCAACATACATTAGTTCAAATTGGGTATCTGGTAGTAGTCGTGGATATAGTACCACCGCAACATACAACAGTAACGCATGTTATGGATTTGAATTCTCTGATATTCCAACTACTAATATGTCATACTTGGCACCACTTCCAAGTGGTTCAATAACTCGTGGTAGTGACTTCAATCTTGAAAACTTAGCATCAAATGAATTATATGATGCAAACGGTACTGGATATACAGTTGCACAATATCTTGCAGGTGCAGCACCAACATTAGCATCACTCTTGAAGTTTACAGTTCCATTCCAAGGTGGATTTGATGGTGACAATCCAGCACGTTTGATTAATATGTACGATGGTATTACATCAACAAACACACAAGGATTTAACTTAAGTTCAGCAACAACAGCTGGTTCACGTGCATATAAGAAGGCATTAGATGCAATCAGTAATCCAGACGCATACGATATTAACTTGTTGGTACTACCTGGTGTTATCTACAACGACCACTCATACATCGCAAACTACGCATTAAGTGTTTGTGAAACACGTGGTGACTGTTTCTACATTATGGATACAGTGGGTGCAAGTGCAACAATTACAGAAGCTGTAAATACCGCAGCATTAATTGATAGTAACTACGCAGCAACATACTATCCTTGGGTAAGAGTGTTGGATACAAACACAAATAAGTTTGCATTTGTTCCACCATCAGCGGTACTTCCAGAAGTATACGCATATAGTGATAATACAGCAGCAGAATGGTTTGCACCAGCAGGTTTAAATCGTGGTGGAATTCCAGGAGCAGCAGGTGTTAAGGTTCGTTTGGCACAAGCACAACGTGATTCACTATACGAAGGTAAGGTTAACCCAATCGCACAATTCCCAGGACAAGGTATCTGTGTATGGGGTCAAAAGACATTACAACGTCGCTCATCAGCACTTGACCGCGTAAATGTTCGTCGTTTGTTAATCACTGTTAAGAAGTTCATCGCAAGTTCAGCACGTTTCCTCGTATTCGAACAAAATGTTGAAGCAACTCGTCGTCGTTTCCTCAACATCGTAAATCCATTCTTGGCAAACGTACAAGAACGTTCAGGTCTCTACGCATTCCGTGTTATTATGGACGAAACCAATAATACACCAGACGTAATCGACCGCAACTTATTGGTTGGTTCATTGTATCTCCAACCAACAAAGACCGCAGAATTCATCAAGTTGGATTTCAACATCCTTCCAACTGGTGCAACATTCGCTGGTTAATAGGTTATATTTTTAACTTACCGACTATTTATAGTAAATCTGTTAGGAGATACACATGGCAAACAATATCGTAGCCGAAAATGAAATTTTCTTTACGGCGTTCGAACCAAAAGTTAAAAATCGCTTTTTAATGTTAATTGAAGGCGTACCAGCTTACATCGTAAGAAAGGTCAGCCGTCCAGAAATTCGTCAAGATACCATTAAAGTTCCACACATCAACACCGTTCGTTTTGTTAAGGGTGTGTCTGTATGGCAACCAATGACTTTGACCCTTTACGATCCTGTTGTACCATCAGGTGCACAAGCAGTAATGGAATGGGTTCGTCTCCACCACGAATCAGTAACAGGTCGTGACGGATATGCAGAATTCTATAAGAAAGATTTGACCCTTCAAGTTCTTGGCCCAGTAGGTGATAAGGTTGAAGAATGGATTATCAAGGGTGCACAAATTACACGTGCAACATTTGGTGACCTTGAATGGGCAGATACCAGTGATAACGTAGCAATTGAATTAGAAATTCAACCAGACTACTGCGTATTGAACTACTAATCCAAAAAACTCAGGATGTATTTATCCCCTTCGTGATGCAGGTGTTCTATACTCACGAAGGGGATTTTTACTTATAAAATCTATTTGTATCAATTGAAATGATACTTATATAGAGGTAGAAATATTTTTAACTTGGGTGTGTAATATGCCACAATTAACAGAATTACGAGTGGGTCAAGGGGAAACATTTGAAGTACTCGTAACGTTATTACAAACTGTCTCAGGCACACCATTAGATATTACACATTACAATATCACTGGTCAAGTACGTGAAAATTATACAACAGATGAAATTGCTACATCATTTAATGTAGCAAAAGTTTTACCATATACATCTGGTAGTTTACGTATTACATTAAATGAAGATCAAACAATAAATCTTACACAACGTAGATATGTGTATGATATTTTAATTACAAGCGGTTCAGGCACCCCAGTAAATCGTCGTATTTTAGAAGGACCACTCACCGTTCGTCCAGCTGCAACGAGATAAAAGATGAGCTTACCAGATATTACTGTTGTTATACAAAAACCAGATGTAGTTGTCAGAAACTTAGGTGGTTCAGGATCATTTTTAAATGTCGCTGATTCCGCAGTAAGTTCTTCTTATGCATTGACTGCAAGTTATGCATTAAATGGTGGTGGTGGAGGTGGTGGTGGAGATGGTGCAACAGGTCCAACTGGTGCAACTGGTCCTCGTGGTGCAACGGGTGTTGCAGGCTCTCCAGGTGGTGCAACGGGACCAACAGGTCCATCAGGTAGTCAAGGTGCAACAGGTATTCAAGGTTTAACAGGTGCACAAGGTGCAACAGGTGTACAAGGTACCACAGGTCCTACTGGTGCGCAAGGACCAACTGGTAGCACTGGTCCACAAGGTATTCAAGGTGTCACAGGTCCAACTGGTGCAATTGGTCCACAAGGTGTAACAGGTAGTACAGGACCACAAGGTATTCAAGGTGTTACTGGATCTACTGGTCCTATCGGTCCACAAGGTGTAACAGGTAGTACAGGACCACAAGGAATCACGGGGCCAATAGGTGCAACTGGTCCGGAAGGTCCAACAGGTGCATCTGGTCCAACTGGTAGTACAGGTCCTACGGGTATTCAAGGTATTCAAGGACCAACTGGTAGTACAGGTCCGCAAGGTGATACAGGTCCACAAGGTTCAATTGGTCCAATAGGCCCAACAGGTCCAACTGGTAGCACAGGTCCACAAGGACCACAAGGTGATATTGGTATTACTGGTGCAACAGGTATCCAAGGACCAACAGGGTCAACAGGACCGCAAGGTATCCAAGGTGTCACAGGTCCAACAGGTCCAATTGGTCCTGGATTAAATATTAGTGGTAGTTTACCAGATACGGGTAGCCTTCCTCCATCGGCGCCAACTGGTTCTGCATTTATTATTGGTCAAGATTTATGGGTATATAATGGAACTTCTTGGGTAGACGTTGGTGATATCTACGGACCATCGGGTTCTACAGGCCCAACAGGTCCACAAGGTACCACAGGTCCAACAGGCCCAATAGGTCCACAAGGTGTAACAGGCAGTACAGGCCCAACAGGACCAGAAGGCCCAACAGGTGCATCTGGTCCATCTGGTAGTGTTGGTCCACAAGGTCCAGTCGGTCCAATAGGTCCAACAGGTCCAACTGGTAGTACAGGTCCACAAGGACCAGAAGGTAACCAAGGAGAAACAGGTCCAACAGGTGTACAAGGTGCAACAGGTATTCAAGGGCCAACTGGTAGTACAGGTCCACAAGGTATAACAGGTCCAACAGGACCAATTGGTGTAACTGGACCAACAGGTGTTGCAGGACCAACGGGTTCAACAGGTCCAGCAGGTACTGCTGGACCAACAGGTAGCACAGGTCCAATTGGTCCAGAAGGACCAACGGGTAGTACAGGACCAACAGGTCCACAAGGTGTAACAGGTAGTACAGGTCCAGTAGGTTTACAAGGTGTTACTGGTTCTACAGGCCCAACAGGTCCACAAGGTGTAACAGGCTCAGAAGGTGCAACTGGTCCAATTGGTGTTACTGGTGCAACTGGTGTTACAGGTTCCACAGGTCCAACAGGTCCAGTAGGTCCAACAGGTAGCACAGGTCCAACAGGTCCACAAGGAACCACGGGTCCAACTGGTGCAACTGGTTTACCTGGTGACATCTATTCTACAACCAGTAGCACATCACTTTCTATCGGAACTGGTTCAAAAACATTAACTATTGCAACGGGACTTGCATATAGTATTGGTCAATCTGTTATTATCGCATTCGATAATAGTAACAAAATGGAAGGTAGTGTTACCTCATACGATAGTGGAACAGGTCAATTAGTAGCTAATATTACAACGGCTACTGGTTCGGGTACATACACAGCATGGCAAGTAAGTTTGGCAGGTGCACCAGGACCAGCAGGTGTTACAGGTCCAACTGGTCCTGCAGGTCCAATTATTGCAGGACTCGTCAGTAGTTCTGCACAATACCCAGGATGGGTCACTAGTTCCGCACAAATTGATTATAACGCAATCACTAATAAGTTGAGTGGTGTAATATCCTCCTCAACTCAGTTTAATGCATTAACTGGTACATCTGCCTCATATTCAGCTACCGCATCGTTGTCTACAGCAGTAAGTGGTGGAACAGAAGATTATATACCACTTTGGTCATCAGCAAATACACTTACACGTAGTAGATTATACCAAACTGGTTCTAGTATTATATTTGGTGGAACGACATTCTATGATGAAACCGCACCAGATATCTTTGGCTTGTACGGTGGTATAACAGACTCATTTAATTTAATCACTGCGCACGCAATAATTGACAACTACTTACAAATAAATGTTCGTAACTTAAGTACAGGTTCTTCTGCATCATCAGATATAGTTGCGGTTAAGAGACTAGGAACAGAAACATCTGGCTTCATTGATATGGGTATCAATGATGACAATTATGTTGGTACGGAAATTTATGATGTTGCGGGTGATGCATACCTTTATACAGTAGGTGGAAATTTAGTAGTAGGTTCTGCAAGTGATACAGGAAGTGTAGTATTATTTACTGGCGGTGATACTCCATCGGATAAAAAAGTAGAATTACGAGCAAATAATTTACACGACATCACTGGTAGTCTTACAGCAACACAAGGATTTACTGGTTCGTTATCTGGTATAGCAACGACCGCATCATTTGCAACAGCAGTTAGCGGTGGAACTACAAACTATATTCCATTCTTTAATACAGCAAACACGTTATTTAGAAGTAGATTATATCAAACTGGTTCTAGTATTATATTTGGTGGAACTACATTCTTTGACGAAACCGCACCAGATATCTTTGGTTTATATGGTGGTCTAACAAATTCATATAATTTAATCACTGCACACGCAACAATTAACAATTACTTACAAATCAATGTTCGTAACTTAAGTACAGGTTCTTCTGTATCGTCTGACATAGTTGCAGTAACACCATTAGGTACAGAAGATTTTGGTTACATTGATATGGGTATCAATAGTGATAACTACGTTGGTAATAGAATTTATGATTTACCAGGAGACGGTTATCTGTATACCACAGGTAGTAATTTAGTAGTTGGTACATCAACCGCAAATAGTAACGTTACTATTTTCGCAGGTGGTGACACTTACGCCAATCGTAAGTTAACATTAAAAGCAAGTAATCAACACGAAATAACAGGTAGTGTAAATATCAGTGGTAGTATATTACCATCAAATGATTCTGTATTTGACCTAGGTTCACCATCATTAAAGTTTAGAAGTTTATATCTTTCTGGTTCTACTTTATATCTTGGCACGCTCGCAATCTCTGATAATAATGGTACATTATCTATAACACCATCGGGGTCATCGACTCTTTCACCTGTATCTGGTGCATTTACTGGGTCGTTCCTTGGTAATTTGATCGGAAATGCTAATACAGCAACAACAGCATCGTTTGCAACCACAGCATCATTTGCACTAAATGCACAAAACGTACCACTCGGTACAGTATCAAGTTCAGCACAATATCCTGGTTGGGTCACAAGTTCTGCGCAAATTGATTATAATAGTATACAAAATAAGTTAAGTGGTGTAATATCTTCATCAACACAATTTAACTCATTAAGTGGTACATCAGCATCATTTGCAACAACCGCAAGTTATGTAGCAGGTGCAGCAAGTGACTGGGCATCATTAGCAAATAAACCAGCAGATATCGTAAGTAGTTCTACCCAAGTCAAGGCGTTCTTACCTGGTGGCACTGTAAGTGCATCGGCACAATATCCTGGTTGGGTAACCGCATCATCACAAATTGATTATAATAATATTACCAACAAATTATCTGGTGTAGTTTCCGCATCAGCACAAGTAGTACCATTACTTCCTGGTGGAACCGTTTCAAGTTCAGCACAATACCCAGGATGGGTCACTAGTTCCGCACAAATTGTGGTGCAAAATACCACTGGTATTGGTGCGTTAGCAACAACTGGTTCAAATACATTTGTTGGTAATCAAGTAATTAGTGGTTCATTAACTACCACCGCAGATACAATGACCTTCAATGGGTCGATGGCCGTATCGGGAACACTTTCATTAACTGGTAGTTTAAATGTATTAAACGGTGGATTTACTGGTTCATTAACGGGTAGTGCAACTACAGCAACATCGGCGTCATTTGCAACTACCGCAAGCGCAGCAACCAGTATAACATTTATACCAGCAACGTCATCATTTGCATTAACAGCAAGTTATGTTCCTGGTGCAGCAAGTGATTGGAATTCTGTAGCAAATAAACCAGCAGATTTGGTCAGTAGTTCTACCCAAGTCAAGGCGTTCTTACCTGGTGGAACTGTTTCAAGTTCCGTACAATACCCAGGATGGGTAACCGCATCAAGTCAAATTGACTATAACTCAATTCAAAATAAGTTAAGTGATGTTGTATCAAGTAGTGCACAAGTTCAACCACTACTTCCTAACGGAACAGTATCAAGTTCCGCACAATACCCAGGATGGGTAACCGCATCAAGTCAAATAGAATTAAATAGTATTACAGGAACCACATTTGCAACAGCAAACTTTACTTTCCCACAAAACTTAACTGTCGCTGGAACACTTACCGCTCAAGAAATACAAACCGAATACGTAACATCATCTATTATTTACGAATCTGGTTCAACTAAGTTCGGTGATACAGCAGACGATACACATCAATTTACAGGTTCATTAAGCGTTCTTGGAACAATTAGTGGTGGATTGGTATTACCAGCAGGAACTGTAACAGCATCATCACAAATTGATTATAACTTAATTCAAAATAAATTAAGTGGTGTGGTAAGTAGTTCATCACAAATTCAACCACTACTTCCAGCAGGAACAGTATCAAGTTCTGGTCAAGTAGATGTTCGTAACACAACTGGTATTTCAACACTTGCAACTACTGGTTCAAACACATTTACCGCAACACAAACAATAATTGGAAACGTATTCTTAAGTTCATCGTTCCCATTAGTTTATAATAACGATAACACTAACAATATGTTGTTTGGGTTCTTTGATGGTAGCTCCATTTACGGTGCATATTATCAAACATTTGGAAATAACTACACGGCACTAAATCAACGTGGTGGTGCAGAGTTTGTATATGATATTAGAAATAATAGTGGTGCAAACTTCCATATCGCATCATTTAATGGTGCAACTTGGACTGAAAAGTTTAGAGTAGATGATAACGGAGCACACGTAACTGGTTCATTGGTATCAACTGGTGGTATTACTGGTTCATTACTTGGAACAGCAAGTTTCGCAACTACAGCTTCATTTGCATTAGCAACCGCAGGAACCGTAGAAAATGCAAATACAGCATCATATGTAGCATATACAAATATTGATGGTAAACCAACACTAGTATCTGCATCATCACAAATAGATTACAATTCTATTACGAATAAGTTGAGTGGTGTATACAGTAGTTCGGCATTCGCATCACCAAACCAAGGTACTGTAAGATTAACATTAAATGGTGTTCAGTTAACTGACGTTGATTTGGGTGTACAAACATCTGATACCCCAACATTTGCTGGAGTAAGTAGTTCAAATCATATCACTCCAACCGCAGATAATACTTATAACTTGGGTGCACCTGATAAGAGATGGGCAAACATATACACGGGTGACTTAATATTATCTAATGAAGGTTCTTCAGGTAATACCGTAGATGGAACAACAGGTAACTGGACTATTCAAGAAGGTGAAGAACATCTATACATTATCAATAACAAGTCTGGTAAGAAGTTTAGATTTATGTTATCGGAGATTAACTAATGCCAATTATAGCAGGTCAGATTACAGGTTCAGCACTTAGTGGTTCGTTAAATTATACGTTCCTATCTAATATTCCTTCTGGAATAGTATCTGGAGCTGCCCAAGTAGCCGCAAATCTACCAGCAGGGACAGTATCAAGTTCTGGTCAAGTAGATTATAACTCAATAACAAATAAACTGTCTGGTGTTGTTTCTTCGTCAACGCAAATTCAACCATTATTACCTGATGGAACAGTTAGTGCATCAAATCAAGTAGATATTACAGCAACTACCAACTACTCGACATTTAGTTCATCGTTGGCAACAGTTGATGCAGGTCAAACCACTCGTATTGATAATCTAGCAAGTTTGACCAGTTCGTATGCAATTAACGCAACTATTCAAGGCCAACTTGCTGGAGTTGCATCAAGCAGTGCACAAGTAAAAGCATACTTACCAGCAGACACAGTATCAAGTTCTGGTCAAGTAGATATTACCGCAACTAGTGGTTATTCAACCTTTAGTTCATCAATTGCAACCAAAAACGATACACAAGACGTATCTATCGGTGCATTAAATGCAGCAACCAGTTCATACGCAATTAACGCAACTATTCAAGGACAACTTGCTGGTGTTGTTTCTTCTTCTACACAAGTTAAACCATTACTTCCTGGTGGAACTGTATCAAGTTCCGCACAATATCCTGGTTGGGTCACTGCGTCATCACAAATTGATGTACGTAATACTACAGGTATTGCAACAATTGCAACTACAGGATCAAACACATTTAATGGTACTCAAACCGTTACAGGTAGTTTATTTACTAGTGGGTCAAATAGTTTAGTAGGAAGCACTACGTTATCTGGTAGTTTAGTTGTCTCTGGTGCAGCAATTACCTCGACTCCAAATATTCAAATTTACGGAGATACAGAATTTACTGGATATGCAAAGTTTAACCCAGTCACCAGTAATATTGATACCTCAATTTCCGCATCCTACATTTATGTTAGTGGGTCAACCCAAGATTTATATTTCTCTCAAAATAGTGCTGGATATAATAACGTTACTCGTTTACGTTGGTTAGAAAGTAACCTCTACACGGGTCTATTAAAGGGTGGAATACTAACAACAACAACAGGATCTACCACGTTTAATATCAGTGCAGGTGAAGGTATTGTTGTAACTCTTAACGCATCAACAACCCAAGACCCATATCCAACAATTAAGTTGGTTCGATGGGACGCAAAAACCAACGTTCCTATTACGTTTTCGGGTTCAGCAAAGATTACCTACGTTGGATTAGATGTTGCAGGTAATGTTATACAACAAGTTGTTCCTTGGGGTAGTACCGACATCAATCAATTTGATACCCAAATCAATTTAGGTGTTATTTTACATTCAAGTGCATCAATATCAACAGGAGCATATAACGCTCCACAAATTTCATATGGAGCTCCGCAAAAGGCGGACGACTTCTTTAGATCATTTGGTCCACTAAAAGTTTCTGGTCACACCTTACAAGCAAGTGGTAGTAGCCCATCACTTAGTATTAAAAAGACCGCTGGTACATCATATCGTGAAGGGTCAAATTATGCAAATAATCCAAACCATCCCAACACGGTCACAGAAGAAAGTGATATTACAATATCTAAGATATATCGTTATTATATCTCAGGATCAACTCCTGTTATTGATACGGGTGCTAGTGGATCAGGATATCCCACTCTCGATAACCAAAACCGCGTTGATACAGCAACGGGGTTATTAACATCAATTGGTTTAAGTAATTGGTCTATTCAACGCGTATTCTGGGTTCCAGGGTCACCAACCAACGCGTTTATTGTCTATTATGGTAACACCGCATACAGCACACTACTCAATGCAGTTAACGCAATTAATACGGAACCATTCACGGAAGCACCAGATACGGCAGCTAATGCTGTATTCATCGGATACATCGTAATTCAAGGTGGTAGTAATCGTGACTTACTAAACGCGACGGATTGTACTATTATTCAAGCTGGATTGTTCCGTAACATTGCTGGTGTTGGATCGGGTGGAACACAACCAGTAGCAACCACGTTAGCAGGATTATCTGATGTCGGTATTAGTAGTCCAGCTATTGGTGACTTGTTGGTATATACTGGGGCAACGTGGAATAATACAAAGTCATTAAATGGTAGTTATTCACTTACTGGTAGTTTAGCAACAAATGATGGTATTACGGCAATAACAATTAATGCAACAGCAGTATCCGCATCACTTTCTGGTAGCGGTGCTGGAGTATTTGGCGTCAACTATAATACCTTATCAAATATTCCAGCAGGTATCGTCAGTAGTTCAACACAAGTTCAACCACTACTTCCTGGAGGAACAGTAAGTAGCTCAGCACAATATCCAGGATGGGTCACGAGTTCAGCACAAATTGATATTACCGCAACAACTGGATATTCTACCTTTAGTTCATCACTAGCCACCGTAGATGCTGGCCAAACCACTCGCATCGATAACTTGGCAAGTCAAACAAGTTCCTACGCAATCAACTCAACAATACAATCGCAACTTGCTGGTGTAGTATCAAGTTCCACACAAGTTAAACCACTTCTTCCTGATGGAACTGTTTCCTCATCAGCACAATACCCAGGATGGGTCACTGCATCATCACAAATAGATTATAATAATATTACTAACAAGTTAAGTGGTGTTGTAAGTAGTTCTGCACAAGTAGTACCATTACTTCCTGGTGGGACAGTATCAAGTTCTGGTCAAGTTAGTTTAACTGCCACCTCAGAATACTCTACATTTAGTTCATCAATTGCAACTAAAAATGATTTGCAAGATGTTTCTATCAACGCACTGAACGCAGCAACTGGTTCATATGCAATTAACGCAACAATACAAGGACAACTTGCTGGTGTCGTATCATCGTCGGCTCAAGTTAAACCATTACTTCCTGGTGGAACGGTATCATCATCTGGACAAGTAGACATCACAGCAACAACCAACTATTCAACATTTAGTTCCTCGTTGGCAACAGTTGATGCAGGACAAACTACTCGTATTGATAATCTAGCAAGTTTGACCAGTTCGTATGCAATTAACGCAACTATTCAAGGTCAACTTGCGGGAGTAGTTTCTTCTTCAACACAAGTTAAGCCACTTCTTCCTGGTGGAACAGTTAGTGCATCAAATCAAGTTGATATCACCGCAACTACGGGATACTCTACATTTAGTTCATCACTAGCAACAGTAGATGCAGGACAAACTACTCGTATTGACAACTTGGCGAGTTTGACCAGTTCGTATGCAATCAACGCAACAATACAAGGACAACTTGCTGGTGTTGTTTCTTCTTCAACACAAGTAAAACCATTACTTCCTGGTGGTACAGTAAGTGCTTCTGGTCAAGTAGACATTACAGCAACTACTGGATACTCTACATTTAGTTCATCACTAGCAACAGTAGATGCAGGACAAACTGCTCGTATTGATAATTTAGCAAGTCAAACAAGTTCCTACGCAATTAATGCAACTATTCAAGGGCAACTTGCTGGTGTTGTTTCTTCTTCAACACAAGTTAAGCCACTTCTTCCTGGTGGTACAGTAACCTCATCAGCACAATATCCTGGGTGGGTAACCGCATCAAGTCAAATTGACTATAATAGTATTCAAAATAAGTTAAGTGGGGTAGTATCGTCATCAACACAAATTGTTCCGCTATTACCAGCAGGAACTATTAGTGCGTCATCACAAGTGGCATTAAATGCTATTACTGGAGTTACTTTTAGTAATTCCTCATTCTATTTCCCAAATAATTTACGAGTTGAAGGAACATTAACCGCACAAGAAATTAATACAGAATATGTTTCTTCATCGATTATTTATGAATCTGGTTCTACCAAATTTGGTGATACAGCTGACGATGTAATGAGTGTTACTGGTTCTATTCGTGTCTTGGGTGGAAATATTAGTGGGTCGTTTATTGGATTGGTTTCTTCATCGGCACAAATAGACTATAACTCTATACAAAATAAATTATCCGGTGTTGTTTCTTCATCAACACAAGTTCAACCACTGCTTCCAGTTGGAACTGTTAGTAGTTCCGCACAATATCCAGGATGGGTAACTTCGTCAACACAAATTGTTTGGTCATCAGTAAACTACAACGGAGGTATCGTCAGTAGTTCGGCACAAGTAAAACCATTACTTCCTGATGGAACCGTATCAAGTTCAGCACAATATCCTGGTTGGGTCACCGCATCAAGTCAGGTAACAATTACTGGTATATCAGGATTGGGTGCTAACGTAGCGACATTCTTGGGAACACCAAGTTCTGCAAATTTAGCAACAGCAGTCACAGATGAAACAGGTACGGGTGCGTTAGTATTTGCAGGAAGTCCAACATTAACTGGTACGGCTACTGCAAATAACATTGTAATGTCTGGGTCGCAATTCTCAGGAATAGTATCAGGTAGTGGATTACAATATAGATTAGTGGTTCCAGTCGGAACTAACCAATACGCAACCTAATAAAAGTTGATATTTTATGGTAAAAAAGGCATCCAGACGGGTGCCTTTTTTCGTTTATTCCGGTATAAAATGATATTTATACGGGGGTGTATACACTTTAGTTTGAGTCTAATATGAGTTTATTAAAAGTCAATAATATCGAACTTGCTACATCTGGTAGTACTAACGTTACATTTAATGACGACGTTACATTCGGTGCCGCAGTTAATATTTCTTCGGGATCTATCACAGCAAGTTTCGCTATTGCAAACGCATCTATCGAAAAAGAAAAACTAACAAATGACGCCAGAGACTTCGTAAATATTCTTAATAAACCAGCAGGTCTTATCAGTAGTTCTGGTCAGTTCGTTAGTGCAATTTCTGGTTCCTCTTTAGAACTTGGTGGTATATTAGCAACGGGTAGTATTAGAACAACGAGTGTATTTAGTGGTAGTGGTGCACAACTATTTGGAATTCCAAACGCAGCATTAAATAATAGTTCTATTACAATCAACGGTGGTGCAGTTTCACTCGGTGGAACTAGAACGCTTACCACAAGTGATATTACAGAAGGAACAAATCAATATTATACTGACGCACGTGTAAAATCAAAATTAGATAGTGAAACCGTAGTCAGTAGTTCTGGTCAAATTAATTATCAAGCTGTAACGGGGCAACCTACAGTTAATACGTTTGGTGGAGATGGTAATCAATCGTTTACTATTGTAAATGGTATTTTTATTAGTGCATCTGGTGGTGCAGATGGTATTATTGTCACAAACGATTCAGGTAACCAACTATTACGTTTTAGAACTGTTGGTGGAACAGTTTCGTCCTCCGCACAAGTAACAGCAGCATTACCTGCTGGTGTAGTATCAAGTTCAACACAAGTTCAACCATTACTTCCTGGTGGAACAGTTAGTGCATCGGCACAATACCCAGGATGGGTGACCGCATCAAGTCAAATTGATTATAACTCAATTACAAACAAATTAAGTGGTGTTGTTTCTACATCAGCACAAGTTCAACCATTATTACCAGCAGATACAGTTTCCGCATCAGCACAAGTTAAAGCATTTTTACCAGATGGAACAGTAAGTGCATCGGCACAATATCCTGGATGGATTACTTCATCTACACAAGTAGTTCAATCATTACCTGGTGGAACTGTATCGGCATCGGCACAATACCCAGGATGGGTTACCGCATCATCACAAATAATTGTACAAAACACTACTGGTATTGGAGCTATAGCAACCACTGGATCAAATACCTTTATTGGTAATCAAATTATCTCAGGTTCTACAACAATTACTGGTGACTTAACAGTACAAGGAACCTCGTCTGTTACGTATGTTACCTCGTCGCAACTTAACGTAGGATCAAATACCATTACACTAAATACTACCGATGTACTTCGTTACGGTGGGTTAACAGTATTTGATTCTGCTTCTGCTGGACAATCTGGTTCACTTCTCTGGGACAGTGTAAATAATGTATGGTTATATGTCCACGCAGGAACCAGTAATACCAGTAGTATATTGATTACAGGTCCGGAAAATACTGGTGCGTTGGGTAGTGAACAGTTCTTAACACCTAATTTATTACCAAAGGCTGGACTAACTGGTGACCACATTGTAAATTCACAAATTAGTGATAACGGAACACAAGTGGGTATCGTTGGTGGGCTAAAAGTTACAGGATCCATCACATCGTCTCATATAGTTCCCGCAGTTACTGATACCTTTGATTTAGGTTCACCAACCTTAAAGTTTAGAGACTTGTATCTTTCTGGTTCAACGTTATATCTTGGCTCATTAGCAATTAGAGATAATGGTGGTGCGTTATCTATTGGACCATCTGGGTCAGCAATTGGAACCAATTCACCTGTATCGGGTGCATTTACAGGATCATTCCAAGGTAACGGTAGTCAATTAACTAATATCGCAAATGCAGCACTTCCTGGTGGTATAATTTCATCATCAACACAACTACCAGCAGGTACAGTATCCGCATCGTCACAATATCCTGGATGGGTCACCGCATCAAGTCAAATTGACTACAACTCAATCACCAATAAACTTTCTGGTGTTTTTAGCAGTTCAACACAAATTGCAAATAATTTACCAGCAGGTACAGTATCAAGTTCTGGTCAAATTAATGCAGGTGCAACAGCAAACTTTGCAACTGCAGTAGCAGCACAACTTGGTACAGTACACTCTGGTAGTTTTATGAGTACCGCAACTACTAATAACTTACCAGAAGGTGTCACTAATCTTTACTACACGGATGCACGAGTAAAAACCAAGATGAGTGGTGATGTTGTTCATTCTGGTAGTTTCCTTGGTACCGCAACCACTGATAATTTAACACAAGGATCAACTAACAAGTATTACGCAAATTCCTTAGTATTAAGTTATATTGACTCACTTTCAGTTCTCAGTAGTTCACAACAAGTTGTCAATAGATTACCAATTGGAACAGTATCAAGTTCAAATCAAATTTCAAACGTATTAGTTACTAGTGCAAGTTACGCAGCAACTGCAAGTTTAGCACTTGGGGTATCTGGGTCACTTGCGGTCAGTACTGATGGATTAAATGAAGGTAGCATAAATCTTTATTACACAGATGCACGAGTTAAGACCAAGTTAAATGCAGAAAATGTACATTCGGCAAGTTTCTTAGGAACGGCAACCACTACCAACTTAACAGAAGGTATTAACTTATATTTTACCAATCAACGTGCGAAGGATGCACTTCCTGGGGTAGTATCATCGTCAGCACAAGTACCAACACTTCTTCCTGGCGGAACGGTATCATCATCAGCACAATATCCTGGTTGGGTCACCGCATCAAGTCAAATTGACTATAACTCAATACAAAATAAATTATCTGGTGTTATATCTTCTTCTACGCAAGTCAAACCATTACTTCCTGATGGAACCGTCACATCATCAGCACAATATCCAGGATGGGTCACTAGTTCAACACAAGTTGTCTGGTCATCGGTTAACTACAACGCGGGTATCGTCAGTAGTTCTGGTCAAGTTCAACCACTATTACCTGGTGGAACAGTATCATCATCAGCACAATATCCTGGTTGGGTAACAAGTTCTGGTCAAATTGATTACAACTCAATTACTAATAAATTAAGTGGAGTTGTTTCATCATCCGCACAGACAGTTGCATTAATTGCATCACAAGATATCGCACCGGCAACAGTAAATGCAACAACGATAAACGCATCTATCGTAACAGCATCAAACTTAACTGCAAATCAAGCAGTATTTACAAATGGTAGTGATGGATTGGTCAGTAATGCAATTACCGGAACTGGTAATGTGGTAATGAGTGCAAGTCCAACGTTAACAGGAACATTTACGGCAGATAAATCAATTATGTCTGGTTCACAATTCTCGGGAATAGTATCAGGTAGTGGATTAGAGTATAGATTGGTGGTTCCTGTTGGAACTAATCAATACGCAACTTAATAAGAGGTTTTATTAAATATGGGTCTTAATGAACAAATTCTCGCTGGGGCAGCAGCACTAAAGCGTGAAAATATAATAATTCCAATAGAAACAGCAAGTGTTCAGTATACAGGGTCAATTGAAATGGGCCGTGTATTTGCTATTACTGCTGTGCAAGGTTCCAAAATCTGCCGTATAAGATTATATATGGATTCTGGTAGTCGTAATGACGGCACGGAATTAGCAAGACCATTTATTTCGCAAAGTATCCCATCGGCAATTAGTTTAATAACAGATATTAGTTTAGATAACGAATCGTTATTTCGTTTGGCTCCTCCTGTCTTTGGGGTGAACCTTGACAATCCTATTAAGAGTAGTATATATTACACTATTGATTCCAGTTCTGGAGCAAATCTAGATGCTGGAGATAAAATAACACTTACTAGATTTTTGATGGAAGATCCTGCGGTAAGTAATTTAGTAGGAGTAGATACACACAAGACATTAATTATTAGTGCATCGGGATTAGCATCTGGTAGTCACAGAACTGGTAGTATTAGTTCACCACGAACATATCTAGCATACGCAGTGGAACCAACAGTTGCACCTATTAGATTACGACTATACACTAGTCAAAGTTATAGAGACGATGTTGGTGAAATTTCTAGGTCATTTACAACAGAACCATCACAGAGTAACGGACTTATCGCTGACTTTTATATGGAAGATGTTGCAAAGACACCAATGACACCTATACTCATTGGTAGAAATGATGCAGATTTATTAAATCCAGCATTATTGTCGGCAGACCAAATAACATATTACACAATTACAAATGGATCTGGCACAGGAACTATATCTGGGTCAGTTTATATATTTTCACTAGAAGATTGAGGTTATTATGAGTGTACAAATGTTTCGTGAGTTACAAGAACTAATCGATACGGCACAACACATAGTTATTGCTGTTATTGTGGCCGAAGGGTGTGAAAATTACAAGGGTAAATTCTTGACTGATTTGGAAAATCAAATCAAGGGTCAACAGAACCCAGTACATTTACACACCATTTGTTATCGTGAAGAACCAATTATGTTTCCACGCCCAATGACACAAGCGGTGTATTATTTCGCACCAAAAAATTATACACCACTTTTTTATCGTCAAGGTGCAAGAGCGATGGACGCACCAATAGATATTGTAACGGCCATCAAAATGAGGCAGGGGATGTCCTATGCAGAGGCTGCATACGGTGCGGATAAGATGGAAAGTTACGAACGAACAGAAAATTTGGTAAAGAACGAAGATACATCAAAGTTTCCTTCATTGTTTCAACAAGCACGTAATTTTGCAAAAGAAATGTGGCACGCAGGTAAAAATGCAGCAGTTGGATTACCTGTATTAGTAGATGCGGATATTGCATACAATAGATTTGAAACGTGTCGTGGTTGTGAATTTTTAACACAAGATAGTTTTCGTTGTGAAAAATGTGGGTGTTTTATGAAAACAAAAACACAAATTGCAACTTCTTCATGTCCAATTGGAAAATGGCACGCTATAACGCAGTAAAAACAAAGTAGACAACTTGTTGGTGAATATTTATATTAGAATACTATGTTAAGATTTTTTCCGTATAGAACATTTAGTTCGTCATTTGCATTCACGGGGTCCGCAGCACAAACTGCATCATTCGTGCTGTCTGGAACCACCGCATCGTTTTCACTAACTGGTGGTGGTCCAACTGGTCCTGTTGGGCAAACGTCGGTAGTACAAGGTATTACAGGTGTATCAGGACCAACAGGTATAGGTCCAACAGGTCCACGTGGCACCACAGGTCCAACAGGCCCAAGATCAGCAACAGGTCCAACAGGACCAACTGGTATTACAGGACCAACTGGCGCTACAGGAGCAACTGGAGCTGCATCAACTGGTCCAACAGGACCAATAGGAGTTTCAGGTAGTACAGGTCCAACAGGACCAACAGGTGCAACAGGTATTATCGGTATCACAGGTGCAACTGGTCCGACAGGAGCAACAGGTCCAAGTGGTCCAACAGGTATTCAAGGTATTGCAGGGCCGCAAGGTGTTACTGGTGCTACGGGTCCAACTGGTGCAATTGGTGTCGCAGTATCAGGTATCCAAGGTCCAACAGGTGTAACAGGGCCGTCAGGTCCATTTGGTTCTTCTGGTCCACAAGGTACAATTGGTGTTACAGGTCCAACAGGACCAACAGGTGCACAAGGAACCGCATTTACAGGGCCAACAGGTGCAACAGGTGCAACTGGTGCTACGGGTCCAACAGGAGCTGTGGGAGCTACTGGTCCAACTGGTGCGAACACACCATAATAGAGAGAAAGTGTTATGACGTTTAAATTTTTTCCGTTCGGTGTACCAACTACTAGTTCGTTTGCAATAGGAGTCGGAGTAACAGCTACCGCATCTATTGCAATTAATAGTGGTTCTGCGTTCTCTACGGCGTCATACGCACTGGGTGGGTCCACGGGTGCCACAGGTCCAAGTGGTCCGCAAGGAGCAACAGGTCCAACAGGTCCAACGGGTCCAACAGGCATTTCTGGATCAACTGGTGTTTTGGGTACTTCTGGTTCAACAGGACCACAAACGTCAGGGTCAACAGGTCCGACTGGACCAAGTGGTATTACTGGAGCAACAGGTCCAACAGGACCAACTGGTATTACGGGTTCTACGGGTGTAATAGGTATTACAGGACCATCTGGTATTCGTGGTGCAACAGGTGCAACTGGAGCAACAGGTCCAACAGGCCCAACAGGTAGTGTTGGTATAACTGCTGGTATCATAGGTGTATCAGGTGTTACAGGCCCAACTGGTTCATCTGGTCCAACTGGTGTACAAGGAAGCACGGGTCCAACTGGTGTGGGGCCAACTGGAGCAACAGGTGCAACGGGTCCATCTGGTTCAGCAGGACCAACAGGACCAGTGGGACCAACAGGAGCAACTGGTGCAATCGGACCATCTGGATCTTCTGGTCCAAATACATTCGGAATAGTTGGTATAACTGGAGCAACTGGTCCTACTGGTGTTATCGGACCAACGGGACCACAAGGAAACGCTGGTCGAGCTGTATTTTTCATAACAGGATCATGTAATCAAACACATTCCGATATCACCGTTCCTCACAGTGACGTTGCAGCAAGTCATACTGATATCGCAGCAGCACACACAGATACTACCATTAATGCATCACATAGTGACATTGTTACCACAACACCAGCATCACATACAGATAATACTACACCATTCGTAAATACGACTATTAACGCATCACATAGTGACACAACAATTAATGCATCACATAGTGATATTGCGCATAGTAATATTACAATTAACGCCGCACATACTGATAATACCACACCATTTAATAATATCGCATTTACTAATATTGCAAAATCACATACGGATATTTCACACAGCAATATATCACATACGAATATCGGAGCAGCACATACAGATAATACTACACCATTTAATAATATCGCGTTTAGTAATATTGCATTCACAAATACCACTATACCATTTAGTAACATAGGATTTAGTAATTCGTATACTCCACATTCAAACATTGCTAAAGGTGCAGTTCATAAAGACGATTACGGTCCACCAGCACATACAAATAGTACAACACCACATAGTAATATTGCATTCTCAAACACAGGATTCTCTAACTCGTATACTCCACATACAAACGTGGGTCATACGGATATTGCGTTCTCTAATACAGGATTTAGTAATAGTTATACTCCACATACTAATATTGGTTCAGCTCACACCAACACTACAATCAACGCATCACACACAGATAATTACACGGCACATCAAAACGTAGCGCATGGAGATATACCGTTCGTGAATAGTTATACACCGGCACAATGTTCGCAATGTCCTGGTGGAGATCCGTCTGAATGTGATTCGTTCTGTGAATGTTATCCAAACTGTGGTTGCTTCGGTAATACGTGCATCGGTATATAATAAATGTTTATAATAGGGAATAAATAATGCCAGGTCCAACACATACAAATATAGGCCACTCCGATATAGCGTTTGAGAATGTCTACGCTGCGCATACTGATTTTACACAAAATCCGGCACACACTGACAATACCACACCATTTAATAATATTGCAGCAGCTCATACCAATATCGCTCATAGTAATCAGGCATTTCTTAATACTTCATTTAGTAATATAGCAAAATCACACACCAATGTATCACATACAAATATTGGGCATACAGACGGTACGGCAGCACATACAGACAACTATTCACCAGCATCGCATTTAGATAATACTAGTGCACACTCAAATATCGCAGCAGCTCATACAAATATTGCACATAGTAATATAGCAACATCACACACAGATATATCTCACTCAAATATATCTCATACTAACATCGGTGCATCACACACTGACAATACCACACCATTTAACAATATTGCGTTTAGTAATATTGGGTTCGTAAACACCACTATTCCACATACTAATATTGGTCACACTAATATAGGTGCAGCGCATTCAGATAATACAACACCAGCAGATCACAGCGATATCGCATTTAGTAATATTACGATTAACGCAAGTCACACGGATATTACAATCAACGCAAGTCACACGGATATTGCAGCATCACATACCGATACTACCATTAACGCATCACACACGAATATAGTAAGTACCACTCCAGCTTCACATACCGACAGTACAACACCATTTACAAATAGTACTACACCACACTCAAATGTTGCGGCCGCTCACAGTAACGCATTCCTATAATACACTATGTCGCAATTTTTTCCACTAGGTACACCAACAACTGCAAGTACAGCACTTATCAGTAGTTTAGCATTTACCGCAACGTATGCTGTGAATGTGAATGTGTTGACAGCATCATATGGTCCTGGACCAACTGGACCACAAGGTGATAAAGGACCAACAGGACCACAAGGTGCAACTGGATTGGCAGGGTCAGGTTCTACAGGACCAACGGGCGCAACAGGTCCAACTGGGCTAACTAGTTCAGGTCCAACAGGTCCAACAGGACCGCAAGGTGTAATCGGTATTACTGGTATTACAGGCCCAACAGGTGTCACAGGTTCTACAGGCCCAACAGGTCCAATAGGAATTACTGGTGTAATTGGTGTTACAGGTATTTCTGGTGTAACTGGTATTGCTTCATTTACTTCGGGTTCCACAGGCGCTACTGGGCCAACTGGAGCAACAGGTGCTACTGGTGTGGTGGGTATTACTGGTGCAACTGGTATTATTGGAATCACAGGACCAACAGGATTGACTAATTTGGTGGGCATTACAGGTCCAACAGGTCCAATAGGATTACCAACCACGGGTTCTACAGGTCCAAGTGGTCCACAAGGAGCAACTGGTGTTGTAGGTACTGGTGGTGTTTCTGCAGGAGCGGCGGCATCTGGAGTCATCGGTATTACGGGTATTACTGGTGTACAAGGTACCACAGGACCGCAAGGAAGTCGTGGTGTGGACGCCGAATGTCCAGCAGGATTTGTAACCTGTACGGAAGGGGCTCCGTCATCGGGGTCAAATACATATACAAACCCAAATAGTAGTATATATTCTGTGGTTTGTGCCGCAAGACCAGTAGGTTGTTTAGGAACATTTACGTGTGTATAACGTTATTTTATAAGTAAAGGTATGGAAAATACTACTTATATAGAGGTAGACGTTATGTGGAGAGTTTAATATATGGCTAAAGCACCTGGTAGTATTTGGGTAGATGGTGAAACCTTTAGATTTATTGACGCAACTGGAAACGAGTACTATTACACTGGTACTGCGGGGTCTAGTCCTGCGGGAGCTAAGGCTGGTTCAATTTGGGTAGACGGAAATGATTTTCATTATATTTCTGCTACTGGTGTTGACCGTACAATTGCATACACCGATTTGGGTGTAGCAGCGGGATCAAAACCAGGTTCAGTATGGGTGCAAACCACATTCTGGCAATGGATATCATCGGCAGGAAACGCTCGTCGTGGTCACACCGACGTAACAGCAGCACACACCGACAATACCACCCCAGCATCTCACACAGATATTGCATTCGTTAATACTACAATTAACGCGGCACACACAGATACTACAATCAACGCAAGCCATACAGATATAGCAAAAGCACACACGGATAACACAACACCAAATAGTCACACGGACAACACTACTCCGTTCAATAATATTGCGTTCGTTAATACTACAATCAATGCCGCTCACACGGATAATACAACGAACGCAAGCCATACAGATATAGCAAAAGCACACACGGATAACACAACACCAAATAGTCATACTAACAGCTATACTCCACATAGTAATGTCGCACACACCAATATTGGTGCAGCGCACACGGACAACACTACTCCGTTTAATAATATCGCATTCACTAACACCTATATTGGTAACAGTCACACCAACAGTTATACTCCACACAGTAATGTCGCACACACCAATATTGGTGCAGCGCACACGGACAACACTACTCCGTTTAATAATATAGCATTTACCAATTCATATACAGGTAATAATCACACTAACAATTACACACCACACACCAATATCGGTCACAGTAATATCGGTCATACTAATATCGGATTTAGTAACATAGCATTTAGTAATATTGGATTTACCAATACAACTATCAATGCATCACACACAAATATCAGTCATAGTAATATTGGTGTATCGCATACAAATATCGGTCATAGTAATGTTGGATTTAGTAATTCGTATACTGGACACACAAACATTGCACATAGTAATATAGGCGTATCGCATACAAATATTGGACATAGTAATGTTGGATTTAGTAATTCGTATACAGGATTTGTAAATTCTTACACACCACAAAATCACACAAATTCGTATCAGGGTGGTCCTTCAGCCTAATGCATGAAAAGGAATAATATATGAATCATAGTAATTCGACAACACCAGCATCACATACGAACATCGGTGCATCACATACTAATATCGGGTTTAGTAATGTGGGGTTTAGTAATAGTTATACTCCATTTTCAAATGTTGGGTTCGGTAATGTCAATGCATCACATACTGATATTGGATTTAGTAATGTGGGATTTGCAAATTCTTACACACCATTTAGTAATGTAGGGTTTTCCAATAGTTACACACCAAATTCACACACTAATATTGCACACAGCAATATTGGTCATAGTAATATTGGATTTAATAATATTGCGTTTAGTAATATCGCATTTGGTAATATTGCAAGAACACATACCGATAACACTACAAATGCAAGTCATACCAACATTGGTCATACAAATATTGGTGCTGCACACACGAATAACACCACACCATTTAATAATATAGCGTTTAGTAATATTGCGAAGGCACACACAGATAACACTACAAATGCAAGTCATACCAATATCGCGCATACAAATATTGGTGCTGCACATACGGATAACACCACACCATTTAATAATATAGCGTTTAGTAATATTGCGAAGGCACATACGGACAATACTACAATTGCCTCACACACGGACAATTACACTCCGCATACAAACACTACAATTAATGCGGCACATACCGACAATACAACACCAGCATCACATACGGATATCGCACATACTAATATTGCTGCAGCACATACGGACAATACTACTAACGCAGCCCATACGGACAATTACACCCCGCATACAAACACTACAATTAATGCCGCACACACGGATACCACAATCAACGCAAGTCATACCGACATTGCGCACACTAATACAACAATTAATGCTGCACACACGGATAACACCACACCACATAGCGACCAACCAGTATTTGTTGGTCCATAATTAGGGCTTGACAAGTGGTGTGCGGTGTTGTATATTATAAAATGATTTATTAATCACGAGGTTATATGACTATTGAATTAGAACCAGTTGGTGTAGTATGTAATTTAAGTTGCCCGTATTGTTACGAACATCCCATGCGAGATGCGGGTAATTTCCGACATAAAACATATTCCGTTGAAAAAATGTTAGAAGGTCTTGCCAAAGAAGGTGGTAATTTTACCCTCTTTGGTGGTGAACCATTATTAACTGATATTGACGATTTAGAAACTATTTTTAAGTGGGGGTTTGACCGATATGGATTTAATGGTATTCAAACAAATGGTGTTTTAATTACTGACCGCCACATAGAAATGTTTAAGAAGTACAGAGTTCACGTCGGAATATCACTTGATGGTCCTGACGAAATGAACGACACGCGTTGGGCAGGGTCATTAGAAAAGACCAGAGAGGCTACCCGCAAGTCATTTGAAGCTATTAAAAAGTGTCTTGACAACAAGCTCTCACTTGGTTTAATTATTACTATCCATAAGAAGAACGGATTACCAAAATATCGTGAACGTTTCAAGGCATGGATTAAAGAACTTCAGTCGTGGGGTGTTGATGGAGCAAGACTTCATCCACTAGAGATTGACCATAGTTCTGTTGGTGAAACATTAGCTCTTACACCAGAACAAAATATTGAGTTCCTATTAGATATGTGGGACTTTGAAATCAGTGAACTAAATGTTCCTGGTAAGAAATCATTTCAGTTTGATATCTTCCGTGACGTAGAATATATGTTGCGTGCAGACGATGCAAACGCAACCTGTACATTTATGACTTGTGACCCATATACCACGCATGCGGTGCAAGGTATTGACTCGCAAGGTAATAAAGCAAACTGCGGTCGTGGTAACAAAGAAGGTATTAACTGGATTAAAGCCGATGTTGACGGATTTGAACGTCAGATGGCACTATATAATACACCACAAGAACATGGTGGATGTCAGGGGTGCCGATTCTTTATTATGTGTAAGTCACACTGCCCAGGTACAGGTGCAGATATGGACTGGAGAAATAGAACGGATACCTGTATGAATTGGAAGGTAGCGTTTAGTATCTATGAACGAATGATGGTTGAACGTGGTGAGATGCCATTATCTCTAGACCCAAAATTAAAGAGATATGAAGATATTTTGATGTATGGTTATAGTAGAGGTGCAGAACTTAGATTAGAACACATTAAAAAGTATCTTGACCCAAATATTGGATTTGATATTGAAAGATACATCCAATCATATTTGATGAACCAAGCTATGGGTGGACACAAGCCACACGCAGACCATACAGATGAAACAGGAAGATACGCATTAGAGTTTAAAGAGAAGTACGGATATTTACCTTAATATAAAGAGGATACGTAGATGATACCAGGATTACACGCAGACCACGTTGACACATCGGGTGCATATGGTCAAAAATTTGAAGTCGTAAAAGACTTGTTAGAAAAAGGAATGTTGAAAGAAATTCCAGAAGAATTCCGTGATAAAGGAAATACTTCCGAAGAAGTTCCGGTTATTACTAATTCACAAACAGTTGTTGGTAATCAGCAATCGGGATGGGATATGTCTCGTGACCATGCCGACCACGTTGACGAAACTGGTCGTTATGCACAATCGTATATGGAACGATTTGGTTCGGATTCCTTAAATAATAACGAAATTTCACAAGGAACTACAGAACAACAGCAAGATACTGGTAATTCTTGGAAGTCTTTCTTGAAGAAGATTATTGCAGAAGAAAAGAGTAAGTTGAAGGTTTAATTTAAACAACGAAGGGGTTATGCAAAGAATAAAGCATGTCTTGCCTGATTGGACTCGGGTGCAGTGGACTTCTATAGAAAATAGAAACAAATACGAACCTATCATTGCGTCTATCAATAACGCATGGAAACAGATTGAACGTATGTCGGTTGTTCACGATATTCGTCCATCTTCACTAGATATATTATCACCAGAAGAACTCATAAATTTAACTGCGGAATACGAAAAACATGGAGTACTCGTAGTTCCTATTGGTAAAGAAGGAAAAGCAGGAACTTACTCGTCTACAAGTACACCATATAATGGTGGTGATTACAATATTCGTGTTGTATTCACAAAGTCTGAAGCTATAGCAGATGAATGGTTTAATATCTGGCAAGCAGAACCCCGCATTCGTGACCGTGAGGCTGGTCGTTTACTTGGGTATCCTACCTGCTGCACCAATCATTTTATGAAGTATTGGGTAGACCAGGAATTTGTTGATACTACGTGGACGATGGCAGCGGAAAATATGCAGTTAAATGATGACGATGAAACGCATCGTACTATTCATATTAAGGCAGATACTCCACCTGAAGCAAACATAATGTGGCGTTGGCAAGGTGTACGATTGGTATCACATCTTCCGTGTTCGTTTGATTGCAAGGCAACAGAAGAACTTGGTATGAAGATGGCAGAACTTGGTCGTACACTTGGGTTTGAAAAAGAAGTAAATTGGATATATGAATTACTTTCGTGGCCTGTTGAATGGTCAGCACTGCATGGTATCGCAGAAATCCGTACACCAATCAACAAGATTTCATCCAGAACTGATATGACCCCGTGGAAGTATGTGGTACAGAAGCATGCACACGAATATCCTATTGATGGTATGTCTGGTATAACGTATCCGTATAATCAAAAGAAAATTAAAGTCAAACCCGTCACAAAAACTATCTCGTTCGCTAAATCTCTTGAAGATACTTCCGTATGGGAAGAAAACGGATTTAGTAATAAGGAAGCTATGGATCACTTCCACCAAGTTATCATTGACGCAATCGGGGATATGAAATATATTCCTGGTGGTAATGTCCTCGACCTCGGTTGTGGAAATGGTGTCTTGTTAGGTCGTGTAGTTGGAGACAGATTTGATCTCATCCCACACGGTGTTGAAGCAGACCGTCAACGTTGTATGTCCGCAGCAACTACCATCCATTGGGGTGTCTTTACAATGGGTAGCATCTTTGACCTTAATACGTGGAAGGAAGATACATATAGTTTGGTACTTTTGATGCCAGGCAGACTTCTTGAAACCACACGTGTAGTATCAGAACAAGTGCGTAAGCAACTCTATGACAAGACAGACCTTGTTCTTATCAACCTAACTTGTGATTGGACACAACAATATGGCTCGATTGAGAATATTATGAAGGTCACAGGTCTTGACCAAGAATGGGAACCAGCAGGTAAGTTAATCCATCGTCAAGATGATATGGCACAACTTTTCAAGCGTAAGGTGTAATATGACAGAAGAAATCAAAGAAGCACCAGTTCCAATAGCAATTCGTCAATTAGTTGATTTACATAACACCCGTATCCGTGAATACCAACAACGTTCATTACAAGAACTTCAAGATGCAAACATTGAACTAATGTTAATGATGGGTTTAAGCCCACAAGACGGATGGCGATTAGATATGGAAACAATGAAATACATTAAAGTTCCAACAGATGGAAATACACAAGTCGGCTGAACACGTAATATTTACGTGGGGTAGGTTCAAAGGGCACTCCTTAGCACACGTTGCAAGGAGTGTTCCTTCGTATTTGGAATGGATGTCTGGTCAAGATGGTTTACCTGAGCAATGGAGAATTGCAGCAGCAAAAACCTTGATGAACGAAGATATTAGTGAACTTGACCTTCCCAGAACGAACAATCCAACTATCTCATATAAAGATTTACCCAAGCAATCAAGTGATAAGGTAGAGGTGTTATTAGTTGATAATAAAACCGCTGCAATCATTATGCCATACGACAAAGTGATGTTGGCAAAGTTTAAGTATGAAATTGATGGTCGCAAATGGAACAACGATGAGAAGCATTGGGAGTTTCCAGTTGTGCATCTTCCAAAACTATTTACGATATTCACCAATATTAAGTGTGATAAGAAAGTATTAGATAAAGTTGAGGAACTTAAATCTCGTAGACAAGACCTCGACGAAATCCGTAGTCAAGAAGATACAGACTTCCAAATCAAGGGGATGCAACTCAATCTGTATCCATATCAGAAAGTTGGTGTACAGTTCGTGGATAGAGCAGGTGGTCGTTGTTTGATTGCAGACGCACCTGGCTTGGGTAAGACGGCACAAGCGATTGGATATGCACAACATCACAATCTCAAAACACTTATTGTCTGTCCATTATCTGTTGTAGTCAACTGGCAACGTGAAATCAAAAAGTTTACTGGTAAGAAATCTACCATTTGGGATAGTAAACATTATTACGGAGAGTTGGATAATCAGTTCCACATCGTGCATTATGATGCGGTGGCTAAGATTAGTAAATCACTTCGTGAACAAAAGTTTGACCTCTTGGTGTGTGATGAAGCAACTTACTTAAAGAATAGACAAACCATCAGAGCAAAAAGTATCTTGGGGTCGTGGAAAGAAAGACGAAAGTATCCTGGGATTAAAACCAAGTATTCTATCTTCTTAACGGGAACACCAGTAATGTCTCGTCCAATCGAAGCATTTAGTTTATTAAACTTTTTAGATAAAGAACGATTTAATAACTTTTACCATTTCGTCGAACGCTATGGTGGATGGAAAGGTGATGCTCCACGAAATCTCCAAGACTTGCATGACCGTACAAAAGATTTGGTCATCCGTAGAAAGAAAAGTGAGGTGCTTACAGAACTCCCACCAAAGCAACGAAATGACCTGTATGTAGAACTTACCAAAGAAGAAAAAAAGGAATATCAAGAACTACTCAAAGAAGTCTTTGGTAAATGGAAAATGGACGGTAAACCCTCGGTCACCCATATGCCAAAACTCCAAGCATTCCTTATCCAAAAGAAAATGCCACGATTAATGGAAATGATTGACGAGTTCTTGGATAACGACAGGTCAATCTTGATATTCAGTAACTATCTTGGCCCCCTTCGTTTCCTGACGGAACATTATGGGGACAAAGCCGCCCTCTTGACGGGTGATATGAACAGAGATAAACGGCAGGAAAGTATTGATAGATTAACCAGCGGAAAAGCTAAAATCGGATGTTTTAGTCTCTTGGCGGCGGGTATGGGTATCGACGGATTACAGAAAGTCATAGATACCGTAGTATTTCTCAACTGTGATTGGGTTCCTGCAAACCACGAACAAGCAGAGGACAGAACCCATCGTATCGGTCAAACCTCCCAAGTCCAAGCCTATTATATGTTATGCGAGGACACCATAGACGAATATATGCGGGACATTCTCAAAGAGAAACAACAGGTCGCAGACCTTATTGTGGACGGAGCATTGGTCACTCCTGATAGTAATAAATCATTTTTTAAGGAATTTGTCCGCAGAATTAGTTCGGTATATAATACCCATTTTACCGATGAAAATATAGAAGATTGATATTTATATACAAGTATTTACAACCCAAGGAGTTATTTTATGTCAAATGTTTCATTCCCTACCGAAGTAATCGATTTACCAAGTAAGGGTAAGTTTTATCCAGAAGGTAGTCCACTCAGTAGTGGTCAAATAGAATTAAAATATATGACTGCAAAAGAAGAGGATATTTTAACTTCACAAAACCTCATTCAAAAGGGTGTTGTATTAGATAAGTTAATCGATAGTCTTATTGTTACAAAAGGTGTACACGGTGAAGATTTACTTTTGGGTGATATTAACGCGGTAATGGTAGCAAGTCGTATTATGGGATATGGAAAAGATTATCCAGTTACAGCAACATGTCCATCATGTTCAAATAGAGAAGAGTTGGATATAGACTTATCACAATTAGAAACAAAAGAAGTATCGGAACGTAATTTGTCAGTAACATTACCAGCTAGTAAGAAAACTATTAAAGTAAGATTACTTACCCGTAAGATTGAAAAAGAAATTCAAAAAGAATTGGACGCTATGAAAAAAATAAAGTCCAATATAGATCCAGAAGTATCAACCAGACTACGTTATATTATTGCCGAAGTGGATGGGGCATCTGACCAAAAAACTATTCGTGAAACGGTAGAAAACATGTTGGTTGCAGATACACGAGCACTTCGTGAATTCTACAAGTCGGTGACACCAGACGTAAAGTTTGAAGTATCACATACTTGCGAAAGTTGTAATCACGAAAGTACACTACCAATCACAATCGGCACGGACTTTTTTTGGCCTGACGCAAGAATATAGGTTGAACATGCACAAGGTCATCTTTTCTATGGTGTATCATGGAAAAGGTGGATTTACCTTTCAAGATTTATATAATATGCCAGTGTTCTTGCGCGGCTTCTATTTGAAGGAAATGAATGACGCAGTAGAAAAAGCAAATGAAGAAATAGAAAAGGCTACGAAACGATCACCTCGTAAATGAGATAATAGATGGCTGTAGATCCTAATATGGAAAAAGCAAGTCTAGCAGCGGATGGACTTACTTCTGAATTAAATAATGTGGCTAGCGAAGCAAAAAAGTTTGCTACCACTATGAATGCCATAAACGAAAAAATAAAAAAGACTGCAAATTTAACACAGGAAGAACTTGAAGCTGCTGGTAATGATATAGGTAGAATGCGAAGAGATGCAGCAACACTTGGTCAAGCTTTTAAACGAGGAACGGTTCTTCTCAATGGTTTATTTGATGGTATAAAAGTTACTGACCAAACTGCAATAGCATTATTTAATAAAAATGCAATAAGAGTTGGTTCTAATTTTAATACATTCGCTGCAAGATTACAAAGTATGCAAAATACTTTGGCAAATACTACTAATGAATTTAATAACGTTAGAAAGGGAATGGGTACTGTAGGGACGGCATTCCTTTATACTAGAACTGCGTTGTTTAGTGTAGGACAAGCATTTACACAATTACGGACAGCAGTTTTTGGATTACAAAAACAAGTAGGTACAACATTTGGGTCCGCTTTAAATGTTGGTGTAGGTGCATTTACTAACCAAATTACTTCATTTTTTTCTGGTGGTCCACCACTAACCTTTCAAGAAAGTGTTGATGCGATAAATGCATTTCAAAGAGAATTTGGTGGTATATTAACAAGAGGTGAAGCTCAAAAGATAGCACAAGCTTCCAAAGCATTAGGTATAAGTTCCGCTACTTTCTTACAAGCACAACGTTCATTTTTAGTAGTTGGTGGGGAAGCAACCAAAAATACATTTATTGGGCAATTTAGAGCAGCAGGTTTAACGGCAGCAAACGCACTAGAATTCGCAGCAAAAAATGCAAATTTAGTTGCAATAGCTGGTACCAAGTATGCAGCAGCTCTAGCACAGGCAGCAGCAAACGCACAACGTATTGGTGTTGGATTGGATAGAACCGAAGCATTAGCTGACGGTATAGTTGGTAATTTTGAAGGAGCACTAGAACGGTTCTCTGAACTTCGAGCAATGGGTGTTGAAGTTGATTTTAATAGACTAGCTGCTGTTGCTGGAACAGGTACACCACAAGAAGTATTATCTGAATTACAAAGTCAACTTGGTGGAAACCAACAGTTATTAGCAGAATTACAACGTAATCGTTTCTTAAAAGTTGCACTGGAACAAGATTTAGGTCTTAATGTTGCAGAAATCACAAGATTGGCTGCTGGTGGTGGTGCTGTGGCAACAGAGCAAACGCAAGAAGAAAAAGATAGAACTACACGAGATAAAATATTAGAACGTGTAGGAACCGTTGCAAACTTTTTAGCAGCACTGATTGCAGTAATACCAGCTCAAACAGTAGCTACTGCACTTAATACGAAAGCTTTATTGGCTAAAAAAGTCTTGGGGGTAGCTGAAAAACCACAAATAGCAGCAACTACAGCACCAACATCATTACCTAGACAACAAGAACGATTAGCATTACCAGCACCTAAATCAGACAGAACTTTTTATCAAGGTGGACAAACACCACCAATACCAGGAAGACCTGGTATACCTGCCGGTAGAGTACCACCTGCGACGACATCTGGTGTACGTGGATTATTACCAGCATCAACAACAGCAGTGGCTGGACAGACACAACAACAATTACAAAATCAACTTAGTGTTAGACTGGCGGAAACAACTAGAATTGCCGCCAATTTACAATCACAAGGATTGAGTACAGCCGCCGCAGCGCAAAAAGCATTAGCAATACAAGCAAGTCAACCAGGTACAGTTGCATTAGCAGCTAGCATGAGACAATCGAACCCAGATATGCCAGCATCACAAGCGTTGGCACTTGCTCGGGGACAATCTGCAATACCAACGCAACAAATAGCGACTACATCAACACAAATGACACGAGCAGTTGCAGCACCAACAGTAGCGGCTGGAGGTGGAATGTTTGGTAATGCTATGGCAGGTGCCGGCGGTGGAGCAGCGGTTACAGGAGCTGGTGTACTTGGAGGTGCTGTTGCAGGTATAAGTGAATTCCAACAAACAAAAAGTATTAAACGAGCAATCGCAGCAACACTGATTGGAATAGTCACATCGGTATTGGCAACACTATTAATTGGAATGATACCAGGTGCACAATTGGTAGCTCCAATAGTTGGTGGTATGATAGGTAGTGCAGTTACTCCGATGTTAACAAGTTTCTTTATGGGTTCTGCAAAGGCGGCCGGTGGATTAATTACAGGTCCAGGTACCGCAACAAGTGATAATATATTGACACCAACATCACCAGGTGAATACGTGGTGAATGCAAAGGCAACTAAGGCATACGGTGCCGATATGTTGGATAATATTAACAAAGGAACATTCACACCAACACAAACACCATCGGTTAACAATGTGGTTAATGTCAATATGGATAAGATGGAAGCTAAATTAGACAAGTTAGCAGCGGCATTCTCAAATATGAAGATTGATATGGACGGAAATACAGTTGGACGGGTTTCATTAAACGCACGGTCACCACTTGACCGTCTAGCTGTGGTGGGTTAATATATGGCAAAGATATTTAGTACTATCGCTAAAACCACAAAAACTTTATCCGAAAGATACGCGGACTCCGTTGTGAATAATGAATTTACAACATTTAAGTCATTACGTGGTACAGTAAGTGGAGATTTAGTACCTTCACGATTATTGATTACGAATCGTCCGAAAAAGGTATACGACGATTATACAGATCCTAGATTAACATCTATTCCGTTAGTCAAAGAGTATCAAGAAAGTCAATTGATAACAAAAGCATTGATAACTAGATCTAGACGTACTGCATTCTACGAAGCGTTCAGAAGTACAAGTTCAAATCAAACAGCTACGAACCCAGCAAGAAATGATACTCTTGTAGAAATTAAACCGTACTCCCAGAACGGTGAAAATGAAACATACGTAATAGACACCAGTAGAATGTTGCAAAATTCACAATCATTACCACTGGTATCCGGTCCACGTGATATTCAGAGAATGAACAGATACTTCAGAACATCAGATGGTCAAAATTTTAAGGTATTTCAACAATTACTGCAAGCAGGTAATACCTTCGGTCAGTCTCGGTCATACAACCCAGCATCAGTAGAAAATATGGTGCTGAATTACAATAATGCAAATCTACTAAACCCACTAAATCGTGTATCACGATTGATAGAGGGAACAGCAATACGAGATAGTAGATTACAAGGTAGATTACAAAAGGAAACTGTAATTAATGTACAAACAAAATTACCATTAAAGTTCGTTGGTGGATCACAACCATCGCAACAAAGTGGATTTACTGGAGCATTAAATAGTGCGTTTGGTGCATATGTTCAAAATAGAATTAATCAAGTTAATTTCAATATTGGTGGTCGTACATTTAATGTTGGTCAAGTAGGAAACGCATTAAACGCACTCACTACAGCACAACAAGCACTTGGTGCAGCATTCAGTATAAATGATGCAACTCTAGTAAAAGACCAAACAGCATATGATGCACTGTATTTAAATAATTTATGGCCATTAATGAAGGAAAACGATGGTACAGTTAAAAATTTTCAAGGACCACAAGGTTCACGACAAGCATATCTTGATAGAGCAAGAGCAGCAGTACAAAAAACAAACTTTACAAGTATCAATAGCGGTCTAGGAAATGCATTAAAAGATTATCCAACTGATGACTATAGAAGTTCTGCGGACTACACAGAAACATTACGTTCTGTTAGTAGAGGGACGCCACGTGGAAGTAATCTTACAAGTGCAAGATATACAAAAGACGTATTCAATTTAATTGATGACAAACGTATAACAAAACTTTCTGATTTACAAACTGCTGGTGATCCATCAACAGAAAAAGATTATGTTATGTTTAAAATTGCAGTACCAGGTGTACCAGAATTAGCAAATGGAATAAAGTTCAGAGCATTTATTAGTGATTTGAATCACAACGCACGTGGTCAATACGAAGAAGTTAAGTATGTCGGCAGACCAGAAAGATTTATAACGTATAAGGGTATGAACAGAAATGCGACATTCTCTATGTATCTTGTCGCATTTAGTGAAGCAGAATTAAATGGTATATGGGCTAGAGCAGATATGTTAAATAAGTTAGTGTTTCCTATAAAAGATGCTGGTGGATTTATGGTAGCACCACTAGTAAAACTAACAATTGGAAACGTATTTGTAGACCAACCAGGATATGTAGAAAACGTTGATATGAAGTTGACCGACATTCCATGGGATATTGACCAAGAACTTCCTATGGCAATCCAGTTGACTATGGCATTCAACGTAATAGAAAATTCATTTATTACACAACAAGCTAACAGTGCAGAACTATTCAACTACGCTGCATTGAACGCATTACAACGTGCAAATCCACAAAACGGAACGGGTGTACAATCGGCACAACAAGCTGGTGGTGCGGTAGCACAAGCAACGCAGCCAGCAGGAGTGGGTACAGGAATATCACAAGTAGACACTACTAGTAGAATACGAGCAGATGAAATAAGATACAACCCCAACTATTCTGAGCAAGTGACATCTACAAATCCATTATTGGAATACCAACAAAGAATTCAAAGACAATTACGAGTACCACGCATTGGTTCGACAACCTCAACAGCTGGACGATAACATATGATATTCAGATATCTAGAAGATTTTGAAGTATTAACAACCCGAGATGGTAGAAGATATTACCAAACTGGGATTACAAATATTATACCACCTGATATTTTTGAATATACGATAATCGCACAAGATGGAGATCGTCTTGACACACTAGCAGCACGTTATTACGGGGACGCTTCAAAATGGTGGATTATCGCAAAAGCGAACAACTTAGTTAACGGTACGTTTTTCTTAAAGGGTGGAACACAATTAGTTATACCATCAGCAGGTCTACAATAATCTATGGCACTAAACCCAGTAGAAACATTAAATGTATTTGACAAAGACTTACGAACAGAATTAAGAAATCGTTCGTTTAGTAAAAATTTGGTGCGTATTAGAACACCATTTTTACGGTTCACCACTGCTACCGATATGTCAAACATTGATAATGCTGGGTCATTGGGACCAACATTTGGTGCATATAAGGATTGTAGATTTTTTACTTTAGGATTGCATGGATGGGATAATAAAAATTATTCTGCAGCAGATTTATATGGCACACAATCTGACAAAGGATTGATTATCGGTACAACATATAAACAGTCTGATACTGGTGGTGAACAACGATTGATGTATACCCAAACCACCAAAGACACAGCAGCACAAAATTTTCCACCACCAGGTATAACAAGTGCGACTGTAGAACGTTTGCGCAATGGAAACGTATTAAAATTTACTCTTGAAATTCAATGTTATACCCAAGAGCAGTTGGAAATTTTAGACGCTGTGTGTTTTATTCCCGGAATGACTTCTATATTGGAATGGGGAACTATACATTCTACTACAGATACAGTAGAAGAACTAACTACTCTGGATTTCAAAAGAACCGGAGTAGAAACCGATATAAGGTTAGCGATTGCCGATTCAAGACAAAGCTTTATAGACAAGTGGTGTAAACCAAATAAGTTTAATTATGATTTTGCCGTAGCAAATATTGCAAATGTAAAAACAAGTTTACAAAATGATGTCTACAAAATCACCGTGGTAGCATACGGTAGAGCAGATAATTTATTGTACATCTCTGCGTATTCAACATCAAATCCACTTGACCCAAATCAAGTTAACGCCGATCAAGCGGTAGTCAAGTCTGTATCAGAATATTTTAGAATAAATGGTCCGTTCTCTACATACTTGAAAGACAACGTTAATAATACGGCTGGAAACATAATACGATTTTATGACCCCATAGACAGAGCAGCACAACCAGGAACAGATGTTCCATCGTCTGCTGATTCTGGGACTACTAACGATTTGGGATTGGAAGATTCGTATTTTATAAGTTTTGGACACTTTGTAGACGAAATTTTGAATAGACAGGTTGTGTCTATTATTAACTCTGCTACAAATGGTGAAGCACAACTATCTAATTTGGTATCTCCACTAATTGATGGAACTGATGTTATCGTTGTTGGATTTAATGAATATCTACGGTCAACAAATCCAGAAACAATGATTATCTTCAACGAAGCTGCTATAGCTAAAGCAAATAGAAGAACTACAAATGAAGCACAGCAATCTGGACTTATCAATCAATTACAAAGAAGTGATGGTAATGGTTCGTGGAGTTATAATAACAGAACTCTTGTTGGAGATACAAGTTTACTTGGAGCAGGTGGTGCAGCTGGTAATGCAGAACGTGAGGGAACTTATAGCGCGTTACAAAGTAGAAAATTTGGATCAAACGTAATTACGGAAAGTGGTATAACTTCACTAGCGACGGGTGTATGGTTGAATAGTAAAGGAATACAATCAGTGTTTTTGAACGCAAGAACTATTATGGAAGGACTAGAAGCACTCCTTCGTAATATCAACGCAGCAACAGAAAATTACTGGGATTTGAAGTTATTTTATGATGACGACAGACAACAATTTCGTATCTTGGATGATAACGCAAGAACAATAGCTATTAATTCAGAAGATAAAATCTATGAGTTCAATAAAAAATTATTAAGCACAGATGTAGTAAATGACAAAGGACAACCAGACATTTTGGGTCCTGATGTGTTGGATATACAGGTAAGTACCGATTATCCAAAAATGTTGTTCTCGCAATTAGCGGTGTCGGGAATCAACGGTGGTAATTTAATAACTGCTCCTGAACGTAGAGATGCAGACTTTGTAAACAATAAAGGACTCACCGATATATTTGCTAGAACGAATAAACCACAATCTGGTGTCGAAACTAGCACACCACCAGCATATCCTCCTGGGGGATTGAGTACAACAGATATAGCGAAAACTTTATCTGGTCAATTATTAGGAGATGCGAGTGGAACAGAAAATATATCTGGCTTACTTGCACCATTTAGTGTTGCTGGAGCACAGGGTGTACCACCACAAGTTGCACAATTTATTACAACAATATTCAATAATAGACAATTTTTAACAGTACAGCAAGCTAGAGCTTATCGTTCTACATTTGAACGATTTAGAAGAGATTCTTTAATAACCGAGGCACAAGCAGCAGCTATAACCGCACTATTCGCTTACAGAACAAAAGCATTGATTGAACGTGAAAAAAATAGAGAAAAAGCTGAGTGGGGTTCAAGTTTTTATGCATGGAATCGTGATTATGCAGATGCAAGAATAGCTGCTCGTGCACGTATTATAGTAGAAAATAAAATTGAAGAATCAAAACAATATTTTAGAAATAAAATTGATGCTATAACCAAAACACAAAGAGAAGCGGTTGCGGCAGCTCAACAACAAATAGATGCGCAAAAACCACAACCAGAAATAGTAGGAGTACCAGGAAGAACAGGTCCAGGTGCCATAGCTGCACGAGGGGGACTGTAATATGGCAGATGCAGACAAGAAAATAGTAAAAGTACTTAAGGTAGGCGTTGGATATAACATCGTGCAGTACGATGATAACACAACTGCACGGCGTACAGGTACGTTTGCCGCAAGAAATAATAATCCTGGTAATTTAGAAAATGGGTCTTTTGCTAGAAGTATGGGGGCATTAGATTTAAGTCAAGCCGAAATAGATAGAACTGGACAACAACCCCCACCAGGTGGAAATCCACCTGAACGATTTGCTATTTTTCCTACTTATGCGATGGGTCGTGAAGCAAAAAGAAAATTGCTATTTGAAGGGTCAAGATATAAAGATAAGACCATTAGTGTTGCATTGAGCACATACGCACCACCCAGTGAAAATAATACACAAAATTACATTAATACAGTAGTAAGAGCTTTAAACCCAGCAACACCAGCAATTACCCAAGATACACTAATGAATACGTTGACCGAACAACAACGTATAAGATTTATTGATGCCGTGGAAGCGGTTGAAGGTGGTAGACGAGGACCAACGGGGTCAACACCAACAGCATATACACCTGGAGCTAGTACACCGTTTAATCCAGATGCAGCTATAGATTCATATATGCTAAAAACATATACACAACCATTGAAACAAGAATTTTCAAGAGACACCGATGTTGTAAAATTAGCAGACGATGTACGGGGTGGTAATACATTTGTTAGTTTTGATAAAAAACCATATAGAGATTGGTTAAAAAATACAAACAAACTATATAGCGATTCACAGTTAGATGGAGAATTGGCTCTTCTTAATCTTGCGGCGGAAGCAAATCTGTCTCTTCAAGCGGAAGCAAAGTCTAATTTAGCAAAGGTAGATAATTTAATACCAGCAGAAGCAGCATTTTTAATACAACGAAACTTGTTTGAATTACAACCAGACCTTATGAGACAACAAATGTCTGCAAACGCTGGGTCTGGAAATAGAGAGGTAGATTATTCACACGCGTGGAGAGCACCAGGTAAATTGGCAATCACAGCCGATATTACGATACCTGGTGCATCTGGGTTCCGTATTGGACAAATATTCTGGGTTGGTAGAACATATGAGCATTACAAAAAGTTTGGTGCATTCCAACTATTCGGACTAACAGAAAATATTACTATTGGAAGAGGATGGAACACAACAATTCATTCTAGGTTCAATGCGATGCCAACAGGTAAAGTTAAAAATTTAAAATCGGAATAATACATGTTAACAAATATACCTCGTCCACTATTTGAGATTTTGGGAGATACAAATACCAAAAATAAATTGTCTTTGACAATTACAAATGTCTCACCAAGTATTACTGATGAAGATATACGAAGAAAAGTGAAGTCTCGTTATTTTGCGAAATATACATCGCAAAGATATGGTACCGTGTTTGAAATAACTGGTGGTATGTATTCCAATATACTTAATAACCCATTATTTAGAAAAACTAAAATAGATTGGATAATATGCGGTAAACTTGAAGATACCATCTTGACATTACCAAGTGGTGATAATATATTAATCAAGGGAGTGATTAGCCAAAACAAGGCACTACTTGGACTAGCAGAAGAAGAACTTCCAGGTATTACTAATCATTTACGAAACTATATGGAATTCTATTCGGGGGAATAATGGTTGTACAATCGGTTCTGGACTTACAAAAACTACAGAAGCGAATAGATACCGAGGTGTCGTATATGGCACCTATCCTCGTTGACCAGCACTCGCATCCTGCGGTCAATCAAGTGTCCTCTTTACATATTGCGTTTAACGACGGGGAATACTTCTGCGTTCCCTTTAATCATCCCGATGGTATCCCTCTATCGGTCGAACTTAAAGACGCATTTAAGATTGTTACCCTATACAAACGAGAAATCCTTCATGCGTTCCCAAGTGTTCCACACGAACGGGTGCATGATGTTGCGACTATTCTCCACTTATCCAGTAATAGTATTCCAGAAATTCGTGAATACTATACTCCGAATATCCAACGAACATTACAGCAGTTTCAGTTTAAGAACCTGCATCTCAGTATCCCGTTGACGATGTGGATGGAATATGGACACAACCTACTTCGTTTCATCCACGAATCATACAAGAAGCATACAACACCAGATGGGTATGAGTTTGTCAATAATACAATCATTCCAACGTTGACCACGATTGAGAAGTCGGGGCTATGTATTGACCAGAATATCTTGACAGAACACTTTGGGTCAGACATAAAAAAATATATAACTAATAATACAATATATTCAGAATATAATCCATATACTGCTACAGGTCGTCCAAGCAACAAGTATGGTGGTATCAATTTTGCTGCACTAAATAAATCGGATGGAACTCGTGGAGCATTTACCAGTAGATATGGGGACGATGGACTTCTCATCCAGTTTGACTACGAAGCGTTCCACTTACGTCTGGTTGGGGCACAAATGGGATATGACCTTCCAAATAGTTCTGTCCATACCTTTCTCGCTCAGCAGTATTATGGTAAAGAGGAGGTCAATCCTGAGGAATATGAGGCGTCAAAAGCAAGAACATTTGCATTGATGTATGGAATGACCGAAGAGTTCGGTAATGTTGATTTCTTCCATAAGGTTAGAAAGTATAGTGAACTGATATGGGAAATCTATAGAAGCTCTGGATATGTAAAGACCAAAACGGGTAAGAAACTGGTGGTCGAAGAACCATCGCAGAATAAAGTGTTTAACTATTCTGTACAATGGTTGGAAACAGAATCAGCACTCACTAATGTCGCAAAGGTGTGTGAGTTATTAAAGGGACGATTGACGAAACCTATTCTCTACACTTATGACGCATTACTCTTAGATTTACACAGGTCGGAAGCAGCAATGCTCCCAGCAATCAAGAGTTTGTTAGAGGGAGAAATGTATCCAACTAGAATGTATAAGGGTAAAAATTACAATGAACTTTTGAAGGTAGAAATATAAGGTTTGACCTTACATAATAATATTTATTAGGAGTAAAAAAGCAGGAAGTTTTACCCTAATGAGTTTATTATTATGAAACCAGAAACACAGTTACTTTGTACTTTCTGTGCAAAAAAGGATATTGAATCCACCATAGAACAAATCAAGAAAATCTACACACTCGCATTTAATTCGGTTTATGTGTTGGATAATGTGAATGATGAGAATCAAGCAATCTTGACGTATAATATCGATTTATCGAAACCAGTTCTTGGTGAAGCACCAGAATCTACAATTTCAGTACATAGAAAGAAGCAAACAAACACTATCTACACAATCAATGCTATTAATAAGTTGATTGAAGAAAAGAATGGTGGTGTATTAGATAAGACCTATAAGATTGATTGGACTGAATTACAAAATACTGTTTTAGTCACCGCATACGGTCGCCTTAAAAAAGTAAATACTAAAATATCAAATATTATTAATATTCAAAACTAAGGCTTGACAAACACAACTGACCTCATTATCATACGTGGTGAGGTGTATTAAACACTCAACTCTAAACACTAAGGAGAAAATTGTATGGCACTAGATTTTAATGCCCTAAAGGCAAAGCTCAACACATTCACAAAGCAAAGTGACCGAAGTGAGTCGCTTTGGAAGCCCACCGAAGGTAAGACAACCATCCGTATTGTCCCGTGGGCAAAGAACCGCGAGAACCCTTTCATTGAACTCTATTTCCACTATATCGGAAATAAGACTTACATCTCGCCTCTTTCATTTGGTCGCCGCGACCCTATCGCGGAATTCGCAGACAAGTTAGTTGAAGATGCACGCCGTGAAGGTCGTGAAGCGGAGAAGGCTGCCTGGAAGCAGGCTAACGCTTTCCGTCCGAAGCTTCGTACCTATGTTCCTATCATCGTTCGTGGTGAAGAGGACAAGGGTGTTCGTTTCTTCTCATTCGGTAAGACGGTCTATCAGGACCTCCTTTCCTACATCGCTGATCCTGACTACGGTGATATTACTGATCCGAAGGTTGGTCGTGATGTTGTGGTCGAATATATCCCACAAGAGAAGTCCGACACGAACTTTGCCAAGACCTCAGTAAAGGTTAAGCCGAATCAGACCCCTGTGGTCGGTGATGTTGATGTTGCTAAGAAGCTTCTCTCGGAACAGCCCGATATCTTTGCACTCTACAAGGAACCTTCCTATGAAGAGTTGATGGTTGTTCTCCAGAAGTATCTTGACCCAGATGGTTCGACTCCCACCCCCGCTCCTGCAAAGGGTAATTCTGAGGTCAAGAGTGTGACCGCCGAAGTCCTTGACGTTAAGACGGAGATTTCTGAGTCGGCACAAGTCAAGAACGCTCTTGATGAGTTCGATAAGCTATTCGACAATTAATCGGTAATCAACTATGGCTACCGAAAAGAAAACTAAGAAACCAATTCCTGCGGCAGACCGTGACGAGTTGGCACAAGTCATCGCAGACTCACTTAACAAATTAAACAAAGACTCTGACCAGATTGCATATTTCCTTGATGGTAAGGAAGATACTCCAACGGATTTCACCGATTTTATTTCGACTGGTGCAACAATGTTGGATATCGCAATCAGTAATCGTCCCCACGGTGGTATCGCTGTGGGCCGTATCACTGAACTTACTGGATTGGAAGGTTCTGGTAAATCGTTGGTCGGTGCACAACTTATCGCTAATACACAGAAACGTGGTGGTGTGGCAGTATTGATTGATACTGAAACCGCAGTTAATCCAGAGTTCTTTAAGGCTGTAGGTATTGATATGAACAAGTTAGTATATGTTCATCTTTCTACGGTTGAAGATATCTTCGATGCAATCACCAATATCATTGAAAAGGTCAGAGCTGGCAAGGACAAAGATAAGTTGGTCACGATTATCGTTGACTCCGTTGCCGCAGCTTCTACTAAGAAGGAAATGGAAGCCGACTTCGGTAAGGACGGATACGCTACTGACAAGGCAATCATTATCAGTAAGGCAATGCGAAAGATTACCGGCCTCCTCGGTCGTGAACGTATCGCATTAGTATTCACCAACCAACTCCGTCAGAAGATGAACGCTCCTGCGTTCTCTGACCCGTGGACTACCTCCGGTGGTAAGGCTATCGCATTCCACGCATCAACTCGTATTCGTTTGTCCTTAATTGGTAAAATCCAAGACGGAAACAAGAATGTTGTTGGTGTGAATGTCAAGGCGGTTGTGGTTAAGAATCGTCTTGGTCCTCCACATCGTGTGGCAGAATTCGACATCTACTTTGACCGTGGTATTGATGATTATGGTAGTTGGTTGGATGTCTTGAAGGAAAACAACTTGGTCAAGCAATCTGGTGCATGGTATACTATGATTGATGAAACTACTGGTGAAGAAGTTAAGTTCCAATCAAAGGACTTCCCGAAGTTCTTAGACTCGAACATCACCCGTAAGGAAGAAATCTATAGTAAGATTTGTGATACACTCATTATGAAGTATCGTAGTGAGTATAATCCAGACGCTATGACACTTGATACTGGTGAAGAAGATAGTAAACAACTTTTACTGGACGAATAATATGTTAGAAGAATTCATTGAGGTTGCATTAGAAGCATTTACTAATGCAAACGGAAATGTTGATAAGTTTGAACTACAACTTCGTAGAAAATTGATGGTATATAACACTACTGTCGCAACACAGCAATCTGTTGTGAATACTACAATTCCTCCAATTCCACTAAATCAAGTTGAAAAAGCTATAACTAACATAAGTGAAAATGATCCTATTTTTGCCGAACTTGAAAACATAGATGTTAATACTATGACTGATGAAGATGTATTAGCATTGGCTCGTCGTATGGGAATAATGGAAAACGTAGCTGAGCAATCAGAAGAAAATGAGTGATTTACAGAAAGTTTTTGAATCAATGAAGTTTGATGTCAGTAAGGAGGACACGAAGTATAATAGTCGTGTCCTCTTTATTGACGCACTCAATACGTTCTTACGTAGTTATGCAGCAATTCCAACACTTGATGATAATGGTAATCATATTGGTGGTATGTCTGGATTTCTGAAAAGTGTTGGGTCTGTTGTTCGTGATTTCAAACCTTCTCGTGTTGTGATTGTATTTGACGGAAAGGGTGGGTCACAGCGTAGACGTAAAATCTATTCAGACTATAAATCAAATCGTAAGCCGCCGACTCGGTTAAATCGTCAGTACGATATGACAACCGAAGAGCAAGAAACAGAAAATATGAAGTATCAGTTGGTGACACTTATTGAGATGTTAGAGTGTCTCCCTGTTACGATTTTCACAATGGATAATATTGAAGCAGACGATGTGATTGCATATGCATCGGAACTGATCACCGCACAAGGTGGAGAATCTATCATCTATTCTACAGATAAAGATTTCTTGCAAATGGTGACGGAAACTACAAAGGTCTACAATCCCGTCAAGAAGAAAACATTTGATGTGCAGACGATTATAGAAACCTATGGGGTGCATCCTGATAACTTTGTATATTATCGGGCACTACTTGGTGATAAGAGTGATAATATTGATGGTATCCGTGGGGCTGGTGAAAAGACGGTATTAAAGTTATTTCCAGAACTTGTAGATAATACAAATACAGTTGACTATAATTTCATCGAACAAAAGTATACAGATGTAAAGAAGAAACCGAAATTAATTGAGAATATTTTAAGTAATAAAGATATAGTAGAAAGAAATATGCAACTCATGCAGTTACGAGATGTTAATATTTCAACAGATGCAAAAATGAAAATAGTTCATAAATTAGACATTGTTAAGACGGATTTACGCAAGATGGACTTGACAAAGTTGATGATTCGTAGTAAAGTTATATCTAACTTTCCGACTTACGATATGTGGCTTGCGTCCACATTTGTTCCACTAACGAGGTTCTCTAATGGTTCCGATAGTATCAGCACCACAAAATTATGATACGAATGTAGATAATCTATCGAAGTATGGTATTGAGTTTCAAACAAAAGTATTATCGTCGATAATCTCTGCACCAGATTTTTTGGAGCAGTCGTTTGATGTTATCAATCCATACTTCTTTGATAGTGATTCTGGTAGATGGATTGCGAAGAAAGCTCTATCCTTTTATAACGAATATCGCACACTACCAACACTTGAATATTTCAAGATTGAATTATCACAAGAAACCGACGATTCACTTCGTGCGGGAACTATTGAATTGCTTCGTAAGGTGGTCACGAAGGTCACCGATACGGATGCAGAATATGTTCGTGATAAGTTTCTTGACTTTGCTCGTAATCAGTCATTAAAGTCGGCAATCATTAAATCGGTTGATTTACTACAGAGTGGTGATTACGATAAGATTAAGACGGTTGTTGACCACGCACTTCGTAGTGGACAACCAAAGGAAATCGGTCTAAACTGGTCGGAAGATGTCGAGGCACGATTGGCTCGTATTTCTCGTGATACGGTTCCGACTGGTTGGGATGTAATTGATGCAATTACTGGTGGTGGATTGGGTGGTGGTGAACTTGGTGTCATCGCAGCTCCGTCTGGTATCGGTAAGAGTTGGGCATTGTCTACGATTGGTGCAAACGCACTACGTAAGGGAAAGCGAGTGGTACATTACACTCTTGAACTTAACGAAAACTATGTTGGTATTCGGTATGATACTATCTTTACTGGTATTGAACCTGGAAAGATTCCTGATAATGTTGATGCCGTTAAAGATGTGGTGTCAAAGATTACTGGACAACTAATTATTAAATACTATCCTGCCAGAAGTGCAACGTGTAATTCACTTATGGCACACGTACAACAGTTGACAGCATTGGGATACAAGCCCGATTTGATGTTGGTTGACTACGCAGACTTATTAAGAGCAGCAGAACGAGTAGATGCCCGTTATCAAGAATTGGGTGCAATCTACGAGGAACTTCGTGGCATCGCTGGGGAACTGAACATTCCATGTTGGACAGCATCGCAGACACAACGTAGTTCTATTCAAGATGACGTTATTCAGGCAGACAAGATTTCAGAATCATATAATAAGATTATGACTGCTGATTTAGTCATCTCGTTGAGCCGTAAGTTAGAAGATAAGGTCAATAAGACAGGACGTGCCCATATTATTAAGAATAGATTTGGTGCAGATGGTCAAACATTTCCTGTCGTGATGGATACAAGTATCGGTCAGATACAAATTTACGATGAGAAATCATCAAAAGGTATTTTGTTGAAGAAACAGATGGAAAATCAAGTTGCAGATGAAAAGAATACACTCAGAAAAAAGTTGGCAGAGATGAGTGGATTAGAAAGTCTTGATGATTAACTAACACATAATTTTTTCCTAAACAAACACCCTATTTATTTTACCACAACCCATAACATTCAGAGTAGAGATTGGAGTATTCAAATGCAGATTGAAGCAAAGATTTTAAGTGATATTACCGTATTTATGAAGTACGCAAAGTTTAATCCTACATTAAATCGTAGAGAAAATTGGAAAGAGTTAGTTGATAGAAATAAACAAATGCATTTGGAAAAATATCCAAACCTAAAAGAAGAAATAGAGGCAGCATACAAATATGTATATGATAAGAAGATACTTCCTTCCATGCGCAGTTTGCAGTTTGCTGGGAAACCTATTGCCATTAACAACGCTCGTTTGTATAATTGCTGTTTTCTACCTATTGACCACGTGGACGCGTTCTCAGAAATCATGTTCCTCTTGTTGTCAGGCACAGGGGTCGGATACTCCGTACAAAGGCATCATGTAGAAAACTTACCTGAGATTAACAAGCCAACAAAGAATCGTCGTTATCTTGTTGGTGATAGTATCGAAGGTTGGGCAGATGCGGTGAAGGTATTGATGACCGCATATATGAAGGGTAAGGCAATGCCAATTTATGATTTCACCGATGTTCGTCCAAAGGGTGCAATGCTCTTGACCTCTGGTGGAAAGGCACCTGGTCCTGAACCATTAAAGGATTGCTTACATAATGTGCAAAAGGTATTGGACAGAAAGCAAAATGGTGAACACCTCACTACACTTGAAGTCCACGACATTCTTTGCTATATCGCTGATGCCGTGTTGGCAGGTGGTATTCGTCGGTCAGCAATGATTTCGTTGTTTGATATTGATGACGACGATATGTTGACCTGTAAGTTCGGTAACTGGTGGGAACAAAATGCACAACGTGGTCGTGCAAACAATTCAGCAGTCATTGTTCGTTCAAAGGTTGAAGCAGAAACATTCTTTGAATTATGGAAGAAAATTGAAGCATCGGGTTCTGGTGAACCTGGTTTCTTCTTTACCAATGATAAGGATTGGGGTATGAACCCTTGTGCAGAAATTAGTCTCCGTCCGTTCCAATTCTGTAATCTCACCACCATTCATGCGGGTGATGTTGTAGACCAAGACGATTTGAACGCACGTGCTAAGGCAGCAGCATTTATCGGCACACTACAAGCAAGTTATACAGATTTTCATTATTTGAGAGACATATGGAAAAGAACAACAGAGAAGGAAGCACTCATCGGAGTGTCGATGACTGGAATAGCATCGGGTGGAGTGTTAAAGCTCAACATGAAAGAGGCTGCAAATTTGGTGAAGGAAGAGAATGCACGTGTATCGTCTATAATTGGTACGATGCCAGCGGCCCGTTGCACGACCGTGAAGCCAGAGGGCACGTCATCTCTCGTTTTGGGTACGAGTAGTGGTATTCATGCTTGGCATAACAAGCACTACATTCGTCGTATCCGTGTAGGTAAGAATGAAAGTATCTACGCATACTTGAAGAACAATCATCCAGAACTCGTCACTGACGAATACTTCAAGCCAAATATTCAAGCAGTTATTGAAGTTCCACAAAAGGCACCAGATGGAGCAATCACTCGTCAAGAAAGTGCATTAGACCTCCTCGGTCGCACCAGTAAGGTATGGAAGGAATGGGTCAAGACAGGTCACAGAAAGGGTGCAAATAAGAATAATGTATCCGTCACCGTATCTATCAAGGATGGTGAATGGCAAGAAGTTGGTGAATGGATGTGGGAAAATCGTGAGAACTTTACCGCACTTTCAGTTCTTCCATACTCAGACCACACATACATTCAAGCACCATTTGAAGATGTTGACGAAGAAACCTATAACGAATTGGTTGGTCATTTACACGAAATCAATCTTGATGATGTCGTAGAAGTTGAAGATGTCACCAATTTACAAGGTGAAGCCGCATGCTCGGCTGGTGGATGTGAGGTTCAATAATGTTGAACAAGATTGACACGATTGAACAGTTAAAAGAAGTGGTTCATCACAACGATATTGCAGTGGTGGATTTATACGCAACGTGGTGCAAACCATGCCAAGAAATGCTTCCAGTTATCGAAGAACTTTCCAATCAAACATCAGTTCCTTTTTACAAGGTAGATATTGATGAAGTTCCAGATGCAAAGACATTTACTGGAGCAAAGGCTGTTCCAATGTTATACATCTACAAAGACGGACGAATTCGTGAATTTGCATTTGGTGTAAATGACAAGTCCAAGATTGAAATGAAACTTAAAAGGGTTATGAGGGCATAATGAAGGTTAAGAAATTATTTGATAATGCGACATTACCAACCAAGGCACACGCTGGTGATTTAGGATACGATTTATATGCTCAGGCGCAGATGGTTATCTATCCTGGAGATGTAGGATTAGTCCCTACAGGTATTTCCGTACAATTCCCAGAAGGTTACGGAGCATTACTTCGTGACCGTTCTTCGGTGGCTACAAAACAATACTTATTTGTAGTGGCTGGTGTAATTGACAATGGTTATACTGGTGAAATTAAAATAGCTTTATATAATGGTGGTCGGGATGTCGCCAAGATTCAAGAAGGTACAAAAATTGCACAAATGATTTTGGTTCCAACGGTCAATTTTGAAATAGAAGAAGTTTCAGAAACCACATCAGTAGATGGAAGGGGGAGCAATGGATTCGGTTCAACAGGCAACTGATTTTAATATTACCTTTACCAAAGCAGCACTTGGGGAAATGAAGAAGTTTGCAGAAGTAGAAAATGCAAACTACTTCCGTATCTCAGTATTACCAGGTGGATGTTCTGGTTTTAAGTATGATTTTAACTTAGTCGATAATCCAGAAGAAGATGATATTGTGATTGAACAAGAAAATGGATTGAAGGTCATTGTAGATCCTTTCTCAACATCATATCTCAATGGAACATTGGTGCATTATGTAATGTCAATGCAAGCTTCTGGATTTACATTTAATAATCCAAACTCAACAGCAAAGTGTGGATGCGGAAGTAGTTTCGCAGCATAAGGAGACGTTATGACAAAAAAGGTTGTGAACTGGTTATTTCAGGTACCCGTAGGAATCTATGACCTATCGTATCTTGTAACAGAAGATATCAATAAAACATTACAAGGTATCGGGTACACTGAAAATGATTTAGTTGACGGTATTCGTGGTAATCAAGACCCAAGTAAAATGCCAGAACTAAAACACTTGTATACAGAATTCCAAAAGTATGTTGACGATTATTCAGCAGAAATAGGTATTCAAACAAGTTACATTTATGAAAGTTGGATGAATATTCTAACTATGAATGGTTCTGTTGGTGTTCATCGTCATTATGAAAGTGTAATCAGCGCAGCATACTATCCATATGTTGATGAAGGAAGTGCACCAATTGTATTTGTTAGTGCAACGGAAGGATATAGAATGTTGGATGTGCAACACACCGCACCCAACGCTCCTGGAAAATATACGTCAAATGTAGAAAGAGTAGAAGCAAAGACTGGACAATTAGTATTATTCCCAGGGTGGTTACAACATTATGTTCCACCCAATAAGACTAATATGAGAATTACCTTAAGCTTCAACACCAAATACTAATATATGACCCTTTTGATTACGTATGGCTCGTAAAAAACAAGAGAAACGAGTAATAGGTAACAAAATTGAGAAAACGGTTTCGACAATACTAACGAGATTGAATCTTCCATTCGAAGAACAAGTCTCGGTAGACAAATATACCGTTGACTTTTTGGTAAATAAGAAGTATATTGTTGAATGTTATGGTGACTTCTGGCACTGTAATCCACAGCAATATACTTCTTCGTATTTTAATCGTGGAAAGAAGAAAACCGCAGAAGAAATTTGGCAAAGAGATACGGAACGTAAGAAAAAATTTGAAGAAATGGGATACAAGTTTTTATGTTTGTGGGAAAATGACATACGGAACAACCCAAAGATTATTCAGTCAAAAATAAAAAAACATATTAGATTAAATGAGGGGTTATGAGAATTTTGTTATTTGGATTACCTGGTTCTGGAAAGACTACATTAGCAGAAAAGTTAGTGAAACTTCTCCCCAACGCAGGACATTTAAACGCAGACGCGGTTCGTAAAGCATTCGAAGATTGGGATTTTAGTCCCGCAGGTCGAGCACGACAAGCTCTTCGTATGCGAACAATGTCTGATAATTTACTAGAACAAGAAAGTGTAGAATATGTGGTCGCAGATTTCGTGGCTCCAACTCGTGAGTTACGTGCAATCTACGAACCACATTTCTGTGTTTGGATGGATACTATCGTAGAAGGACGCTTTGAAGATACGAACAAGGCGTGGCAAGTCCCACAAGAGGACGAATATAATATTCGTATCACAGAATTTAACTCAGACGTAGAGGCAGAAAAATTATGCAATTTAATTCTAAAGCAACCACGGGATTGATGATTGGACGCTTTCAACCGTGGCATAAGGGACACCGAACACTTTTTGAGAAGATTCTTGAAAAGGAAGGTCAGGTTTGTATTGTGGTGCGTGACACGCAGGGAACAAGTGATAAAGACCCTCTTGATGCCGAAACTGTGGTCACTAACATCCATCACGACTTGGAAGAAGATTATCACGGGAAGTATACGATACACGTGTTACCAAACATCACAGGTGTATATTATGGGCGTGATGTGGGTTACAAGGTCGAACAACTCAAACTGGATGACGAAATCGAAGCTATTAGCGCCACAAAGATTCGTAAGGAAATGGGGTTGTAATGGTCCATGTAAAACGCCATATTGCGAAGGCTATATCCTACAGGTTCCTAGGAAGCGTTCAAACAGTAATGATAGGATACATACTCACAGGTAGTATTTATATCTCATCTATTGCTGGTGTAGTTGAGTTAGTGGTGAAACCAATAATATATTTTATTCACGAACGTATTTGGTATAAATACATTAAGTTTGGAGTTGACAAACACGAGGACTAAGGTTATATTTCTATGAGATTGCTGTGGGTATTTATCTTTCAAGTATTATTCAATATTTTCAAGGTGTTGGAAATACGATTTACGTTACAACATAATGTTCGTAAGTTGTTGGTCAACTCTGTATGGATAAATTTGATGGCTCTTGGGTCAACATTCTTTTCCGTTGATGAACTCTTGAAAGGAAACTTCTGGGTCATTATATTCTATATCTCTGGAAGTGTGGTTGGTAAATACATCGGCATGAACTTAGAAATAACACCAAAGAAGAAAAACAAACGAGGTTTTCGTGTATCAGAATATTTTTATTGAAGATGGTGAAGGTCGTGGTATAGTGCATCTCTGGGATGACCAGAACGGCTATACCACTTTGCCGTTTTCGCAGTTTGATTACGCATATAAGGCTGACCGCAATGGGTCGAAGTTAAGTATGACGGGTGTTCGGGTCAGCAAGACGAAGATGTATAAGTGGGATGACCCCACCCTATTTGAAAGTGATGTCCCTCGTGAAACTCGTGTGTTAACCGATTTATATTTGGAAGAGGATAATCCATCCGCAGGACACAAGGTTATTTTCTTTGACATCGAAGTGTCAATGGAAAATGGCATTCCTAATATCGAAAACCCCAACAACGAAGTCACTGCTATTACTCTTTACGATAATATCACCAAGGAGTATAATGTCCTTGTACTCGACAAGTCGGGGAAGCGGGAAGATTTCGTCAAGGGTGATACCAACACATTCTTTTTCAAGGACGAGGTAGACTTACTCTATAAGTTTATTGATGTGTATGAAACTATTGGTCCCACAATTATCACGGGATGGAATAGTGATTACTTCGACGTGCCGTATCTCTACAACCGATTGAAGCAGCAGTGTGGAAATGGGATTGCCAACCGACTCTCTCCAATCGGGAAGTTGAAGTATTCCAAGTTCCGTAAGAAGTGGATGATTGCGGGGGTGTCATCCCTTGATTATCTTGACCTTTATAAGAAGTTTACCTACGGACAACAGCAGAACTATCGTCTTGATACGATTGGTCGTATTGAGGTTGATATGGGTAAGATTGAATACGAAGGGTCGTTGGATGAACTTTTCAGAACTGATTTAGAGAAGTTTATTGAATATAACGTGCGAGACGTGCGTATCATCGTAGAAATCGACAAGAAGATGAAGTTGATTGAGTTAGTCCGTGGTATCTGTCACGTGGGTCACGTGCAATACGAAGATTATTGTTATAGTTCGAAGTTCTTGGAAGGGACGATTATTACTTACCTTCACCGCAAGGGATTGGTGGTCAGTAATAAACCTGCCGATGGTCGGCAGTTGATGAATGAACGAGTAGAGAACGATGACGAAGGGTTTGCTGGTGCATATGTGAAACCTCCTGTTCCTGGATTGTATGATTGGGTGTATTCACTCGACTTGCAATCTCTTTATCCGTCTATTATTATGTCCCTCAACATCTCACCAGAAACCAAGCGTGGGTTCATTACGAACTGGGATGTGGAAAAGCATCGCAAGGGTGAGATTGATACCTATCTTATTCGTGAGAAGGATACCGATACGATTGTCAAACTTCCAAGAGAGAACTTTATCCAGTTTATGGAAAAGGCAAATCTCTATGTGAGTTCAAACGGGGTAATGTATGATAGTAGTAAGACTGGTATCATTCCAGAAGTGCTCGACAAGTGGTTCGCAGAGCGTGTTGAGTTTAAGAACTTGATGAAGAAGTATAAGAATGAAGGGAATACGGAGTTGGCTGAGTTCTATGATAGACGCCAGCATATTCAGAAGATTTTCTTGAACTCACTTTATGGTGTGTTGGGACTTCCTATCTTCCGTTTCTTTGATATTGACAACGCTCTTGCGGTCACGGCAACGGGTCAAGATGTGATTAAGAATAGTGCCGACTTTGCCAACAAGTTGTATAACGATAAGTTAAACGACAACAACGATTATTGTATCTATATCGATACTGACTCGTTGTATTTCTCGTCGAAGGCATTACTTCCAGAGAACGTTGACCCAAAGGACTTCACGATTAAACTGGCTCGTGCGGTCGAAAAGAAGTTGAATGATTATTACAATGTGATGTCGAAGGAACTCTTCTTCTGTGATAAGCATCGTCTTTACATCAAGGGTGAGTCAGTTGCAAGTAAAGGATTGTGGATTGCAAAGAAGCGATATGCGATGAACGCGGTCTATGATTTGGAATCCAATATTGACATCGATAATAAAATCAAGATTAAGGGTCTTGACGTTGTTCGTTCAACCTTCCCACCCGCATTCCGTGCATTTATGAACGGGGTCTTGAAGGATGTCTTGGGTGGTATTGGTAAAACCGATATGGATAAAAAGGTATTAGAGTTCCGTGAGAAGTTAAACGATGAACCCTATCTCAATGTCGCACGAAACACTTCTGTCAAGAATATTAGTGAATACGAAAAGGGAACAGGAAAGCAACTCAACGAGTTTAAGAAGGGCACCCCTGCGCACGTGAAGGCATGTATCAGTTATAACAAACTCCTTCACCACTTCAAGATACAGAACAAGTATGAGAAGATTAGTGATGGCGAGAAAATTAAGTATGTGTATCTCACGAACAACCCGTGGAACCTTGAAACTATCGCGGTGAAAGGTTATAATGATCCAAAGGAAATCACGGATATTGCGGAACAATATATTGACTACGAAGCATTGTTTGTAAACGAGTTAAAGAAGAAGTTGGAAGATTTTTATAGTGCGATGAATTGGGGATTACTCCCTACTGATGTTAATCAAAAAGCAGAAGAATTCTTTTCTTTTTAAGAGGTTATTATGTCAGACAAACAAGATACAATAACAGTTTATAGAACACATGATAATAAACCACTGCCTGGATGGCAATTTCACGCGGCATCACCAAAACGTGCGTGGATGGATGAATACATTCATATGTATCGTTGTCTCCCAATGACTATTGCGAACCAAAATGGATGGGTGATTGAGTGTCCTTGTGATATTCAAGCAGTGTGGTTCGGTGGTCAAGATAGACGTAGTATGCATTTTTGGGTAGAACCAGAATATAACGCAGTTCTCCGCCCAGAAAATCATTGGGTAAAGTGTCATTTCGTTGGTGGTGTTATCACATTTGAATTTGATTTTATGGTAAGAACACCACCTGGTGTAAATTTATTAGTTCGTGGTGCACCAAATTTCTTTGTTAATGGTGCAGTTCCTTTGGAGGGAGTAGTAGAAACAGATTGGTTAAACTATTCCTTTACAATGAATTGGAGAGTAACGGAACCAAACAAGATTATTTATTTCAAGAAGGGTGACCCAATCTGCTTCTTACAACCAATTCCACATAATTACGCAGAGAAGTTTGATTTCAAGATTGACTTTATGAATAATAACCCAGAACTGGCAGAAAAGTTTCATACTTACCATGCATCACGTTCATCATTTGCCCAAGATAAACGTGAGGGTAAACACAACGAAGATTGGCAACGTCATTACTTTACTGGAACTGATGTTAAAAGTGGTGTGAAGGTAGGAAATGATATGCACTCAATTAAATTAAATATAAAAGAACCAGATAAACAGAATTTAATACACGAGTCAGCAATAACAAAACCAGTTCACACAGATGTGGCACCCACGTTAAAAGTTATTAAATAATATTTAATAAAGGACTTGACATTTTGGGGGATGTGTGATATATTTCATACATCCCCTATTCCTTGGAGGTAGTATGGCTACTATTGGGTTGTGGTTGAGTAGAGGTAACGCTGGATGGGTATCTGCGGCTATCGGGTTCGTTATCATCATTTATCTCGTCATCACAGAGGACTAATATGGTATTCAAGATTGGTGTCGTTCTTGTTTGTGCGTTCGCAATCTTTGTGTTGATTAGCGCCATCTATGCACACATTTCTTACACTCTTATCAAGATGGACGAAGAGAGGGACATTTCATGATGCGTTGGGACTGGTTGTTTGGTGTAAAACTATTTGTGATTTCACTTATTGTTATGTTCATCCTCGATAGGGTAATCAAATGAAAATTATCAAGTCAAGTGATTGGCTCATTTCGGAAAACAAGGCTGGTGGTGAGAAGTTCTGGCGGTTGCATATCCTCCAAGATAACAAAGAAGGAGGATTTTATACACAGACGGAATGGTTTCAGATTAGTAAGACAGGCCGTGAAACCAAACGACAGTTCTCTTCACCCTATTATGCGGAACCCACAAATGTCGGTCGGTCAAACGAGCGTAACTCTGAGCAGCAGGCAGAGTTTGAGTTTGACGCCGTAATCAAGAAGCAGAAGGACAAGGGATTCCGTGCGAAGGGTGAGAAGAAGAACATCCGTCCGATGCCAATGCTCGCGCATAAGTTTACGGACCATAAAAAGAAGGTTGAGTTTCCTATCTATGTTCAGCCCAAGCTCAATGGTATGCGTATGTTGTTTGACGGAGAGAACGGATGGAGTCGGGGAAACAAGGAAGTTATTCCAGAAGTAATTCAACACTTGAAGTTTGATACTGGTGGTCATATCCTTGATGGTGAGTTGATGCTTCCGAATAACGTTCTACTCCAAGAGAGTATGACCGCTATCAAGAAGTATCGTCCTGAGTTGTCCCCAAAGTTGCTCTATCACGTTTATGATATCGTGGATAGTGACCTTCCGTATTCCGCACGGCATGAATTGATTCGTGAGATTTGTGCAAACGCTCCAAAGAATGTCGTGAGAGTTCCTACGTGGGAGGCTTTCACGGAGTCGGATGTGTTGGTGTGGCACAAGTCATTCACCAGAGATGGATTCGAGGGAACGATGATTCGTAACCCCGAGATGGGATATGAGATTGGTAAGCGTTCCTATTCACTTTTGAAACTAAAGGATTTCGTCGATGCAGAATATCGTATTGTTGATGTTATTGATGGTGATGGTAGTGACGTTGGGCTCGCCATATTTGAATTGGAGACTGATTCTGGTCAGCGGTTTAATTGCCGCCCAGAAGGTTCACAAGAAAATCGTGCGGACCTATTCAAGAATCGTCGTTCGCTTATTGGCAAGTATCTAACGGTTCGCTATCAAGAGTTGAGCAAGGATGGAGTTCCTATTTTCCCTGTGGGTGTCTCTATTCGTGAATGGGGAGAGTTCTAGTTATATTCGGCACCGCAGTTGGTCGGGACAACGATAGTATGACACGGGCGCTACCCGAGGTTACAAGCATACTATGCTAGCCAAGGACTAGGTGAGAGCCTAGATGGGTTCGAATCCCACGGTGCCACTTATGAGGTGAATATGGCATTACAAGGTTATTTCGTAGAACACATTAGTTTTTCAGAAACCGTCCGAAACTTCTTACACAGATGGCATTATGCAGATTATCATAATGTCCAACACAAAGAAGTATTTGGATTGTTTCGTGAAGGTCTATTCCTACCAGAACTGGTGGGTGTTTGTGTTTATACGCGTCCCGCAGGTGCTGCGGCAGCACAAAAATACTATCCAGATGACCCCGATAAATGTCTCGAACTTCGCAGGTTGTGTTTGATTGATGACACACCAAAGAACGCGGAGAGTTTCTTTGTCAGTAGAACACTAAAATGGTTACGAAAAAATACTGATTGGAAGTTCGTGGTCAGTTATGCTGATGAAGCACAAGGACACAAAGGCACCATCTATAGAGCAGCAAACTTTAAGTATGAGGGAATGACTGGAGCAGGAACAACACTTTTGGTTGATGGTAAAGCATTTCATGTCAGAACGCTCACGATGTTAGATAGACCATATGGTGTAGAAATCAATAATCGATACAAACGTGGTGACCCTGGGATACAAATAATCAAAACCAAACCCAAACACATTTACACATATCAATTATGAAAGTGAATATTGGAAGATATAAAAAAGTTGGTGACCGCACCATCAATGTGCAAATCCAAGATTGGGATACTTGGAGTTTAGACCATACACTTGCATTGATTATTCATCCAGCATTGATTAAGTTTAAACAAGATAGTATGGAAACGGGTCATCCATGTTTAAAGGGTGTGGTAAATTGTGAAGGATGCACCTGCCAAACTGAATGGTTGGAAATGCTGGATAAAATGATTTGGTCGTTCGGTCAAATAGTAAATGATGAAGTTTATGTGTTCGAGGAAGGTAATTATAAAAACTATAACGAACGAGTGCAGGAAGGATTGGATTTGTTTGGAAAATATTTTCGGTCACTTTGGACATAATATGGATGATGAAAAGAAAAACCCAAATGCATTAACATACGGTATATCTCCCAGCGCACCTGCGTCTATTAAACCCGTAGATATTGATAAATGGAAAGCGGTGGTCGCACCTACATTTAAACATTATTTTACTGAGCGATATAACGAACTGGTCAAAGAGTATGAAAAACTTGTAAAAGATTACCAAATAAATCAACTTTTATACGAAAGTTCTATAGGTTTTAAGCCGATTATCGGGCAAACCTATTATTTATATAAGAAGGAAAACGGCTCGGCATTCATCTCTATGGTCAGTCCTGAAGAAACATTTTGGGATGGATATATCGGAGCATACAAATTCAATGCGCAATACGCGTGGGAAGAGGTTCTATGACAATAGACTATAGCAGAATTATCAACGCACAACAAGATGGATACGACATCCAGGCCTATCAACAAATCAAAGCAGAGAAGGGATTTGTCAAGAAAGAATTTCCATTCAAGAAAATGGCAGGTATGTATGTGCATACGTGGAAAACCACAGAAGAAATGGGTGCTCCATTCAATCCAAATGATATCCATCTTCGTCAAGTAGAACAGGAAGCAGAAAAAGCTGTTCCTGTTATTTGGAATACTATCAAATCACTAGTAGATGTGTATATGCCAATTCATCTTGCGGATGATGGTAATGAATTTTCATGCCAGCATGCATCAAAGGAATATCCTAATTCTTGGATTGTGATGGCACCACTTACAGACGATCCTGTTATTACTATTCGTAATATGTATCACGAAATGATTCATTGGAAATTTACAGCACTTGGGTTTGGTAAAGGTGTCAGCCCAGAAGTATTTGATATGTTGCACACGACAGATGAGTTTGTATTGAATCCTGTATCGGAACTGCATCATTCAATTGTGAATAGCTACCCAGATACCGCACAACCATCCGTTGGTAATAAACCAACAGGCCGTCCTATTAGTGCCTCACTTCACGCATATGGTTCTTTCTTAGGTGAGGCTGAAGTCGCTATGAAATTCGTCCAGTATAATCCACGAAAGTATTATAGTTGGTTGGGATACGCAAAGAAATGGGGTGACCGTTTAGACGAATCACTTGAAGCTATAATGAAAGGAACCAAAGCAACTGCAAAGGGTGCACAACTTCTTCTTGGATTGTATCGTTGGACTAAAGATTATCAAGAAGAATATAATGATACACTTAAAACTTTGTCAAAGTTGATGTGAGGATAGAATATGGGCATGTTCGATACCATTCAAGTTAATATACAATTACCAGGATATTCATTTATTACTGATGAAAAGTTTCAAACAAAATCGTTCGAATGCTTGCTAGAAAATTATGTAATTTCAGATAATAGACAGATATATCGTGAGTTGTGGGATTACGAATGGATTGAAAACCTAGATTCCCCATTTGGAAAACAATTAGTTAAAGTAGACGGAACTTATCGCCGCGACTACTTGACAGACTTGCATGGTGATATTATATTCTATAGTGGTGAATTAATAGAAGGAAAACGATACGATTATTTCGCTCGGTTCAGTTATGGCACACTTGACCGAATGTGGATGGAGGAATGGGACAGATGGTAAAGGATGAAGTATTTGAACGGATTTTAGAAAACAAAGAACGTGCGTTCGTTCTTACCAATTCATGCACCCCAGAGAGTATTCTTACTTGGAATGATGTAGAACGTTATTTAAACGATAATACGCACAATACAGAAATTACTATTATCGGTGATAACAAACAAAAGAAAGATGTATATAAGAGTACAGAAACAAGTGGCACTCCGTCTGATGTAATATTTGATGAAGTAAATAATGGAAGTTCTTTCATATTAAATTATATGGAACGCCATACAAAAGGTTTGTTTTACGCATCAAATATGTGTTCTCGTATTCACAATATGTACGTCACGACAAACATATATGGTGGAATAAAAAATAATTCCAAATCTTTTGAGACACACGCAGACTCACAATATGTTTTGATACTACAGTTAGACGGTGAATCTGATTGGACTATATATGGTGAAACATGGAATGGAAAATCAAACGAGGTAGTGTGTGTAAACGACAGTATATTAACTGTTGATTTTCGATACACTTTACAACCTGGAGATGTGTGTTATATTCCATACAGACGGTATCACAAGTGTATTCCGTTAAGTAAGAGGTTGTCAGCAAGTGTAAGTGCAGATTATGATACAGTAAGACCAGAGAATTATGGTAATTGGTTCGGTTTAAACTAAAACAGAGGTTAAAAGGTTATGGAAAAGTCAAAGTTAGAGAAGTTTATTGCCAAGTATAATCTTGGTGGCTCGTGTGAAAGTGTGCTGTGGAAGTCTGACGGTACGGACATCACCGTAAAGTGCATCTCCGATGACAAGAATGTTCTTGGTGTCGTGACGGTCAAGGATGCAAAGTTGGATGAGGGGGAGTATGGTATCTTTGATACAAAGCAACTCTCCTCAATGTTGTCGGTTCTTGGTGAAGGCATAAAGATTACGACCAAGAAGAATAGTGGTAAAGTTTCAGCTATCCACCTTACTGATGATAATGCAAAGGTTGATTATGTGTTGGCCGATAGTGCAGTCATCCCCGCTGCTCCCGATTTAAAGCAGCTCCCATCATTTGATATTGAGATTAAGCTTGACCAGAAGGTAATGAACACCTTTCTGAAAGCTAAGGGTGCGTTGTCGGATGTCGAAACCTTCACGATTCTAAGTGATGGTGACTCCGCTCAGATTGTTCTTGGATATTCCGATATGAACACCAATCGTATTACGATGGATGTGGAAACCACCAAGAACGCCAAGGTCAATCCTATCAACTTCTCTGCACGATACCTAAAGGAAATCATCTCCGCTAATCGTGAAGCGGCAAGTGGTGTGTTAAAGGTAAGTGCAAAGGGATTGGCGTATGTCAAGTTCGGTGTCACGGAATACAACACCGATTACTATCTCGTTCAAATCCAGACTGCTTCCTAATGTCATTCTTTGAGTTCAACGATACTCCAAAACAAACAACACAAAAACCCCCTTCTGCGAAGAAACCGCCGAAGGGTGGTGTTGTCTTAAATACCTCCGCCACCGATTTCTTTAGTGGTGAGGGGGCATCGTTTGACTTTGATGTAGAGAAGGTCAGATTTAAGGAGCATATGGATAAGCTCAAAAGTCAAAGTGTGCAGGAAAGCACGTTGTATAAGAAGTGGAAGGAACTTTCTACCGACTACAACAATACCAAAGATATTCAGATGGCACAAATCGTGCAGGCAAAGATTTGGCAACCCACGGATATTTTTAATAAAGAGTTGACTATCCAAGAGGTCAGTGCGATTGACCCAGAGATTATTATTGTTGAACCAGATGATTTACAATATTTTAATGATTGGAAATATATCAGAGTATTCTGTCACACAATGGAGTTCACGGCAAATGTTGGTCGTTTGATTCGTGTATTGATTCGTGACCGCAGCTCTGGAAAGTATGTGGGTGCCGCATCACTTGGTTCTGATGTTGCCTCCATTAATGTTCGAGATAATTGGATTGGATGGTCAAAGGAAAATAAGTTTGAGCAGGGATTACTGAACTCAACTGCTATTTGTACCACTATTATTCCAACACAACCATTTGGATATAACTTTCTTGGTGGTAAGATGATTGCATCATTACTTACTACGAAAGTGATTCGTGATGAGTGGAAACGTAAGTTTGGTAATACATTAGTCGGAGTGACCACAACCTCGTTGTATGGGTCGCATAGTATGTATCAACGTATTCCGTTCTGGAAGGAGCTTGGGGTCACCGCTGGAAAGATTTCACTTAAACCAGATGATGATGTCTTTAGTGAATGGGCAAACTATCTCAAAGTCAATCACTCCGAAGCATTTGATAAATGCACCATTCCATATTTTGGTGATATTACCCAAGATGGTGAGATGTGGATTTGCACAGATGGCACAACCAAGATTACCGCATCTTCTCGTGATGAACTGGTGAGTATGTTAGAAGGAGACAACTACTCTGTGCATAGCACTGGTGAAGTCTATGATAAGAAATGTCGTTGCGGCTCACCACCAACAGGTCCAAAGTTGCAACAGATGTTGTTGTTATATAAAATCTTGGGTATTAAATCAAGTGATTATGAGCATGGGTTCCAACGAGGTGTCTATTTCGCACCACTCTACGAAAATACCCGTGAATATCTCCGTGGTGAAATCGGTGATGACCAACTAAAGTTGTCAAGCCGATTGACAAAGGATGTGGAAAGTGTTATGTTATGGTGGAAGGAAAAAGCACTCAACAGATATAATAATCTGTTAGCGAATAATAGAATAAATCCAGATATCTTGTATTATCGGAAGATGGTGCAAATGACTTGGGATGAAGCCAAGAACACTTACTTAGGTGAGGTTGGACGATGAGTGATAATACACTTTGGGTTGAGAAGTATAGACCCGATACATTAGAAAACTATATTGGTAATGATAATCTCAAAGCCAAGCTGGAGCAGTTTATTAAGAATCAAGATATTCCACATCTCTTATTCTGTGGAACAGCGGGAACTGGTAAAACGACTGCTGCAAAGATTTTGATTAAGAATATCGAATGTGATTATCTTTTCATCAACGCATCCGATGAAAACTCGGTTGATACGATTAGAAATAAGATTAAGAACTTCGCTGCAACAATGAGTTTTAAGCCGATGAAGATTATCGTGCTGGACGAGGCGGACTTCATTACTCCACAGGCACAAGCAGCACTCCGTAATCTAATGGAAGTGTTTAGTAAGAATACTCGTTTCATCTTGACTTGTAATTATGTGGAACGAATTATTGACCCACTTATCAGTCGGTCGCAAGTCTTTAAACTGACCCCACCCTCGAAAAAGGAAGTGGCGGTGCATGTAATGAAGATTTTGGATACAGAAGGCGTCTCGTATGAAAAGGGAACCTTGGCGGCGTTGGTCACTTCCTATTATCCAGACATCCGTAGAATATTAAATAACTCACAACTCCAAACTACGGGTGGGAAGTTAGAACTGAATGTGGATGAGATTATCGCAGGTGATTACAAGCTCCAAGTCTTAGATGTCTTGGCAAGTAATCTCCCACTAAAGGATAAAGTCAACTCGGTCAGACAGATTGTAGCAGATAGTAATGTAAAAGACTTTACAGAGTTGTATAGGTTATTGTTCGATAAGGTTAATGATTACGCAGCAACCAAGGTTCCACAGAGTATCTTGGCAATCGCAGAAGGGCAGTATCGTGATAGTTTTGTAGTAGATAAAGAAATAAACTTTGTAGCAACACTTTATAACATTTTGAATAGTTGAGGCAGTTATGGCACGAGATAAGTTTGGTGGTCCTCCCCCAATGGCTCCGCAGATGAACGTTGATTTGTCTAAGGCTGATGATGTAGTATGTGAACGTTGTGGAAACTACACATTCCAGAACGTAATGTTGATGAAGCGAATGTCTGCTCTCATCTCTCCAACTGGTAAGGAAGCTATCGTTCCTATTCCAACTTTCGCTTGTAACGCATGCGGTCATATCAACAAGCAATTCCTTCCAGTAATCCCCAAGGGTATGCAGGAAGAAACAGTACCAACGCAAGAAGAGGTACCTAAGAAGCCCACTTTAATCTTGGAGAAGTAATATGGCTACGGCACCATCACCGATGATGCCTCCCACCACGACCAGTATGCGGGACGCTGGTATCTATTACCTTTGTGATGAGTTTAACACGAATGTTGCAAAGGATGTAGTCTCGTGGATTATGGAGGCAAACTTAAACAATAGCAAGAAGTTCGACCATCTCACGTTAATGATTACCAGTTATGGTGGTGACTTATCAGCAGCATTCTCAATTATTGATGTGATGCGGGGAAGTAAGATTCCTGTGCATACGGTTGGTTTGGGATGTATCGCATCGGCAGGATTATTAACCTTCATTTCTGGTGCAAAGAAAAATCGTGTCATCACACCAAATACCAGTATCTTGTCTCACCAATGGTCGTGGGGTCAAGTTGGTAAGGAACATGAACTTATCGCAACGATGCGTGAGTTTGAGTTGACTACCATCCGTATGATTAATCATTACAAGAAATGCACGGGATTATCGGACAAGATGATTCGTGAACGACTTCTTCCACCACAGGACGTATGGCTTTCACCACAGGAAGCATTGAAATACAAGCTCTGTGATGCGGTAAAGGATATTGCGTAATGAAAGTATGTGTGTTTTCTTCACCACGAACTCTTTCTATGTTGATACCAAATTTACTAGAACGATATTTAGGATTAACAAACTATAGAGAAACATTTGCATATCCTAAACGTGTTTATGAAGTTGATTATCATCGTTTGATGAGATTGGTTGATAATGACAACTACGTTGTGAAGATTACACCATCGTCTTTTCACCATGGAACATTTTTACGACCTGATATTTTTCCGTGGTTAGCGTTTGATAAGATTATAATATTAAATCGTAAAAATATAGTAGAACAAGTTGCGAGCTGGTTGGTTCTGTCGTATGCACAAACAATAGACCCAAATAATATTTTAGATAGTATAGTAAAAGCATTGAAAGACGTAAAACAAATACGAATTCCTGTCAGTTTACTACGGTATTCTTTACGATGTATAAATGAGTTTTACCAAATAAACGAACTTATACAAAAGCAAGGAGTTACTACACTTACCTTGACATACGAAAATTTTGAGGTAAACTCAACAGAATATATATCTACACTTGGTAATTTCTTTGGAGTAAAATTTACACAAGAACACGTAGATAGCGTCAGTGTAAATTTTACTGGTGTAGATTATAGTGAATATATTGAATACAAGCAACTAGATTTAATGTGTAGAAATATTATAGAAGAAGATAACTTATCTTACTTAAAGGAACAAATAAATCTTGGAAACATCATTTGTTGATATCTCCCGTGTATCAGTCCGTGAAATCAGTAAGGCTGTGGCACGGGACTTTATCGAAAAGCACCATTACACACATAAGTTCAGTTCGACCCGATATGCCTTAGGGATTTTTTATCGGGAGGAAACTGAGCATATGTTTTTTGCCGGTGAAAACGAACAACTGATTGGATGTATGACTTATGGGCATCCTGTGAGTAATCGCACGGTAGATAGTATTGTTGATGGATTGGAATTAGACGAGGTATTAGAACTCACCAGATTGGTGTGTTTAGATGGGTATGGTAAGAACTTGGAAAGTTTTGTTATCGCACAATCCTTTGAATGGATGCGACAGAACGATAAAAGAGTAAAGGTATTAGTCAGTTACGCAGACCCCGAACAAGCACACACAGGTGGGATTTACCGAGCAACTAACTGGATTTATCAAGGATGTGGATATTCTAAACTGATGCCTGATTTTAGTCTCAGATTAAAAGAAGATGACCTCTGGATACATTCCCGAACCGTGGGGGCTAAGTTTGGAAATAAGAATGTAGAAAACTTGGCAAAAACAATCGGTCATACGTTCTGGAGAAAAGAGGAAACCGCAAAGCACCGATATATTTATTTCCTCTGTAACAAGAAGGAAAAGAAACAGATGATGAAGAACTTAAAGATACCCGTTATTCCGTATAATGACATCAAGGAGTATGTACAGTTGATACAGAAGGTGCACGTAAAAGATGGAATAATTGAAAAGATTGAAGTGATACAAGGTGTGGACAATGGATGGAAACCACAGAAGGTGGAATTACAGGAGAAAGTATGAGAATAGTTGTGGTGTGTACGTCTAGGTCAAGTGGAGCAGCTGTTGCAAATATACTAGAAAAGAAATATAGTCTAAACAACTTGTCAGAGGTATTTGCTGACGGAAGTGGACTAACAGGTAATATACGAACAAAGTTAAAGAAGTTGAAGAAGATAGATAACTACGTGGCACGAGTGACTAGTACCACATTTTTACAAGCAAAATATTTTACATATAAAAACTTTCCGTGGAAGATATTTGATAAGATAGTGTTGGTCGAACGAGATATGGTAGAAACATGCGCAAGTTGGTTTTTGACGGGATATTGCCAAATAGAAGGATATAGTGAAGCGTCAGAAATGAATACGTTTCTAGAAGAAAAACTTAAAACACCAAAAGATATTTTGTTAGACGAAGGGCAATTGCAGAATATAGTAGAGGACATAGATTTCTTCTATTCTGTTATCAAACCATATATGATAACAAATTATCCACAGGTATGTATAATATCTCGTGAATTAGTCAGCAGACCACAAGAAGAATTTTTACCAATATTATCTAACATTCTGGGTGATGAAATTACCACAGAACATTTAGAAATACAGCGATTTCCAAAAGATTACTTAGATTTCATACAACAATCTGGATTGGCAGATGTTATAAATTCTATTAGAGAGAAATTACATGCTATACCTGATACGCCACGGGACAACGCAGTTTAACTCACGAGCAGAAGTGCAAGAACACGGAGAACGTATTCGTGGGTGGTTAAACATATCGTTAGACG